GAAGTTCTGGAAGTTCTGGCACATCAGGCAGTTCAGGAACATCGGGCAGTTCAGGAACATCGGGCAGTTCAGGAACATCGGGTGAATCAGGCAGTTCAGGAACATCAGGAAGTTCTGGCACATCAGGAAGTTCTGGCACATCAGCAGTTTTAGCTGGTGCATCAACATTTACAGCATCAACAACAGCTTCTGATGGTGTAGATGATAATTCACAATTTTATTTTAAAAATGGTGCCGATCAAAATCTTGTTATTATGTGGCATTCAAGTCAAAATGCTCCTGAACAAACACCAAATACTCATGGTAGATTAAGTTCTGGTAAAGTATATAATGCCGTTTATAATGATATAGCAGATTATTTTGAAACTGATAATGATATGCTGGATATTGAATATGGTAAAGCATATATTTATGATAATGGTATGGTAAGAAAATCAAGAGAATATTGTGAAAAGGGAATATTAGGCATAGCAACAGATACATATGGTTTTGGTGTGGGTAACAAAGGGCATAAAAAACAAATTCCCATTTCTGTTGCTGGATATGTTTTAGCATATGTTGATAATATATATGAAACAGGTACACCATTGACTTGTACGGTTGACGGAGAACTTACAGAAATGGTGAGAGTAGATGTTATACATTATCCAGAAAGAATTATTGGTACATATATCAAAAAAGAATATAAAAAATTCTGGAATGATATTGAAGTAAATGATAGACATTGGATAAAAATAAAATAAATAAGTTTACATATTTATTTATAAATATAAATAGTTGATGAGAGGGGAAAATAAGTGGTATGGCATATACAACATGGACTAAATCTATCACACAATATACTGCATCTGTAAAGGCAGATGTATATCCTGAGATATCTTCAAATATTAATGATTTAAGATCTAGAACTGATTTAAGTGCAGGTAGTTATACATTACCGACACAATACAGTACATCGGTTAACAGTACAATTTTAACACAATTTAGAACAGCGTATGATGAGGCGTATGATAGAAGAAATCTGTGTGTAACTGTATGTTCTACACATTATATATATTATTCCTCTTACAGATCTACACATATGTCAACAGCGTGGTATGGTTATTGTTCATATAGTGGTGGAGATGGTTAGTTAATAGGAGTTTGATTAAATTATGGGATATTCATGGGCTCAAAGTATAACACAATATACAAATGTAGAGTATAGTGATATAAATGAAGTTAGAACTGCGTCTGATTGGCTAAATAATAATATTACATATTGTCAAACACATTATGGAACATATTATGGTTCAAATTATAATTATTCATCAACACATAATGGTAGCTATGTCGCATAGAAGGAGATTATATAATGAAAAAAACTAAAATAATATATTCAATAGATGAGTTAGATAATATATATAAATCTTTACCAATAAATTGTAAAATAGCAGTTATGCTATATAATATATTGGATTATAAAAATATACAAGGGTATAATAAAGATTTTATAGCATTAAAATTATTACAAAAATATGATTTTATTATAGGTGTTATTACTACTGAGATCGAGGAATCTATTACATCCTTCTCTGTTTTAAAAAGATATTTAGTACAAGAGGAGTATTCTCTATTTGATGTTATTATAATAGATGATCGTTTCATTAGTAATAAATGTTATAATAATAAATTACTTTACTATATAGAAGGTAAAACAGCTTTTGATGAACTTATAGAACAAGCAAATGAGGATGGTGTTTGTACATCAGTTCTGGAAAAAAATATATATGGGAATGTGTTTCTAAGAGAATATATTTATCCATTTAAACAATTAGAAAGATTATATATTATAAAGACTGAGATTCTAGATCAGTGTAATTATCATATTGATTTTTTTAGAAGTTCTATGAATCTTATAGGTGAGGATATATTGATACGATGTGGTGAAAATGCATATAATTTATTTTCAAAATATTTAGATTCATATAGATCAATGACACGATTTTATATTAGAGATTTATATAATTCTGAACACATAGTAGAAAATTTTTTAGGAGTAGGAAAGTATTCATTCAATATTAAAAAAGAATCTAAAGATAAAATATTAAAGTTTATAGATTCTTTAATTTTATTAAAAGAAGAAAATTCGATTGGTCTACAATATGAAGTAAGATTTAAAAATATAATTACCGGGAAATCTGCCACCGATGAGGATATAAATAACAATCTTGCGTTATTAAATGTTTATAATGTTACTTATGATTATACAACTTCATGTGTTGAAAGTATTTTAGTGGGTTTTGAAGAAACAGATATGGTGGAAATAAAGGGATCTGATTTAACCATCCATAAAAATGTTTTTGCCAAAAATATCACTTATATTTCCAATGGAGATTTAACAGCGATTATTACTGGTAAGAAAAAAATAAGTGATTTTATGATTGTATAGGATGTTTATGGATACTTTAAATGTTGGCCTGTTTTTTTCAGAAAAATGTAATTTAAATTGTAATTATTGCTATTATAACAAAGATTTTATTTGCAAATCAATAGAAGATTTTATTAAATCTGGTGATTTTATTGATAGACTGAGTGAATTAAATTTAGAATTTACATCGTTATCTTTATGGGGTGCAGAACCTTCTTATAATTTAGATTACCTTTCAAATTATTTAAACATTCTTCTCAAAAAATTTCCTAAATTAGATACTATATTATTTTCAACAAATTTAACCAAAGTAGAAAAAATAATACAATTTATAGAAACTTTGAATAAAGTTGATTTAGCCAAAGGTCGTGTAAATTTGGATATCCAATTTTCTATAGATGGTGATGAATATAATACTGACTTAAATCGTGGAAGAGGAACACATCAGAAAGTTTTGAAGGGATTAGAAATTCTATATAATTTTTTAGAAAATATAGATTTATCAATTAAAAATATAAAATTGAGAAATAAAGTAACTTTTAACATTAATAATATAAAATATTTTGTGGAAACTTCTAATAGTATGCAAGAATATTTATGTTTTTTTGATATGTTAAGTAAGAGATATAAAGATATAGGGAAAAATATTATAATAGATATAATCCCACATCCTACATTTGATTTATCATATAAGTATACTAAAGAAGATGGTGAATTATTATCTGCTTTTGCTGATATATTCAATAATTCAAAATTGGGTATTCCATATAAACGTAGTTTTAAGAATATATTGAATGATTTATATCATATAGATAATATTTTTAGGTATACTTGTTCTTCAGGTAAGTCATCAGTAGCTATAGATAATAATAGCATTTATTTATGTCATAGATTATTTACAGAGCCTAAAGATAATGAAACCCACATTAGTATGGAACTATATAAATATAAGGGCTTTAGTTATCATCATTTCAATATGTTATATTTAAATACTAATTTATGTCTAATAAAAGAATTAGCTGATAATGGGCAAATATTATCAGAATATAAAGATATAAACAATGCATTATTATTAGCAATTTTTATTAAAGCAGTTATGTATTGCATATCAGAGTTTTTGGTGTTGACAACCTCAGAATTTTTAATTCCTGTATCTATTATATTACTTTTAGGTAATGGATATTTTGAGAAGATAAAGGGAATATAATATCATGATAATAGAAAATGTTTTGAAAAGATATCGTAGAAAATGGACTCCGGAAAATTCTAATAGAAATCATAATTTATTACAATTAAATTTTGATTATTCGTGTGATCATAAGTGTACATATTGCTATATCAATAATGTTGGGAAAAAGTACACTAAAGATATTTATAGTGAAAGTAGTATATTGAAGAATGTTGAAATAATTATAAATTGGTTGAATGAAAATTCGTATAGTCCTTCATTGTGTTTATTTGGTGGGGAATTATTGATGAAGGATTATTCTTATAATGTGATACAATATATAATAGAAAATAAAGTGCAAAAAAATTTCTTCATTTCTATTCCAACTGCAGTGTCTTTTATATTTGATGAAAAAAGAAAACAAAAAGTTTTTGATTTAATAGAGTTAGGTAAAAAGAATAATGTAGATATTAAATTAAGTGCATCAATAGATGGTAAATATATGGATAATAATAACAGGCCATTGAGAAATGGTAATATGTATACAGATGATTTTTATCATGAACTGTTTAAATCACATAAATATTTACATTATGGACTTCATCCAATGATATACTTTAATGGTATAGAATGTTCTATACAGAATCATCTTTGGTTTATGGAGATGCTTTTACAATATAATATTGATATTACAAATCTTTCATATTTAGAAGTACGTAATGCAGGTTGGAAGAAAGAACATTTAATACATTATATTAAATTCTTAAAGTTTTTAATGGAATATGGATTAAATAATAGTGGAAATGGTGAAAAATATGCTGAAAAATTAATTAGGGATGTCGACACTATCTCTAAAATTTTTATAGAACATATGTCGGGTTTAACATGCAGCGCACAATCTGTACATCAGATTGGTGTAATAGACTTGAAAACATATCCATGTCATCGACTTAAATACGATAAATTCTTATTATATGAATATGAAACCGATGGTAAAACATTGACAGGAATAAAGGAAAAGAATGTAGAATTATTTTTAGCGATGAATGCAATGAAAATACATAATATACCATATTGTGAAAAATGCTTAATAAAACATTTTTGCTCTTTTGGATGTCTTGGTTCTCAATATGAAACAACAGGTAATATGTTTTTACCTATACCTTCGGTGTGTAGATTGTATCATGTTAAAGTATTCACCATTTTAAGATTTTTGCATAAAAATGATGTATTAAAATTTTTAATGCCACAACTTGATGTAAATAAAAATAGATCAATAGTTTTTTATGAAAGAGAGGGTTTATTATGATAGAAGAAATTATAAAAAATAGAGATGTTGTTATATCTAGTCCACCTTATAACTTAATAGAATTTTGCGGACCTGAATTTATAGATTTTGTTGATGTTGCCAATTACGTTAGTGATAATTATATAAAAAATATTGAAAGTTTAGATATTATATATCCAGATGACGAAGGTAAATTAATACATAGAATAAAAAATACGATCAAACTATTGGGTAAATGTTTTCTTAATTTACCAATAGATGATAAACTTTCAATGTTTGTAAATTCATATATCTTATTGTTATATAATTGGAATAATCTTGTATATCAAGATGATGATATTAAACAAGATATTGTTCTTATTGAGAGATACTTCAAACTTCATTTAACATCAATAGAATTGGTAACCAATATATTAGTTTTAATTGAGAGAATGAAACACATAGAAAATCACCATTCACAAATATTTGAAATCAGTAAATATTATCTAAAATTTTTAGATGAGGATGATAAAAAAGATGAAAAAAAGGAAGATTGTATATCTTAATTATGATTTAGATTGTTCAGTAGGTTATATAGGTAATATTTTTTCTGATTGGATGGCCGAATGTGATGAAATTGATAAAGTAGAAATTAATAAACAATATAATGTTACTGAATTATTCAATAAAATAGAAGATATAGCACCCGAAATGATTATAATCAATGATTCTTTTGATAATTTGATTATTTCTGCCATTGAATATAAAGCGGTAAAACCAAGCACAAAATTGATACTTATTTTTCATGGTGGTCAAATAAATGATATAATTTATAAATATTTTGATTTAATTATAATTATCAATTATAATTTCAAGTTTTCATCAGATAATATAAGAATATTTTATATACCAACTGATCCCTCAATATATAAAATAATGATACCTTGGAATATGAGAAAAAAAGAATTACTTTATCTTGGTTCTTTAGCCCCACATAAATTTTCAGAAGAATTTATTGAAAAGAATAAATTCTATATTGATTGTTATGGGGGGTTTCCTATACAAGTTGATGATAAATACAGAAAGTTAGTTCTTAGCAATAAATATATATTATATAAGAATAAGGTGCCTTTAAATATGGTTTCATCAATATTTAACGAATATAAATATTATGTTTTACCACATAATGGATGGGAGCCCTTTAATTGGTCATTATTACAAGCTATTTTTTGTGGTTGTATACCATTGGTTGTTAATGATAGAGATTCTACATCATTTGATACATCATGGATAGATTGGGCCGAAGGTCTTTATTTTGGTTGTAATAAAGTAGATGATTTTTTGATTAATATTGAAGAATTATTAAAAGAAAATCCAGATTATACTAATCTTTCTGAACAAATATCTAAATTCGTTAATTTGAAATTTGATTATAATGCGTTCAAAAATGAATTTATTAATTTGATTTTAGGGGGATAATATGAAAGAATTATTTGTAGAAGGATATAATAATTCTCTCGATAAAGACACTATATATTTGAGCAACGGATTTTCTACAGTATATAATTTATGTGAAAATTTAATACAGATTCCAGTTAATGCCAATAAAAAATATGTAATGGATAAGTGGGACCCAACAATACCTAAAAATATATTAGTAGAAAGCATTAAGAGATATAACACAGATAAGGTGTATGTTTCATGTATTTTTGAAATGGAGCCTGTATATGTATATTTAGCATCATTAGAATTACCTGATGTTGATTTTATTGTTGGCGGTCCAGCAGCATATTTATTTCACGCATTTGTGAATCCATTATTATTACCACAAAGAAAAAATTTTAAAATTGTTATAGATAATCTTAGAAGTATTTTTAAGAACTATGATGAAAGAGAATGGGGGTTAAAAATACCAAATAATATTTCAAATTCTGATATTTTATTTTCAGTATCGTTTAATAAGCCATGTTTTTGGGGAAAATGTATATTTTGTTCTTCACCCATTTTTTTAGGTGATACAGTATATACATATTCTAATATACCAAATATAGATAATAAACTTACTGCATATTATACTTCACCCGATATGCTTCCCGAAGATATCAAATTGTTACTTCCTATAATAAATGAAAAGTCTAATATATACCACACATTTTATTGGAGGGCAAGTGGTAATAAAATTACAGAATTAAAATCTTTTTTTCACGAAATTAAAACCCCTCAAAGATTATGTTTTAGAATTGGCGGTGAATTTTTATCAGATAGAATGTTAATGTATATGAAAAAGGGTATTACATTAGAAGAATATTTAAAAACACTAAAATATTTATTAGATTCTGGATGTAATGTATATTTGTCTATAATACTAGGATGGGATAATTTGATTGATGATGATATCAGAAGTTTTGATAAATTTATTGATAAAATTAAAGATTATAACAATATCGAATTTTCATTACGATGGCTAACCCTAACAAATAGTAGTTTTAAAAAATTCGATAAAGATAAAAATTATATGGAAACAAATACTGAAGTAAGACAGTTTGAAAATTCTATGAATATCCCAAGAGTATGGAAAGATATGATATATTATATGTTATTGTTGAATAAAGAGCAATTTCTATTGAATTATGAAATGTATAATATAATAAATACAAAAATACGAAATATTAGTGGTTCAAATGAAATACTCAGAATACTCAATGGTATTTCCGAAAATCTAAAATTACGGATTTAAAAATAATTTAAAACAATCAATTTAAAAAAGTAGGAGAATATGTGTATGGATTGTTATGTTGTGCATAGTGATAAAAATTATTTACCAGTAATGGAAAAGTTGTTTGAAACACTAATAATGTTTTCTAACAAAATGGTATATTATTATACTATCAATTTTACCTATAAATCAAAATTCAAGAATGTAATTCCAATCAGATATAACTTCAATATAAAACAATTTGAAAGAAATACCGATAGTGACCGCAAAATCCTTGGTAATACAGAAACAGTAAGGGCTAATATGCTGTTTATAAAATCTAAAATATGTAATGAAGTTCTTAAAAATGGGGATCATACATATTGTTTTGTTGATGGTGATTGTCTTGCTACTAAAAGAAGTGATGATGTATTTAATTTTAAGACAAGACTTACCGATTATCCATTATTAGGAGAAAATATTCATGAATTTATGATATATAATGGTAAGGGCAATCCTTGGATAGATGATAAAGTATTTGATATTACAAGATGTTTAGAGGCGCCATTATTTAAGTTATTAGGATTACCTTTTGAGATAAGGAAAAATTACAAACAATCGAATATAATCTTATTCAATAATAATTGTAAAGATATTTTGAAGGAATGGGAAGAATTATGTTATGACAAGAGAATAATCAATAACTGGAAAGATTATGCAGCATTCAATGATGAAACAATATTAAATGTTATATTATGGAAATATGGAAAAAATGATAATTTAAAGCAAATATCTATTAATTTGCCTTGGATAAATGTTTATGATAAAATGACTTCAAAAGAAGATTTTATGAAATTTATTTATTGTTATACACATCCCAAAGATAAAGGATATTTTTGGGATGATTTTTGTAAAATTCCTGCAAAGCAAGATATAGATAATATAAAATTTTTACATGGTAGAGTTACAGATGAGCAGTATGAGTTAGTAAAGACTTATATATTAAAAGGAAATGAAATGATTGGAAATAAAGTAAATTTGTTTAAACATGATAAAACTGAAAATCATAAAGTTACATTAGAAGTTTTTAAGGGTGGTGAAATTCGTTTAGAACTTTATGGTATATCAGAGAAAGATGGTGATGTTCAAATATGTGATAATATTATACACTTAGGAGGACCATCTGGGATATTTTTTGCATATGTATTAGCATTATTTTTTAAGAAGATTAAGATAAAAATTAGTATTGCTAATGAATATGATGAACAGATATTTGATGTTCAGACGTTATATCCAATAAGTAGTTATTTGAAACATTTAACATCAGACGATTTAGATAAAATAAGAGATGTTCCTTGGTATATATATCAAGAAATTTTTATTGATGAAATGTATTATAAACCCAAATTATTTGAAAATGTAAAAAATTGTATTGATATAGGCTCTAATATTGGATTTTTTGCATTACTGGCATTTCATAATAATGTAGAAAATCTTATTTGTATTGAACCGGATAATAGATTAAATGAATTTAATATGATATTGAATAAAAATAATCTTGATAAAATGAAGATAATCAATAAAGCATTATTTTCTACTTCAGGTGATGAGATTGATTTTTATATTTCAACAACAGCAGACTCCGGCGCACAAACAATATTCAAAGAAAAAATATATAATGAAATAGAAGGAAATACTGTAACTACTACTACAATATCATTTGAAGATATATGTAATGAATATAATGATGAAATTATTGATTTGGTAAAGATTGATTGTGAAGGAGCTGAGGTATTTTTATTTGAAGATGAAAATATTGAAATAATAAAGAATAGAGTAAAAAAAGTTGTTATGGAATTACATTTAGAATTTAGTGAAAATATTGATGATTATATAAAGAAATTTAAAACAGATGATTTTTATGTATATTATAAAAGTGGTGGTTCAACAAAAGTAAAATTATATGTTATTTATTTATTGAATAAAAAATTTATTAATCTTAATAAGGTAATGTATTTATTACCTCATGTTTCTACTGGTGGTATGCCAAAATATGTGTTAGAGAAAATAAAAGATGATGTTCAAAAAGGATTGAATGTTGCTGTTATAGAAAATTCGTATTCTGGAGACGCATATGTTGTTCAGAGAAATGAAATGATAAGAATTTTAGGTAAGAATTTTATTGCAGTATATGAAGATAATAAGAAACTACTTGAAGAAATTAATCAATTTAAGCCTGATATTCTACATTTACAGGAAGAACCTACCTTATTTTGGGCATTATCAGAAAATATACAAAAGGAAATATATAGTTGTTTCAGAAATTACTTTATTCATGAAACGTCACATACATCAACATATGATCCGAAAGATAAGCAATTTATACCAGACAAATTTGTATTTTGTAATAAACATCATTTCAAAACGTATAGAGCTATTGATATAAACAAGGAATTATATGAATATGCACCTCCTAAAAAGAAACAGGATAAGGATTTTTACTTAAAAAAATTAAAGTTAGATCCGAAGAAAATTCATGTAGTTCAGGTTGGATTGTTTACAGAGAATAAAAATCAGGGATATACCTTCAAAATTGCTGAAATGTTAGAGGATAAAAATTTTCAATTTCATTTTATAGGAAATATGGCAGATAATTTTAAAGATTATTGGTCTAAAATACTTCCTAAAAAACCTCTGAATTGTATTCTATGGGGTGAAAGAGATGATGTTGATAGTTTCTTGAATATTGCTGATGTTCATATTTTACCGTCTAAAGCAGAACTCAATCCTATAAGTTTGAAAGAAGCGCTAAGTTATGATATTCCTTGTTTATGTTCTGATATTGAAACTATAAGAACAAATTTTGGAGACGATCCTAATATACATTGGTTATTTGGTAATATTGATAAAGATTCTAATATGTTATTATCTATGTTTGATAAAAGTATAAAGTTCAAATTCGGTATAAACACAACTTTCTATAATGTGTCAGATGTAATGGACGAAACTATAGAAAGTGTAATAAATCAGACTTATACAAATTGGGTATGGTTTGTTACAGATGACGATAGTACGGATAATACGAAAGAAAAGTTGATGTATTACTGTAAGAAATATTCTAAAATGATTTATGTGAAACAGAATTTCAAAAAGGAAATGTTCTGGCAACCACAAAGATTTATTTCTCCAGAATGTGATTATATCATAACAGTTGATGCTGATGATGTTGTAAATTTAAGAGCTTTAGAAGTTTATAATAGACTTTTGAATGAATATAAAGATGATAATATTGTATCAATGTCATGTGATAATGTGTCATATAATGAAACATTTAATGGTGGAATATTAAATCCGAGTTGTATGTCATTTCAGGGTAATTATGGCGCTTTTCTTGAAGGGAGAACATATACACATGAAGAATTATGGGGATTGAAGAGCCTTCATATTTGGGGCCATTTAAGATGTTATAAAAATATTGATGGTCTTGATTTCTTTGTAAATGAATATAATGGCGGATGTAATAATGACTGTTTACATTTTTCAATCCTACCTGAACACGGTAATCATTTGAATATAAAGAGAAATTTGTATAATTACAGAAAAAGATTATCTGGTATATCACATAGAGCATTATCGGATGAAGAATGGAAACAACATAAGAATATAAATCAAATATGTATTGAAAGAAAGGATATTCCAAAAGGTACCGTATTAGATTATTATGAAAAGATTTATGAGGAAGCAAACACATTTTTATTGAGTGAGTTGAATACTGATCCATATACCAAGATAGGTTTATTTACAATTAATGAAGATAGAGATTTTACGGAACTCAAAAAATTGTATTTTGATTATGATTTGAGAATAAATGAATTTAATGATGATTTTGATTATATATTAATATATGCAGATAAAGATATTGATTTTCTAAAAAAAGTAATAGGATTTTATAAAGATAAAGAATATAAAGAAATTGTTGTATATTATTTTGAAGGATTGGCATCAAAATTCCCAAATGTAGAAACTAGTGTTAGTATGATGCACAATATATATTCTAATTTGATATCACAATATTTTTCAGGATATTCGTTTAATTGTTACTATAGACATATTATATTCAATATTTTGTCAGCAAAAAAAGAACCTCAAATAAGTGAATATAAAAAAGAAGATATTTCTATAAATCATTTATTTCATAGAGGAATAAGATGTGAAATATCAGGATATAGTAGTGATACATTCAATGTAAAATTTATTGATAATGATACAAAATTTCTTGTATATGAAGATAATATTAAAGTAGATGGTACATCATGGGTAGCTCATGGTAGGCAATATTATACAAATTGGAATGTGCAAGTTACACGACATTCTAATAATCAGATTATATCAGATTATAATTTTGATTTGAGAAATAAAAATGTCATAATTGAATTGGATAGTGAACAGTTAGGTGATACTGTTGCATGGATGCCTTATGCTGATATATTCCAGAAAAAACATAATTGTAAGGTATATTTATCAACACATCATAATCGTATGTTTGATAAAGATAGTTACCCTAATTTAACTTTTATAAATCCCGGAACGAGTTTAGATTATATTCATGCAATATATTCTGTGGGTGTTACTGATAATAACTATGATAGAAATAAAAATAATTGGAGATTGATACCATTACAACAAGCAGCAAGTGACATATTAGGTCTTGAATACCATGAAGTAAAACCTAAATTAGTGGTAAGTGGTGATAGACCGATAAAAGAAAAGTATATAACAATTGCTGAACATTCTACATTACAGGCAAAATATTATAATTATTCTCAAGGATGGCAACAGATTGTAAATCATTATAATAAAAAGGGTTATAAAGTAATGGTTATCAATAGAGATGGAACAAAATTAAGGAATATTATTGACAGAACGGGTAAACCACTTGAAAAAACAATTACTAATATAGCACATTCTGAATTATTTATAGGTATTAGTTCAGGTCCTACATGGCTGGCATGGGCATTAGGAGTTCCTACAGTAATGATTTCAGGATTGACTTTACCATATCATGAAATGCAAGATTGTTTAAGAATAATAAATACTGATGTATGTCATGGTTGTTTTAATGATCATAATATAGTGTTTGATAGAGGAAATTGGTTCTGGTGCCCAAAAAATAAAAACTTTATCTGCACATTAAGTATCACACCAGAGTATATAATAAAACAGATAGAAGAAAAATATGGAATATGATTTACATTTATATAAATAGTAAGAGAGGTATTTTAATATGTTAGAAGCATATAAAATTCCATTAATTATATTAGGTTCTGTTTTAGTATTAGTTGTTGTTTCTTGGATTGCTAATTCATTTCCAAGGCAAAGTGTATTGGATGATTATTTAAGAAGAGAAAGTATTAGAATTACTGAAAAATATGAAGCTGATATAAAAATAAGGGATGAAAAAATAAAAATTTTGAATGATAGAATTTTAGCATCTGAAAAGATACTAAAAGATATCAATGTAACAGTAAAAAAGTTGGAGGCACAAAAACAAAATGTTCAAAAACCTATTACAACAAAAGAAATTAAAGATCGTTTTGATAAGCTTGGTTATCCTACTATTAACTAGTTTTTCAGTTTTTGCTGAAGATAAAATATGCTTTTCAGCAGAAACAGCAAGAGATATGATAGTTGAGTTAGATCAATGTAGAATAGTAAATGATATACTAGTAGAGATCAAAAAAGAAAATATAGAGCAAATGAAAATTATAGAAAGTTTGAAAGAAAAAGAAATATTGACATCTGAAAAGATTGATATTTCCGAAAGAACTATCAAGGAACAAAAACAATTAATTAATGATGCACAAAAAATATGTGACCAGAGAGTAAAAGATGCTAAACCAAGTTTACAAAATGAGATACTTAAAGCCTTTGGTATTATTGTGGTTGGTATTGTTATTGGTTTAATATTATAATAGGAGTTTTCAAAATATGGAATTTCATGAAATAGATTCTAAAGGCCCATTATGGATACAAAGAGTATCCGGATTACCTACTTGGCAGGCATCATTTGAAGGCCGCATAGTATATAATACGAGTGATGATTTAATATATTATGCTGATAATGTGGGATGGAAATCAGTAAGTAATATGTTTGGACCTGGAACAAGTACTGATAATTATGTACCACAATGGAATGGAACAGGTGGTAATACATTAAAAGCTGGTGTAATGTTAGATGCTGATGGAACATTAGCGGCTAATTCAGATAGTAGAATTTCCACACAAAAGGCAGTCAAGACTTATATTGATGTATCACATGCGGCACTTACTGTTGTTCACGGTGCAACAGGTGCTGTAGTAGGTACAACAAATACACAGACACTTACAAATAAGACATTGACAGCACCTACAATCAATAGTGGAACAATGGATGCAACAACACTTACTAACATTGTTTTAACTTCATTTGCAGCAAGTACTGCAATTTCAACAGATACGGCTATGGGTGGCGGAAGCCCAGTAGATACAAAGGTTTCCACACAAAAGGCAGTCAAGACTTATATTGATGTATCACATGCGGCACTTACTGTTGTTCACGGTGCAACAGGTGCTGTAGTAGGTACAACAAATACACAGACACTTACAAATAAGACATTGACAGCACCAATAATAGATGGTGGAACTATCGGATCACCAACAATCAATACTTCTATAACAGGAACTGCTGTCGATAATGATACTAACTTAGGTGGTTCAGGACCATCAACAACAAAAATAGCAACTCAATATGCTATAAAGTCATATGTAGATTATTGGACAAATCCAACACTTACATTAACATTTACTAATAAAACATTAACAAGTCCAATAATCAATTCAGCAACTATCAATGGTAGTGTTTCAGGAACTGCAATTTCTACTACTTTAGGTTCATCATCAACTAAATTAGCATCAGAATCTGCTATTAAGACATATGTTGATGCTGGTGATTTACCTTCTGGAACAAAGGCATGGTTTTATCAGAATGTTGCACCTACTGGATGGACAATAGATACTGTTGCTGAAGCTGACACTGTTCTTGCTGTGAAAGGTGGATCTAATGCATATGATGTTGCAGGCGGTAACAAAGGAGGAACATGGACACAGCCTGATCATGCACACACAGGACCGAGCCATACTCACACAACTCAAGATTTGACTTTGACGATAGCTCAGATGCCAAGTCATGCACATTCTTATACTTTTCTTGGATATTCTTCGAGTTCTGGACCAGCTGGAACACATACTTGGTCATCTTATTCTTATCCACAGACAGGCTATACAGGTGGTAGTCAACCACATAATCACGGTATAACAGGATCAGCTGGAACAGGATTTACTGGAAATAATGCAACAGTTGCAACATGGAGGCCAAGAGCTAATATAGGAATAATTTGTGTTAAAAATTAATAATGTGAGGTAAATATGGAAAATACTTGTAATGCTAAAGAATGTAAATTTTTAGAACTTTTAGGAGGTGATCCTAGTAATTGTCCTAATTATGTAGAAGGATGGTGGCAGCCATTAGAAGGTGATCCGAAACTTGTTAAAGATTGTTCTCCGAGAAGACTTATATTGATGATGCGTAATCTTGAAATTAGACTTTTAGGTGTTCAACAAGCTAATGAAGAACAAAGAAATGAATCTAATAAGGTTATGAATGTATTTTCTGGTATAGTAAATGAAATAGAAAGAAGAAAAATAGAACAATTAGAAAATAATTTACAATATATAGAGGAAAAATAAATGGCGTGGTTTGATAAGTATTTCAATAATGGAGGGATTTAATAGATGAAATATTTTAAATTGTTATATGATGTTAATTCAAAAAAATGTTTTTTGATGGATTTTTCAAAAGACGCAATTACAATACACGATACAATCTATGATGTTATTATAAGTGAGAATGAAGTTATAAATTATAATGATGAATTTATATCAAATTATACTAATGCTAATTTTATAGAACAATATTCAGAATATTTGAAAAAAATACCATGTTTCATTAAAAAGGATAATAAATGGTTATTTGTTATTGAAGTGGAAGATTTTTGTAAAATAAAAAATTTAGTTTATAACAATAAAATTAATAAAATTATTCTTGATGAATTCCCAATCTGGAAACAAATTACGTTGCATAATGATAGGGATATGGCTTTACGAATTATTAAATTGTCTAACAAAGAATATTCTATTGAAGAAATAGAAAATATCATTATAAAATCAATCCCCATTTGTGAATTTGATAGTTTCCAGAATATTTTTTATTTTTATCATTCATTAGACAAATTTGATATCTCAGGATTAATTCCTGAGTTTAAAATATTTGTAGATGATTTTACAAAAGTTTTGAAAATGATAATAAAACATTATGTATATTATACTGCAATAATAAAGGCTAAACAAGTTGTAAATAACATAAAAAACGATCTACAAGAATTACAATCTATAGATGAAATATATTCATATCATATGGAAATAAAATAATGTATAATATAAGAGAATATGTAAAAAAGGAATTATTAAATACTGCATTGAAGGTGGGGCAGGGATATGGGAGAAATAAAAATCCTATAAGATGGATTTTTGATATTAGAGAAATATCTTTGAAAACAAAATGTAGAAAATATATGGGAATTTTGTTATGGAATAGAATTAAAAAATATGAACCAACTGTCATTATGGGGTTAGATTTTGCAGGAACGCCACTTGCATTATCTATAATAGATGCGGCAATAGACGATAATTATGAAGATATGAAAATATGTATCTTTCATAAAAATAGAAAAGAATATGGTACAAGAAAAATATATAGTGGATATTTACCAATGTTACATGATAGAGTTGTTATAGTGGATGATATTCTTAATTCAGGATATTCATGTGAATTAGCTTACAATTATATTGATCAAATAAACTCTAACATTGTAGGATGTTGTTTTCTTATTAACTTTTTAAGAGATGGGCATGAGAAGTTTAAAAATAGTAATATAAATTTTGAATATGAATATGATTTGAATGAACTAGGTATGAAGTTTAATCCCGTATTACTTAAATTAAATATTAAGTTAATATGGAAAATAATGATAAATAATCCTATTGATGATACTATTCAACCAAAAGTGATGATTATAGATAATAATATATATTTACCGACAGATCGATCAACATTTTGTATTATTGATAAAAATAAAGGTACTGTATTAAAAGAATATGATTTAGATTTTCATCTGAGAGGTGCTAGATCGTGTCCTGTATTTCATGATAAAGATATATATTTTGGATCTTATTCAGGACATTTATATAGATATTCTATTCAAACAAAAGAAATGAAATCAAAAAAAATAATCCATCAAATACATGGTTCTTCTATAATAACAGATAAGAGTATTATTATTCCAACAGAGTATTATAGAAAAAATGGTGATTTTGTGGGTAGTATGTTGAGTTTAGAGAAGGATTCATGGGATGTAAACTGGGAATTTAAAACAGAAGGACCAATACCTTGTAATCCTTTGGCTTACAAAAATACCATAATAGTTGGCTCTAATGATGGATGTGTATATAATGTATACATTGTAAATGGATTATCAAAATGGATTTATAAAACAGGAGGTCCTGTAAAGAATATAATAATTTCACAAAAATTTGTTTTTGCTTCTTCTTTTGATGGTTATTTATATTGTTTAGATATCAATACTGGTAGTAAAATATGGTGTAAAAGACTTGGAAGGCAGATACGATTTACACCTACAATTTTAGAGGATGGTATAATTATTGGAACAGATTCTCATAAAGTGTTCAAAGTAGATTTCGAGGGTAATATTCTTTGGATAACATCATTAGATGATGTTATTGTTGGTGGTTCAGCATTATATAAAAATATTGTATTTATAGGCTGTAATAGTGGTTCAATTTATGCTATATCTGTTGAAAATGGTGAAAAATTATGGTCATATAAAACCGATAGGTGCATTAAAACATTTCCTATAATTGATGAAAATAGATTATATTTTACTTCACATGATGGGTTTTTATATTTATTTGAAATAATTGAATAATATGATAAATGAAAAGAATATGATAAATGAAACGAATATTATAAATATTGCTAAGGCATCTTTGAAGAATGAATTTGATAACTCTATAGAGATACCTAAAGATGAATATCTAAGTTCTATAGATTATCCAGTATATTCGACTATTTATAATAGTAATAATATGATAATGGGATGCATGGGTAATATTTTTGATAAAAAAATGTCGGTATATGATGGTATTATATTATCTACCAAATTGGCCGCATTTCGAGATATACGATACTGTAAATTATTGGAGAAAAATACTGACAAAGTAAAAATTGTTATAAATATTATTACACATATTAAAGAATATTACGGGATAAACGAATCAGATTTAGTAAATATTATATACCCACCATATCACGGTGTAATATTTGAATATATGTCATATAAATCTCTTTTTTTACCAATGGTTTGGGAAGAATATGATCATCTTTATCAATTTATGGGGTGTTTAAAATTGAAAGCTGGGTTAAAATCCATTTATTTTTGGCGTCCAGAAATTAAAATATCAACAATTTTGACAACTGTATTTGATGAAAGAATTAAAATATATAGAGGAAAAATAAATGGCGTGGTTTGATAAGTATTTCAATAAAAGAATTGATGAAGCGATAAAAGCTTTTGAGAATAAAGCTGGTAGTAAACTTACCAAAGGAGATCCAGGTGGTGAAGGTATTGACGATCTGGCCTTTCTTGAAGGATATGGCCAAGTAGGTACACTTACACTTAATAAATTTTATAATCGCTACATTAATAAAATGCATCAAAATGAAGTTAATAAAATTATGACGTACAGAAGTATGGCCGATGCTCCAGAAATAGCCGATATTATTGAAGATGCATGTAATGAAGCTACACAAATAGATAGTACAGACGATGGTACATTTATTCTTGATATTAGGGACGAAACACTTAGTAGAAATGAGAATATTACTAATATTTTACATAGTGAATTTAATGAACTTTTTTATAATAGACTTGATATAGATAATAAAATTTGGGATTTGTTCAGAACATTTTTAGTAGATGGTAGATTATATTATGAAAGAATATTAAGTATAAATAATAGAGATGGAATTGCAAATATTAAAAAATTACCTTCAGAAACTATGGATATAGAATATGATCCAAAAACAGGTAAGATTACAACATTTTATCAATATTTGACACAAAGTTCTAAAAAACCTAGTAGCAGAGCAGAGGCTGAGCAAAATAAAGGAAAAATAATTATATTTGAACCAGCACAAATAGGATATATTAATTATGGTTTATATGGTGTTACAAGATATGATGTACTTGGATTTCTTGAAAAGGCTAAAGTTCCATATAATCAATTAAAATTATTAGAAACATCTGTAATTATTTACAGAATTGTTCGTTCACCAGAAAGATTAGTTTTCAAGATTGATACTGGTAACATGCCACGTGATAAGGCCATGAAATTTGTTGAGAAAATCAAAACAAAATTTATTAAAAAGCAATCATATGATCCTACAACTGGTAATCTTACACAAGAACCAGAAGTTCTTTGTATTAGACATGATACAGAAATTCCTTTATTAGATGGTAGATTTCTTACATTAGATGAAATTATTAAGGAACATAATGAAGGAAAGGAACATTGGGTATATACCGTAAATAAAGAAACACATAACATTGAACCGGGTAAAATAAAGAGAGCAATGATAACGCGTCCTAATGAACAAATGGTTAGGGTTCATTATGATAATGGTGCATTTATTGATACTACACCAGATCATAAATTTATTCTTAGAGATGGTAGTGAATGTAGAGCTGATATGTTACAGGAGGGTACTGCATTGATGCCATTATATACTAGAATGGGTTTTATGGGTACTAAGAAAGTTGAGTATGAGCAAGTATATACACCATCAGATGATAAATGGAGATTTACACATAGAGTTGTTGCAAATAATATTTATGGTAAATATAGTGGTATAGTTCATCACAAAAATTTTGATAGATTTAATAATTCACCGGATAATTTACAAATTATGACAAACGAAGAACACCATCACATGCATGGTGAAAATGTTAAAAAGATGTTTAAAGATCCTGAATATAGAAAAAAACATTCCGAATGGGTTACAAAAACCAATATTATACAAAACAAAGCAGCAAAAATGCTGGAAGTTCTCAATATACCAGAAGTAAGAGAAAGACAAAAAGAGGCTGCTAGAAAACATAAGACTGAATGGTTTTCAAATGAAGAGAATAGAACTAATTTTAGCAAAAAGAAATCATTTTTGATTGATGAAACAGCTATTAAAATGATGTGTGATATTTTTATTGAATCTGGTTCATGTTCAAGAGATAAATTATTGAAAGTATTGAGTAATAATGAACAATTTATGGGTTATTTGGAAGAATTGAATAAAGATCAATGTATTAATAATAAACAATTTGATCATTTAAACAAAGGAATATTGTTACGAATGGTTGATGAAATGGGGTTTGATGATTATGTTGATTTCAGAATGAATTTTGCAGGATATATGAATCATAGAGTAGTAAGAATTGAATATTTGGATGAAAGAGATGACTGTGGTTGTATTGAAGTAGAGGGAAATCATAATTTCGCAATATCTTTTAAAGGCGCAAAATTATCCTTTGCCAGTAATAGTATTTTGGAAAATTTCTTTTTGCCAACATCAAGTGATGGTAGAGGTTCAAGTATTGAGGCTGTTGGTGGTAATGTAAAAGGGTTTACTGAACTTGATGATGTATATTATTTCGCTAAAAAACTTTATAGAGCATTAAAATATCCTATGTCAAGAGTAGAACAACAAAGTGAAGGGCAATCTGCTAATATAGTTTTTGGTGGATCTAATGCTGGTCAAATAACAAGAGATGAAATAAAATGGGCTAAATTTCTTGAAAGACAACAAAACATATTCTGTAGAGAATTTGAAGATTTATTTTTATTACATTTGGAATTTAAAGGTTTAAAAAAACAGTATAAATTAAATAAAGGAAGTTTTGAATTAAAAATGACCCCACCTTCCCACTATAGACAATCTATGGAACAGGCATTTTTAGAACAATCATTTAATAATTATAATGCATTATCTAATAATGCAGAGTTTTCTAAATATTATTTAATAAAACGATATTTAAAATGGACTGATTTGGATTTAAAGGATAATAAAGCAGGATTTAAGAAAGATAAACAATATTTATTGACTACTAATGATGAATTCGCAGAAGCTAATAGTGGAAATATAGGTGCTGGTAGTGAAAATGGAGAATCTGAAATGACAGAAGAAGATTTAATGAATATGGTTCAATAAAAGTATTATATAATATAATAAATGTAATAAAATTATTATAATTACAGAATTTTATAAATAAAAATGTGTGGAGGCATTTGATATGGATGAGAAAGAAATAAAATCAGCGTTAGATTTTTTTGAAGATGATGATTTTCTTAGTGCCAAAGAAAAATTAAGAGGACAAATTCTTAAAGCTAAGAATGAATTTTTGAAAAATAAACTTGGTTTACAAAAAGACATTATTGATCAACCTGTTTCTAAAACAAAAACAGAAGATGTTATTAATAAAAAATTAAATGCATAAGAAATAGGAGGAGTATATAAATGAAGTATATAGGATCTTTAAATGAAGAAGATTTGAAAAAATTTAAATCTGGAGATAAAACAGTTATTAAGAAATACTTAAAAGAGTTGGATATGTCATCTGGTGATGCTAGTTCTATGGCAAGTTTAACTACTGGAATGAGAAGAATTCAATATAAGTTTGAAAGAGCTAATACACCACAAAAATATCAGGAAGCTTTTGATATGCTTTCATCACTTGTAACAAATTTTCCATTAAAATCTAAAATTATATGGAAAGCTGTTGCTGACGCCTATACTAGTAGATTTGGTTCTGGTGTATCAGAAACAGACTAAAATAATAGAGGATAAAATAAAATGAGATTAAAGCTTATTACGGAGTTATCACATAATGTTCAGGTTAAAGAAAGCGAATCTGGCAATCTTTATATAGATGGTATTTTTAGTTCTGCCGAAATTATGAATAATAATGGTAGAAGATATAAAAAAAATATCTTAAATAGAGAAGTTAATAAAATTATGGAAAAAGTTAAAAATAAATGTCTTTGGGGTGAACTTGGCCATCCGCCTACACCTGAAGTGAATCCAGATAAAATTGCTATTCTTATTGAACAATTATCATGGCATGACGAAAATAACCTTGAAGGAAGGGCTAAGGTTGTAGATACTGATAGTGGTAGAAATGCTAAAGTTCTTATCAGAGAAGGTAATTTAGGTATTTCAAGTAGGGGACTAGGAACAGTAAATGAAGTTGATTATTATGTAAATGAGGATTTTCATTTGATTACTTGGGATTTAGTAACAGATCCATCAAATCATCCAAGTTGGGTGAAAGGAATATATGAAGGACAAGATTTTGAAATAAAAAATGGTTCAAATAAGAAAATTATTGAAGAACCAGAAATTGATATGAAAGAAGTGAAGGATATCTACCATAAGCATGTATGGCAAGTATTGGAAAATATTGAGAGGTCATTATAATGATTGAGAACAAGATTGACAAATATCTTGGTGAAGCAACTGATAATAAAGAATTAGAAAATTTTGAGAAAATTTTCTCTGGACTAGATAGTCAATTTGATAGAATGTGGAAATTAACTAGACAGTATGATTCTAAAAGAGGAACAGAGATATGGAGTTATGTTGCTAAAGATATTCAGAAGTTAGTTGGTTTAGTGAATGATATCGGAACTGAAATAATTAATATGATGAAGAAAAATTCTAAATCTTAATATTTTAATTATTAGAAAACTTACATTCTTTAGGAGAATTAAAAGATGAATATTACTAGTAAAATTGATGAATTTTTATCCAGAAATAAGAAAAAATTAATAAAAGAGCAATCAGAAGTTAGTGATTTAAATGCTGATGTTATGGAGCTTTTGAATAGTCTTGATGATGATTATTTGGATGAAGATCAGATTGCATTGAAGGATAGAATTATATCATCTAATTTTACTATTATAGAAAATGATATTGATGAACTTCCAGTAGATGATTATATAATGGAGCCAGAAACAGATGATGTTAGTGATGGACCATTATCACCTGAATCACCAGAAGCTATTCCAGAGATTGGAGATGAAGATTTATATGGTTATGATGAAAATGATATAACTATTGCTGATAATAAAAAACTATATAAACGAAAACCCCTTATTTTTGAAGGAAAAACGAAAAAAAGTAAAAAACCAACAAAAAAATCTAAATAATAATAATTAATCTAGGAGGATTATAAGTAAATGAAATTAGATGAAATCATGAAACTTTTAGGTGTTGAGAGACTTGATGAATCACAGCAATCTTCACTTAAAGAAAAATTGAATGAAATAATAGATGTGAAGGCAAGAGAAAGAGCAGATAGTCTTTTAGCTGAAGAAAAAGAACTTCTTGTTGCAGATTTTGAAAAGAAATTTGAAGATTATAAGGGTGATATTACATCAAAATTTTCAAGTTTTGTTGATTCTGTTCTTGATGAAGAACTTGAAATTCCAGAAAAGGTATTAAAATATGCTCGTAAGGGAGAATTGTATGATGAACTTATTGAGCAGTTTAAAGTTCGTTTAGCTATTGATGAGGGTGTACTTGATGATGAAGTAAAAAGTCTTTTGAAAGAAGCAAAAGAAGAAATTTTGAATCTTAAAAAAGAAGTAAATGAACTTACTGGTAAAAAGATGGAACTTGAATCAGATGCTAAAGAACTTGCCGCAAATCTTTATCTTAGAAAGAAATGTGATGGTTTAACAGAATCAAAAAGAATAAAAGTTTTAAATATTCTTGGTGATATAACCGATAAAGGTGAAATTGATAGAAAATTTAAGTATGTTGTTGACGGTATTGTATTAGAAGAAGTAGCACCTGGATCAGAAGAACCAGAAGCAGAAGGTGCAACAAATGTAAATATTTGTGATGCATGTGGTGCTATATATACAGCACAGGGTGCAGAAGGAACAATGGTTTGTCCTAAATGTGGTGCAAAAATGGAAGATGCTGTAGCATCAGTAGATCCAGCAAAAACTGATGGTGAGGGTGCGATGGAAGTTGCTGCAGAAGGTGTTGCTGGTAATGCACAAGAACCAGAAGAAGTAGAAGAAAATACAGATCCTTTCAAGAAACAAATGGAACGCTGGAAACAGATTTTAAAAGAGAATAAATTTTAAGGCAGAAATTATTAGGAGGAATTTATAAAAATGGATTTAAAAACTTTGGTTGACAAATGGGGTGAGATTCTTGGAGAAGGCAAGAAAATCACTAATAAAAAGATTGAAAAATCAACCGCTCTTATGTTAGAAAATGAGAGTAAATATTTAACAGAAACCGGTAATTACAGTGAAATCGGTAGAGGTAATTCGGGTTATGCAACATCGGGTGATTTTCATCAGATTGCTATTCCAATGGTACGAAGAACATTTCCTGAATTGATTGCACATCAGATTGTTGGTGTTCAGCCTATGACAGGACCTGTAGGATTGGCATTCGCTCTTAGATTTAGAGCAGGTCAGACTTATAATTCATCTTCAAATGTAGAACTTGGATATAATACTGTAGATCAGGGGTATACAGGTGATGCGGGTGGAGCAACAACAGGTGTAGGTCTTGTAACATCAGCTGGTGAAATTAGAGGTTCTAATGTAACAGGCGATATCGGTCTTGGTGTTGGTTCAGGAACCGCTATCAGTGAAGTAAATTTGACTATTGAAAAAGCACAAGTTGAAGCAAAAACCAGAAAATTGAGAAGTAGATGGTCATTAGAAGTAGCACAAGATTTAAAGGCAATGCATGGTCTTGATCTTGAAGAAGAAATGATGGACATTTTAGCATATGAAATTACGGCAGAAATTGATCGTGAGATTGTAAATAAAATGAACACAGTTGCAGTATCAAGTTCATGGGATTATGATAGCCCAACAGATGCAGATGGTAGATGGCAGTCAGAAAAATACAGAACATTATACAATATGATTATTAGAAAAGCACAGAGAATTGCAGTATTGACAAGAAGAGGAGCGGGCAATTTTGTTGTTTGTTCACCTAATGTATGTGCAGCACTTGAAAGTCTTTCATCATTTGTTGTATGGCCTGTAGAAAATGATACTAATGTTCTTGTAGCAGGAGTATCAAAAATGGGTTCTCTTGATGGTAGAATTTCTGTATATAGAGACACATTTGCAGCATCTGATTATGCTACAGTAGGGTATAAAGGACCAAGTGAATATGATGCTGGTATTATTTATTTACCATATATTCAGTTACTTGTAAGTAAAACAGTATTTGAACAATCATTCCATCCAACTATTGGTTTGATGAGCAGATACGCATTACATGAACACATCTTTGGTTCTAATTTGTACTACCAAAAAATTGGAGTGTACAATTTACCATCGTAATTGGAATGAGGGTTTCAAGTAAAACAAGTAAATCAAAAGTCTGGTTAGAAATAACCAGACTTTTTTATTTAAATTAAAATTGAATAAAAGATATAGGTTGACAGTATTAATAATATATGGTATATTATTATAAATAAATATAAATATATAGTGGAATATAATACATGATTGATTTAGAAAATTTAGCAAAAGAATTTAATATAGAATCTGATAAAGAAGATTTTAAAATTGATATTGAAAAAAATCTTGACAATATTGATATTGATGATACAGATAAAATTTTAAAAGGAAATCTTGCAAGAGCTAATGCTCTTTTAGATAGATTAATATTAGAAATGAATGCTGGTAATTTTTCACCAAGAATGGTAGAAGTATCATCTCAAGTGATGGGTATTATTTCAGATATTTCTAAACAAATACATAAAAAAACAGTTGATTTTGAAAATTTACAATTAAAGAGAGATATGTTAGAATTAAAAATAAAATCAATGAGAATAAAAGGTGAAAAAACTGTTAATCAAAATATTATTGTAACAGATAGAGAAACACTTTTAAAATTATTAAAAGAACAAAAAGATAAAAAAATGATAGAAAATAAGGAGAATTTTTATGATGGGTAATGTTAATATTGTAAATATGGAAGATTTCAGGCAAGTAATTTTAGAACAGAAGGAAAAAAATGGAATTAAAAATTGGGAAGGATCATGTCTTGATTATCTATATTTAGTAAAAGAAAATCCTGATATAGCTAATTTTTCTCCCGGTCGTATTTATAATATGATAATGAAATATGGTACCGAGGAAGTTGATTCTTCTTTAAAATCAAGTGGATATGATGATCTTATCAAATATAAATTTTTTGATAATAAAATTTATGGAACTCTTGAACCATTACATGATATTATGAAATTTTTAAAAGCATCGGCAAGAAGAACTGAAACAGGTAAAAGAATTCTTATTATGATAGGTCCTGTAAGTTCTGGAAAAAGTACAATTTCAAGTCTTATAAAAAAAGGTCTTGAAAATGATGATACTCCAAAGTATGCAATTAAAAATTGCCCTATACATGAAGAACCATTACATCTTATTCCTGAATCTGATAGACAATATTGGGAAGAACAACTTGGTGTAAAAATTGAAGGAAAATTATGCCCACATTGTCAATTTATTATTGATAATGAATATACATCGGAAGATCATAAAGTAAGATGGGAAGATGTTATGATAGAAAAAATTAGATTTTCTGAACAACGAAGAATTGGTATTGGAACATTTCAACCTTCAGATGCCAAAAGTCAAGATATTTCTGAATTAATTGGTCGTGTTAATATGAGTAAAATGACAAGATTTGGAGAAACTGATCCACGTGCATATCAGTTTAATGGTGAATTACAAATTGCTAATGGTGGTATGATTGAATATATAGAAATCTTAAAAGCTGATACTAAATTTCACTATGTTTTAATTACTGCAGCACAAGAACAAATGATAAAGGCCCCAGGATTTCCGCAAATGTATATTGATACATTAATTATTAGTCATACTAATAAAACCGAATTTGATTCTTTTAAAGCAGATAAAAAAAATGAAGCATTACAAGATAGAATGTATCCTATACTTGTTCCTTGGAATGTAAGGGTTGAAGATGAAATTAAAATATATGAAAAAATGATAAGAGAAAGTGGGTTTAAAAATATACATATTGCGCCACATACATTAAGAATAGCTGCCGAATTTGCAGTTTTATCAAGACTTACACCTTCGACAAGAATTAATTCACTTGTTGAAAAGATGAAAATTTATAATGGTGATATTATAGAAGAAATGAGAAAACAAGAAATTGATGTAAAAATGTTAAGAAAAGAAGGTAGAGAAAAAGGTGAAGGTATGGCAGGTATATCACCACGTTTTATAATTAATGCATTAAATATTACTTTAGGTACAAAAGAAGATAAAAAATGTATAAATCCTATTGATATTCTTAGAGCTTTAAGAACAAATTTTGAACATCATGTTGGAATTGATGATAAAGATGAAGAAAGATTTATTGGATTATTGATTGGTGAAAAAGAATCGGTGAGTTCAGAATATAAAACACTTGCAAAAAAAGAAGTAAATATGGCCTTTTTGTCTGCATATGAAGAACAAGCACAATCTTTATTTGAAAATTATTTAATGAATGCATCAGCATTTTGTAAGAAAGAGAAAGTGTTTGATTCTATTACTGGTGAATATTCAAATGCTGATGAAAAGTTAATGAGACAGATTGAAGAGTATATAGGAATTCCTGTAAATTCAAAAGCAGAATTTAGAAATGGTATATTTGTTTATAAATCTACACAATTAGAAAAAGGATTACCTTTTACTTTTAAAGATTATGATCCATTAAGAATTGCTATTGAAAAGAAATTAATGTCAGATTTAAAAAATGTTGTTTCTCTTACTATAGCAGATAAGTCAGCAACTGATGATAAATCAAAAAAGAGACGAGAAACCGCTATAGATAGATTGCTAGATAAGGGATATTGTAAAGAATGTGCTAATATTCTTTTAGCATTTGTCGGAGAAATCTTGCGCAAGGAAAGTTGAAACAGGCACAGGAAAAACTCACATAATCTCAATTACAAAAGTTTTTTATAAATACTCTTAGAAGAAATTTTAGGAGTGTTTATTTTTATGAAATATGAAAATGGATTAAAATGTCTTAGATTCAATGAAAAAACTGGTAAATGGTATAAGGATAATCCAAAAATCAAAAATCCTTGGTCAATGACAGTTTATTTGATAAGCGAAACACCTTGTATTGTATGTAATGAAAAATTTTTTTATTGTAGTGGAAACAAAGGCAATTGTTGTTCTTTATCATGTAATACAAAATATCGTAATTCAATTTATGGTATTTCAAAAGAAACCGCTAAAAAAATAAGTATATCAAATACTGGAAAACCTAAAAAAGTACCACCAGAAACACAAAAACGACTATCTGAATTTAGAAGACAAAAATTTTTAGGAGATAAAAATCCTGCATGGAAAGGTGGTATAACATCTAAAAATGGTAAAATTTATAATAGTCCAGAATACAAAGATTGGAGAAAATACATTTTTGAAAGAGATGATTATACATGTGCTCTGTGTAAATCAAGAGGTAAAAAAATAGAAGCACATCATATAAAAGAATTCTCAACATATGAAAAATTAAGATTTGATGTAAATAATGGTATAACATTATGTCTCAAATGCCATAGGGAAATACGAGGCAAAGAAAAAAGTTATTATGATTTATTTACATCTATGATAAATAATGATATACTATAAATCAATAGGAGAGCTAAAGCATGAACATTAACCTACCCTTATTTGAAATTGGAGATAAAGTTGAAAATCCTTATAAAATAAGGAAATAACGCAATATTTCACCAACAAAAACTAAAAGACAGGCAAAGGAAAATAAATTATATGAGTATAAAACATTGGGATGACTGGTCTTTATCTGAAAAAGGCATGAAGGATGCTCAAAGACATAGAGAAAAAATTGATGAGCATATAAGAAAAAATGTTCGTAATGTAATTTCTGAAGAATCAATAATTACCAGAAAACATGGAAAAACTATAAAAATACCTGTTCGTGGATTAAAAGATTATAAATTTATTTATGGTCATGGTGGCGATGGTATTACTGGTGGTATAGGACAAGGTAAAGGAAATTCTGGCGATATTATAAGTCGTAGACCAAAAGATGGTAATTCTACAGGTGCTGGTGATCAACCTGGTGATGATTATATGGAAACAGAAGTTGATCTTGATTATTTAATTAATATTATGTTTGAGGATTTAGGATTACCGTATATTAAAGAAAAAACTAAAAAAGAACATCTTGTTCCAGTTGGATGGAAATTTGAAAGTATCTCAAAAGTTGGTATTATTCCTAGAATTCATAAAAAAAGAACTTTGAAAGAAACTATTAAAAGAACTATTTTATATGTTAATGAAATAATGAAAGAAACTAAATGTTTAGAAAGTGATGCTCATAAGGCTTTAATTCAAGCATTTGGTGATTTAAACGATGCTATAACAATTATTAAAGAAAATAAAATAGATCAAAGTATTGATTTAGGAAGTTTTTTTATTGAAGATGATGATTTAAGATATAAACAAATAGAGACTGAAGTTGAATATCATAGTAATGCTGCAATTATTGCTATGATGGATACTTCTGGATCAATGACAACAGATAAGAAATATATGGCAAGATCAATGTTATTTTGGATGTCCGAGTTTCTTAAAAAATCATATAATAATGTTCAAATAAAATTTATTGTACATACTACAGATGCTAAAGTTGTTGATGAAGAAACATTTTTTCGTAAAGGAGAATCAGGCGGAACAATGTGTTATACAGCATTTGATTTAGCATCTTATATTATTGATACTGAATATCCGTTGAATGCATGGAATGTTTATGTTATATATATTTCAGATGGTGAAGATTGGGATACAAGTAAAACTATATTATCTATAAAAGAAATGCTTACAAGAAATATCAATATGTTAGGATATTGTGAAATTAATCCGCAATCAGATGAAGACATACCAACCCCTACTGCATCTTTGTCATCTTTGTCATCTTTTCATTCATTATTAGATGCTATTAAAAAGGAATTTTATTTTAGAATAACAACAGATTCTGGTATTAATTTTTATAAAAATGATGAATTAAGATTTTTAGCAGGAGTAATAAAAAATAAAACACATATTTATCCAATGCTTAAACATCTGCTGTTCGCCAAAAAGGAGAGATAAAATGAATAAAAATGTATATGATGAAGAAGAAATATATGAAGAAGAAGAATATAAAAACAGATTTCCAATTATAGCAAAAATATGTGAAGAAAAATTACAAGATATGTCAGATTGGTATTTCGGGCAATGTTTTTATTATGATAATATAATAGAAGTTTATTATGTAAATGAAACTAATGAAGACAGAGGAGCATTTTTCTCATTTACAGATGATAATAAACTTGTTGAATTTTCAGATGATATTGATTAGAAAGGCTAATGTTATGTCAATGAGTGATGTTTGGAAATATTATGATTGTTATCGTTGGATATATGAACACGAACCAACTGAAAATGAAAAAAACAATGATATAATTAATAAAAGAAAGGCTGAAAATGAACGAACTACAAAGACTTATAAAAATTGAAGATAGAATAAAAGAAATCATTGAAGAGATGGGTTTAAAATGTTTACCTGTTGAATTTGATATTGTTCCTCCTGAAAAAATGTTAGAAATACTTGCATATAGAAGTCCTAATAATATAAGCTCATGGAAATATGGTAGAGATTATGAAAAATTAAAAACAATTTTTGAAGATTTAGATCCTTCATTACCATATGAAGTAGTTATTAATGCTGATATACCAAGAGCATATTTAATGAATTCTAATACATTTGCTGTTCAAGTTCTTGTTATGGCACATGTCTACGGTCATATAGCAATGTTCACAGAAAGTAAGTGGTTTCAAAAATCAAGACGAGATTTAATGGCAATAATGACGGAAGCATATGGTAGATTTAATGAATATGAAAGAATTTATGGAATTGATTCTGTAGAAAAAATTATTGATGCTGGTCATTCAATTCAATTTCATTCTAATCCACTTGAAGAAGAAACAGAAAATGAAAGACGATTAAGAATATTCAATCAAACTAAACAAATTTTTAAACCAGATACATCAGATTATAGTGATTTGGTTTCAAATAAGAAAGATTATGCTTCTGATATTGATACCTTTAATAATTTATATTGGCAACGCCTTAAAGAAAAAACTCCTATAGAACCTGTTGAAGATATATTGAGGTATATAATAGATAATTCAAAAGTATTAGATGATTGGCAAAAAGATATTCTTGAAATATTAAGAATTGAAGGACAATATTTTTGGCCTATTATTAAAACTAAGTATTTAAATGAAGGATTTGCAACTGTAATTCATCAAAAAATATGTAATAAACTATTTGAAGAAGATTTATTAACATCAAGTGAGCATGGGCAATTTAATTATAGTAATTCACTTGTAAAAGCTCATAGTAAATTTACAATGAATCCATATCTTATAGGTTCTAAAATGTTAGAAGATATTGAAGATAGATGGAATAAAGGAAGATATGGTAAAGAATGGGATGAATGTGTAAATATAAGAGAACGTGAAGAATGGGATACAAAAGAAATGAAAGGATGGGAAAAGGTTAAGGATGTAATGAAAACTTATACTGATTGGTTTTTTATGCAAGATTTTTTAACAACTGATCTTATTGATAAATTAGATTTATATATTTATATAAAAAGAGAAACTCCCTTTTATGATGATTATATAAGAACCGATCATAGTTGTGACGATATTAAAAAAATAATTATTTCATCATTTGCACATAGTGGAATTCCAAAAATTGAAGTAGTTAATGGAAATTTTGGAGATTCAGGACATCTATTTATGGAACATAAATATTCTGGACAACAGTTAGAAACTGTATTTATGGTTAAAACATTATCTCATATAGTAGATTTATGGGGAAAACCTGTATATTTGAAAACAGTACAGTCTGGAAAAGAAATTTTAGTAGCTGTTGGAAAAAATAAAGATTTTAAAATAGGAGAACCGGATAGTATAAAATTTTAATATAATTTATTTTTAAGTAAAATACCCTTATCTATATAAATACATTAGATAGGGGTATTTTTTTGCTTTTATTATATAATTTGAATAAAAATTATAAATATAAGAGTAAGAAAAATAATAACAAAATTTAAAATAGGTGAATTTTATGGCTATTAGATATTCAGAATATGTAAAAAGACCACGTGAAGAATTTGAATATTCTACAGAACATTTTTCAGAATTAATGGATTGTTCTAATAATATTTGGTATTTTTTAAAATATGTAAAGGTAATTCATCCAGATAAGGGCATTGTTGAGTTTAAACCATATTCATATCAGAATATGATTCTTGAACTTCTTACAAATAATAGATATATTATAGGATTACTTTCAAGACAGTCAGGGAAAGCATTAAGTCTTGATACGCCCATACCAATGTTTGATGGTACTTGGAAAAAAATGGGTGATATAAAAGTTAATGATTTATTAGTTGGTAGAGATGGTAAAGGAACAAAAGTTACATTTATCACAGATATAATGAATAATCATAATTGTTATGAAATTGAATTTGATAACGGTGAGAAAATTATAGCAGATGAAGAACATTTATGGTGTGTTGGTTCCTCATATCATAAAAAAATGATTAATGGGAAAACACAAACACATCTTGAAAAAATATTAACAACTAAGGAAATAGTTGATGATATTTCAAAAAATAAAGCAAAAACATTTTATATAAATTATCATAATGCTATTGAATATTCTGAAAAAAATTTATTAATTGACCCATATGTTTTGGGTGTTTGGTTAGGTGATGGTGATAAGAGAAATGGAAGAATAACAACACATATAGATGATTATAATGAAATATCAGATAATATTATAGAAAAATATAATATATCTGAATATAGACCAGATAAAAGAAGGGAAACAACAGGATATTTTACAATATATAACCTTATAACAGATTTGAAAAAAATTAATAATTGTAATAATAAACATATACCAAATGATTATTTATATTCATCAATTAATCAAAGATTGGAATTATTAAGAGGATTAATGGATACGGATGGTTATTGTGATATTGGAGGAAGTTGTGAATTTTATCAAAAAAATGAATTATTTATAGATAATGTAAGAGAACTATTATCAGGTTTGGGTATAAAATCTCGTAAAAGAGATAAAATAGTTAAAGGTGAAAAATATTTTATATTATCTTTTACAACATGTGAATATGATGTTTTTAAATTAAAAAGAAAATTAGATAGACAAAAAAAATGTCTTAATCATCCTAAAAATAAAAGAATTTATATTAAAAATATTATAAAAATTGATTCTGTTTCTGTAAAATGTATTAAAGTTGATAATGATGAATCATTATTTTTATGTGGTAAAACAATGATTCCTACACACAATACATCAGTAATTTCAGTATATGCTTTATGGTATGCCATTTTTAATTCTAATAAAGAAGTTGGTATTGTATCTAATAAACAAACATCTGCTATAGACATTCTTTCAAGAATAAAAAAAATGTATGAAGAACTTCCTGTTTGGTTAAAACCCGGTGTTGTTGAATATTCAAAAACATTTGTTTCATTTGATAATGGATCAAAAATTATGGTATCTGCAACATCAGCAGATGCTTTTAGAGGACGAACACTTAATTTATTGGTTATGGATGAATTTGCATTTGTTCCTAAAGCAGTTGCTGAAGAATTTTGGTCAGCTAATTATCCTACGATTTCAGCATCACAGGAATCAAAAATTATTATTATATCTACACCAAATGGTACATACAATTTATTTCATACTATATATTCACAAGCAGAAAGAAATGAAAATGAATTCAAATTTATTAAATCTACATGGAGAGATGTTCCTGGCAGGGATGAAGAATGGGCTAAAAATCAAATATCTAATTTAGGATTACAAAGATTTAATCAAGAATATGACGTACAATTTTTAGGTTCTTCTAATACTGTTATTGATCCCAATATACTTGAAATTTTATATACTAAAACAGAAAATCCTTTAATGTATGATTTGAATGATAGATTGGCTGTATATGAAAAACCAGAACTTGGAAGTGTATATGTTATTGGTGTTGATTCTGCAAAGGGTACTGGTGAAAATAATTCGGCTATACAAATTTTGAAATTACTTTCTCTAGTTCCCATCAAATATAAACAAGTTGCTGTATTTGAAGATGATTATACTGATGTATATTCTTTTTCGGAAATAATAAATAGATTATCAATCTATTATAATAATGCGCATATAATGTGTGAAAATAATGCAGAAGGATCAGCGGTTGTAAATAGATTATGGTGGGAATATGAAAATGTTAGTCTTGTAAATACTGGAAGTAGAGTTGTGGATTTAGGTATAAGGGCTTCAAGAACTACTAAACCGAAAGCTGTTTTATTGATGAAAAAATTAATTGAAGATGATTGTATAGAAATAGTTGATAAAAGAACTATTATGTGTTTATCATCTTTTATTGAAGATAAGGGTAAATTTTATGGGTTAAATTTACCTGATGATGTTATATCTGCATTATATTGGGCAACATATTTTACAGAAATGGATGTATTAGAAGAAACTGGTGTATTAAAATCGGTAATGGATAGAGAGCGAGATAGAAATGATGGAGTCTCAGAAGATGAAGTATGGGGAATAATCGCTGATATTGAACAGACTGTTGAGGATTGGAACTGGTTGACAAGATCCGGCGATTTTAGAGCATAAATATATAAAAGGAATAAAATATGAAGAAAAGTGATCTTGTAGAAAAAGTTAAACGCCGTTTGGGGAGTCCGATGATTAAGGTGGAGCTTGATGATTCTCAAATTAATGATAATATTGATTATGCAAGGGAAAAATTTATAAAATGGGCGGTTGGTAATGCAACACAAGAACATTTCTTTACTTTAATGCTTTCTGCAGGTGTTACCGAATATGATATGCCAGAAGGTGTTGTTGATGTTTTGGGTTATGAAAGTAGATCAGCAGGATCTATACATACATTATTCACAATGGAAAATTATTTATATAATATGGGAATGTATGATCAATTATTAATGAGAGGTGCAGGTGGTTCTGGTTATACATTAGTATCATACCATATAGCAAGAGATTTTTTAGAAACTGTAAAAAGATATGTTGTAGATGCTTATAACTTTAAATATCATAAATATACAAATATATTAGAAATTCAACCTACTCCCCCTTCTGGAGGCTCATTAAGTGTAAATGGTATTATATATGATTCTCCAGGATTTATTCTTATTAGATCTTATATGATAGAAGGTGAAAATACTGATTTATATGGAAATATTTGGATATTAGATTATGTAACAGCATTAAGTAAAATTTCATTAGGTAGAGTAAGGAGTAAGTTTGCTAATTTTACAGCTGTAGGAAGTAATACAGGATTAGCTTTAGATGGTAGTGATTTATTGAATGAGGGTCAAGCAGAATTAGAAAAATTGGAAGTTACTCTTAGAGATGAAGAAACATATGAGGGATGGGGAATTTTTGTGGGATAAGGATTTTTCGATGGTTATGGAATTATGATAAATTTTTACATTTATGTATATCTTGATCCAAGAAAACAAATCCTATGTATGGTAAAAAACATACTGAAGAAACTAAGCAAAAAATGAAAGGTAGAATTTTTTCTGAAGAACATAAACAAAAATTAAGAAATGCAAAAAGGAAGAAATAAATGGCTATCCGAAGACCGTTATCTGGAATGAATCGCCCAATGTGGAGATTTTATGATATTATTGATAATCCAGAATATCAATTTGGAGAAAATCTCGTAACTGAATATACAGATATTACAGGAATAGAATGTTATTATTTAATTTCTGATCAATCTGTTTTATCCGATCCTTTATATGGTGAAAAGCAAGATGTAGAATATAAAGAGGCTAGAAAAACAAAAATTATATATGAAATAGGTGAAATTCCTACAGTATATAGTATGTTTGGTGTTATGTCTCAAGATACTATTATCGCATATATTCCTCGTTCAGTATATAAAAGGGATGTTAGTCAAACTGAGGTTCCTAAAGTTGGTGATGTGGTAAGAATTCCGATGTATCCGTGGGATTTTACTGATGATCCTATTGATGCGGGTAGAGCATTTGAGATTATTCACGTTGCACAAGATACAAGTATTTTTCAATATAGGAGTTTAGTATATGTTTTCAATATGATTCCTTACAGATTTTCAGAAGAATCAGATTCTGCAAGATTGGCATCTTATGATATTGATGATACACAACCTTGGGATACAACTACTCCAAGTATTACTGGTTATGGTGATAATACTTGGATTGATGAAAATAAAGAGATAGATAATAGTGTTGACAGCTCGATCTATGGATATAGTATTGCATTTATGATGTTATTTGGTGATATGATGTTCAAAATTCTCAATATGGGAAATATTTAAGGTGCTATTGACATGGGGTTCGATTTTGAGTTTATGATTTTATAAATAAAGGAGATTAGATAATATGAAAATTGAAGAAAAAATTGATAAACTTACAGAAGAAGTAATAAATTTCATATTAGAATATAAAATAGTAAGAGTATATGGTGAATGTAGATCAGGTTCAGTATACTCACCTTTTAATTCAGGAAAAAATCCATATAAAATTATTATTGAATTTGAAGAAACAAAATAAAAAGGTAATTTATGAAAATTGAAAAACCAAAAGGGAAATAAATGAGATTATTAAATTTTATCAATGAATCAGAAAAAGAGTTTTGGGAAGATGTTTATAATTCCGATGATGATCATTGGGTAGATAAAGAAGTAAGCAGACTTACAAAATCTGTTGTAAATAAGTATGGTAACTTTAATAATGTTCTTGAAATAGGGTGTGCTGCTGGAATAGATACATTCTATCTCGCACAATATTCTAAGAAAGTTATAGGAATTGATATTGTTGCAGATGTTATAAAATTAGCTAATAATAATTTAAAGAAACAGAATAAAACAATACAATCACGTATTAAATTTGATATTGGTGATGCGGAAAAACTGAAGTATAATGATAAACAATTTGATTTCGTATATTCATTATCTGTATTACATTCAACAGATTATAAAAAATCATTAAAAGAGGTGAGAAGAGTTCTTACAGATGATGGAAATGCTGTTATATATGTGTATATTGGCGGTAATACTGATGATAAAGTAGCGAATAAAGATGATTTTATAAAAGAATGTGAAAAATATTTTGATATAGAGAAGAAAACTGAAATTGAAACAAAAAAAGATGCCGGTGGTAACTATCACAAAGCATTGATATTATTTTTAAAGGTTAAATAAAATGATTGAAAAAACTTGGAAAAAAGAATTTGGTAGATATTTTTGTGAAGCGACAGAATGTAAGAAATGGACGCCGCAAGGATGTTTATTAAGAAAAGTTGGCCTTACCTGTAATAATGGTGAATGTAAATTTAATGTTAGTCCTATACCCGGTGTATATCAATGTGGTTGTATGGATGTTTTTTTGGATGCAGATGGAAAATGTCTTGGATTTAAGGAAAAATAATTTATGAGGCAATATTATTATTACAAGATAATTAGAAAAACAATAATCGGATTTCTTGATATTTTCAATGATATTCAGATTGGAAGATATGACATTAACGGTGTTTTATTAAGACAAGTTGTTGTTCCTATAAGATTTGGACCTAAAACTAAAGCATATATGTTTTTAAAAGAATTGGGTAGAAATGAAGAAATGCTTCCAATGATCTCAGTAATTATGTCAGGAATTGATTTTGATGTTAATAGAATGACTAACAGACAGCAAGCTATAAAGATTTCTACTAATGATGAGACAATGATATCAACATTAGCAAAAAATATGGTTCCATATAATTTTGGATTTAACCTTACTATATGGGCATTACATATGGTTGATATTGATCAGATATATGAACAAATATTACCTTATTTTACACCACATGCGTTTATAAAAATACATATCCCTGAGTTAGATGTATATCTTGAAATAAAAGTTGTGCTACAGAGTTGTTCACCAGTAATGACTGATGATACGAGTGAGGAAGAAGCAAGAGTAGTAAAATGGGATACATCATTTATATGTCAAGGGTATTTATTTACACCATCTACAGAACTTGGTGCAGTAGGATCACAAAATATAAGATTTTTCACTAATGATTATGGATGGGCAGATAGAAATACAGAGTCTGTAATAACGTCCGGTTCTAATAGTCCAGCAGCAGAGACTATGTATTTAGAAGGTCGTGAAATAGATGAGGATGCAATAAAACTATATAATTATGAAATTTTTGAGAATTAAACTATGCCAGTAAATATAAATCGCGCGACAGCGACACAATATCAACTAGTAATTCCTATGTTACCAACAGAAACAACATTAGATGCTGTGGATGTTGTTCGCTTAAATTTATTTAGCGTAGTTTTACCAGCAATTTCTCTAAATCAGGGAGAATCAACATGGCAAGGAATGAAAATGTTATTTCATAATGGTGGTATGTCTTTTGATCCATTAAGTGTATCATTTATGGTAGATTCTGATTTTTCTAATTGGCATATATTATATAAATGGTTAATATATGTATGTAATAATTTTGATAAACCATCTTCATTACCGGCAGATTATATGGTCGATATGTCAATAAAATTAATGGATAATTATAATGTAGAAAAAGTTGTTATAATGTTTAAAAATGTATGGATACAATCATTAGGAGAACTTTCACTTTCAGTAAGAGACGGTGAAAGTCATATAGAATGTAATGCAACATTATATTATGATAGATATGAAATTTTATAATAAAAATATAAATAATACAAATAAATTTAAAATTCATAACTATTTTTATAAATAGATATAGAAGTTTGAAATAAACATAAATAATCTTGAAAGATTATAGGGAGGAAGATAGACGATGGCTTTTTACATGAGTCCTATAGTGGATGTCAATGAAATTGATTTATCTACAACAATACCAGCAGTAGCTACATCAATAGGTGTTTCTATATTAAGAAATACTTATAAAGGACCTGAAAGAAAGAAAGTATTAATAACAAATACAAATAATCTTATTGGAACTTTTGGAAAACCAACAAATATAGCAAATTGTTATCAAGATGTTCTTGCAGCTACAGGATTTTTAAGATATGGAAATGCATTATATTGTACAAGAACAATGCCAGTATCAGCAACTTTTGCAGGAACAAAAGCTGCAAGTGGTTCTGATGCTATATTTGATGCATTTACAACTAATAATGCATATAAATTATCTGATTTTGATAGTGAAGATCCTGATGAATTTGGAACAGAAGTTGCTGTTGCATCACCAAGTCCTTTTTATCTTATTGCAATATCAAGAGGTGCATGGGGAAATAATATAAGAGTAGCGGTAGCAGATAATAATACATATAATTCTATAGCATCAGGTGGTGCTGGTTGTGGAACCGGACAAGCACATACTGATATTGAAGCTATAGATAGTCCGTTACTTGATGCAAAGGATTTTCTTATAGTTGTATCTGTTAAAGACCAAGGAGAGACAGCATATACTGTAAAAGAATATTTTAATGTTTCTACAATGGAAAACAGATATGATGATCAAGGAAGAAGAACATTTTGTGAAACAATAATTAATCAAACATCACAATATATTAGAATTTCTATGTGTGAAGATGCTAAAAATAGTGATATTGTAATATCATCAGATGGATATCAGGATTTTGGCGGTGGTTCTGATTATAATGCTTTAGATCCTTTAGATGTTGTAACAGATGCTCTTGTTATGACAGATTTGGATTTATATGCAAATCCTGAAGAAATTGATATAAATATCTTTATAGATTCAAATAAATCAACAACTGTAAAGGAATATATTGATACTATTTGCCAAACAAGAAAAGATTGTATAGCTGTTCTAGACTGTTTAGATTCTGATGTTATAAATAATAGAGGCTCTGAAGCTACTGATTTGAGAACTTATAGAAGAGAAACACTGAATTTAAATTCAAGTTATTCAGCACTATATGGTAATTGGCTTGAAGTATATGATAAATGGAATGGAAAATATAGATGGATTCCAGCATCTGGTCATGTGGCAGGTGTATTTGTCAATACAGATGATGTTTCAGATCCTTGGTTTGCGCCAGCAGGTCTTAACAGAGCATTATTAAGTAATGTTAGAAGATTAGCATGGAATCCAACATTAGGTGAAAGAGATGTTCTTTACAAGGCTGGAGTTAATCCTATTGTATCATTTTCAGGACAAGGAAAAGTTGTATGGGGCCAAAAAACACAACTTGATAAAGAATCAGCTTTCAATAGAATTAATGTTAGAAGATTATTCATTGTTCTTGAAAAGGCGATTTCAACAGCTGCAAAATATTTCTTATTTGAACCTAATGACGACTTGACAAGATTATTACTTATCAACATGATTGATCCGTTCTTGAGAGATGTAAAATCAAGAAGAGGTATCTATGATTATATGATAGTATGTAATGAAACCAATAATACACCTGAACGAATTGATAGAAATGAATTATGGTGTGATATTTATATTAAACCAACAAGAGCTGCAGAATTTATCGTTCTGAATTTCATAGCAACAAAAACAGGTGCCAGCTTTACAGAATTGGCAACTGCAGTATAAGTAATAAAATAGGAGGCTTTAAAAGATATGCCAAAATTTGATATAGATAGTTATAGAAGTAATTTTCAGGGCGGTGCTCGACAGTATTTGTTTTATTTTAAACCATTATTTCCTACGGGAGTAATAGGTGCTGATACCGAAGTAGCAACATATTTGGTAAGAACGGCATCATTACCTGAAACATCATCAGATGAAATTATGATGAATTGGCAGGGATTTGATTATAAAATTGCTGGTAAATATACATATTCTGATTGGAATGTTACTTTTAATGTTGACATTGACGCAAAAATACAACAAATGTTTCATAACTGGGCGTCTTTAATTCATGATCCAACAACTAATAAATATACAGTTCCAAGTAAATATATGATGGATCAACAAATAGAACTTCTAAATCTTGAAGGTATACCAATTACTAAATATAAATTATTTGGCGCATGGCCAAAAATGGTTGGTAATGCTAATCTTGATTATTCTGCTAATGATGTTGTTCAGTTTGATGTAACATTTACATATATTTATCATGTAGTTGATATAGCAAAATATGGTGTTCAAGCAACATTTGCATAAAAAATTATATAACTTTTTATAAATAGTTATATAACCCACTCAGGCTCATGGTTAGTCTAGACGGATCTCAAAGGTCTAAAGGGAAAAATAAAAATCTCTTTAGACCTTTTTATTTGAGGAGAAAATGAAAACACTTTTTGATATTGAAAGTTATAGAACAAGATTTCTCGGCGGTGCCAGACAATATCTTTTCTTTGTATTATTTACTTTTCCAGAACCTACTAAACCTGAATCTTCTGGATGGCTTTCTGTTGCTCAAACAGTATTGAGTACATTTGGACTAGGTGCCGAACAAGATAAATTTCCATATCTTGTAAAATCAACAATACTACCATCATATGGATTGAATGAAGTTGTAACACCATATACTAAATTTGATTTAAAGACAGCAGGATATCCATCATATGGAGATTGGACAGTAACAATGAATATAGATGAAAAAGGTGAAATAGTAGAAAGATTTTTTAATTGGATGGAAATATGCGAGACTAGTTTACCTGATGTTTATATGAAGGATCAACAAATTCATTTAGTTGATTATCAGGGATCATCTTTTTTTACATATAAATTATTTGGAGCATGGCCTAAGGCAATGAGTCAAGTAACATTAGATTATGGTTCTAGTGAAATAGCGACACTAGAAGTTACTTTTTCATATCAATATTTTGATGTGAGTAGAGTAGATTCTGTTACAGAATCTTTGATAAAACAGGCAACTAACAAAATTGCAGGGATGTTTTAATGAAATTTAATATAGATATAGATTCATTTAGATCAAAATTTCTCGGCGGTAATGCAAGAGCGTATTTATTTTTTATTCAAATACAATTTCCGGGATTTGGTAATGTTGCTCAAGCAGGTTTACAAGGTGCATTGGCCGGTGGCAATATACCAACAGATTTAGGTAGTCTTGCATCGGCAGGTATTGCCGGCGGTTTAGCAGTAGCAAATTCTGGTATTGATCTTGTAGGATTAAGTTCTGGAACTAATGATTTTGGATATTATGTTAAATCTACACAATTACCAGAATCAACTATACAAGAAATATCATCGTTTTGGTGTGGTCAAGAATATAAAATAGCATCTACACAAAGATTTTCAGAATGGACTGTAACATTTTATGTAGATCATAAAGCTAAAATATTAAAGAAATTTAATGACTGGCAAAAAATAATACATAATCCACAAACTAATACTTATGGAAAACCAATAACATATATGTCAGATCAATTATTATATTTGATAGGAATGGAAACTGCTGAAGAAATAAGTTGTTATAAATTATATAATGCATGGCCTAAACAAATTGGTCAAGTGGCATTGGATTACAGTTCTAATGAGTTCGCAACATTTGACGTAACATTTGCATATCAATACCATACTGTGACAGAACATAAACCAAGCGTGATTGTTGAAATGTTGAAACAGGCAGCAGGTGGGTTTATGCAAGCTGGTGGTACTGATATTGTTACAAATGAAGTAATGAACTTATTAAAAACAAAAAAATAAAAAAGTTGGAGGAAAAATATGTCAAATTTTAGGAAATATGTAAATTTTTATGAATTTGAAAGTGAATTACCTGGAACAGGAAAATTAGTAACTTTCAAACCAATCACAACAGGTCAGATAAAGAGATTACTTCTTTATGAAACATCTGAAGATATGGATAGTATTGAAAAATCATTAGATAATATTATTTCAGAATGTGTTATTGATGAGGATTTTGATGTTGGTGAATTATATCTTCAAGACAGATTTTATTTACTATTAGAAATAAGAAAGGCTACAAAGGGAAATACTTATTCTTTTCAATCCAGATGTAGTAAATGCGAATCACAATCTGCACAATCAGTAAATTTATCTAAATTAGAAGTTAAAAAGCTTCCAAAAGAAGTATTAGCAAAACCTGTTGAGAAAAAGAAAACATCTAAAGTAATTCCAATGAAAAAGGGAGGAAAATTAATTCTTGATGACAACGAAGAAATAAAAAATGATGTTTTACAAGAATCTGATCGAAATATCGTAAAACTTGATGATAAGTTATCAATTAGGGTAACATATTTGACAAGAGAATTACAAAAAGAATATAAAGAGTACTTATCAACACTGCCAGACTTAACAGAAAACCAAAAAATGATAGAAGAGTCAACATTATCATATGCAGTTACCGTAAAATCTATAGTAACACCAGATGGTGAAGAAACAGATTTAACTTTAGATGATAAAATTTATTTGATAGAAAATATTCCATCAAAAAGTGTTGAAATTATATCAAAATGGTTTGAAGATAATGATTTTGGTGTTGATTTTTCATTTGATGTTGTATGTGCTCACTGTGAACATAAAGAAAGAAAAGAAATTCCGTTAGAAAATTTTTTCTCCTAAGCTATGTGGTGTGTTCTGGTAATACATTACATAGCATAACAGAGGAGCAATATTATTTAGCAACAAAAGCTAATATAAGTATTGAAGAAAGTAATGAACTTGCTGATTTTGAAAGAGAGGCTTTTTTGAACTTGATAATAAGAGATTTGAGAACTCAGGTTGAAAATGAAAAATTGAAGAAAAATATAACACAGAGGAAATAAATGGGGTTTTCAGCACCAATTACTGGAGATATGGTAAAAGATTTAACTTTTGCTATAAAGAGTTTAGCTAAAACTGTTAATAGCATGGATTATCCTACATCTATGCCTAGAGTTTCAGGCAAAACACCTACAATTAAAACGCCTGATTTAGAACAAATGCGATTAAAAGAATATAAAAATTATATGAGTGGATTGAAAAAAACTGATTTAACTAAAAGCCCAATATTTAAAAAAATTATATCATCAAATGTTGGTTTATTCTTTGCAAAATTATCAACTCAATTTAAATATCAAACAGAGAGGTTATTTGATTCATTAAAAGGAGTATATAATAAATTTTTTGGAGAATTATTTGGAGACTTATATAGAGAAGTAGAACCATTTGTTAATGTATTAAAAAGTTCTGGTGATTATTTACGAAAAATGTTATTAGAGCCATTATTAAAAATATTTCCTAAATTAATGTTAGGTATTGGTGCCCTTATATCTTCTCCTTATATTAAAATAAAAAAAGGTATTGATAATACAAGCATTTTGCAAAAAACTGAAAAGTTAGTAATAAGTGAAAAAAAACAAGAAGGATTATTAAAAAAGATAGTAAAAAGTTTATCTACTCAATGGAAAGAAAGAAAATCTGTAATTAAAACTTTTGATCCAGAAGGAAAAAAAACATTAAAATCAACATTTAAAACTTATTTTGGTAAAAAAATATCACCATATAAGGAAGCTATTGAAAGAAGATTTAATTTAAAATATTTAAAAGGTATTTATGAATCACAGGATAGACCAGTAGAAAAAATGAAGGCGTTGATGTCACCATTTTTATTAAAAAAATCATGGGATCCATATGGAGGATCATGGAAAGAACAATTAAAAAAATTATATATAAAAAAGAAAAGTGGTGATGATGATGGTGAGGGAATAATTTCCAAAACATTTAATTTTATAAAAACATCTAAACTTTTAAAAACTATATCTTTTGTAGTTGGTGGGGCAACTTTTGCATGGGCGGCACTTGGTAAACATAGTGAAGAAACTAGAGAAAAAATAAGGTCAATATGGAATAGTTTTAAAAACTTTTTTGTGGATTATATTTACACTCCCTTTATAGGATGGTTTAAAGAGTATTTTGGTGTTGAAGGTGAGGGATTTACTCTTATTGTTAATTCTCTTAAAGCACTTGCAGGTAAAATAATTGATTCTAGTATAGATTTAACTAAATGGATGTGGGAAGTTTTTACAAAAGCATGGAATGAATCAGATTTTATCGGAAAAATTGGTCTAGTATTTTCAGGATTTTATTTATTACAACCAGTAATGGGTAAAATATTTGATTTTTTTAGTTCATTAGTACTTTTTCCACTTAAAGCTATTTATATTTATTCAATATTTAGTAAACTTGATAATTCTGCAATGCTTTTAAATACTGCTGCACAAAGATTATTAGCAGGAGCTGGTGGAAAAGATATTATACCGGGAGCAGTAAAAACTGCTGGTAGCCTTACTTTAGGAACAGCTGGAGTTGCAGCAATGACAGCTGCTGTCGCCGCGGGTGTTGGTTATGGTATGTATAAAACATATAAAGATCCGACTTCTGTATTTAAAGATGATGCTGCATATGCAACTGGTGATCCGCCAATAAAAGCAAGAAGAAGAGAAATTGGAGATGGTTACGGACCGGCACCAGGTTATAAACCCGATTTTTCTGGAATGAATCCAGCATTTATGCAAAGATTCAAATTGATGAGTGATAGTGTAGGCAATATTCCTGTAACATCTGCATACAGATCAATAGAAGAACAAACAAGAATGTATGCTGAAAGACAAGCAAATCCATCAAAATATCCATATGGTGTAGCACAGCCCGGAACATCTTTTCATAATTATGGTATGGCTATAGATATTCCAGCAGCAACAGCAAATAAATTAGAGAAAGATGATAAGCTAGCTAAGTTTGGATTTTATAGACCATATCCTGTAAAAGATCCTGTTCATATACAAATGTCACCAGTTTCTATGTCAAAGGATTATGATATAAATGCAATAATTGCAAAAGCAAGTGCAAAATATGGTGTTCCAGAAAGTATTATAAGAGGAATTATACAAACTGAAAGTAACTTTAATGCATTGGCTAGAAGTAAACCACCAGAGAATAGTTTCGGTTTGATGCAACTCAATTCAAAATATGATGATATGTGGAAAACACAATATGGCGTGCAAGATTATTTCAATCCAGAACAAAATGTAATGGCCGGAACAGCATATTTAGCTAGTTTACTTAAAGATAAACGAGTAAACGGTGATATGAATAAAGCAATTTCGGCATATAATGCAGGTGCGGGTAAAATAGGAATAAATCCAGATTATATTGATAAAGTTACTAAAAATTCAGGAATGATGGGAACTTTGGCATGGAAAGGTACTGGTATACCATCGGGTACAGGAGCAGAATCTGGTTTTGGAAGTATGTTAGGGTTGATGGGAGCAGGTGCTGGATTATTAGGTGGTGTTGGTGCAATGCCCCCTATTGTCGATGAACTTTTAGGTGTTTTAGCTTCTGGTGCTATGATGTCAATGTTAAGTTCTGCAGGTTTAGGATCTACTACACCTACACCAGCACAAACAGGTGATCCGATATCTGATATATTTGGCTCTATTTCTAAAGTAGCACCTAATGTTATGGGTGGAAAGGTAAAAGGTAATATATTGAATGTAATATCTAATTCAAAAGATGCTATGAAGACATTAAAAGATAATATGAAAAAAAATAAAGGCGAAGATCTTCGTAAAGATGTAAATAATATGTTTTCAGATATATTGAGTACAGGCGGTGATACTATTCCTTCTCCAGTAAAAGATATGTTTGGAATGATGGGTATAAGTCCAATGGATTCTGTTAAAATTACACCAAGTGAAGCTAAAACTACACCGCCGATATTGAGTACTTCTGGTGCACCTGAAGCAATAAGATCAGCAGATAAATCATTAGCAATGGAAAATGCTGTACCAACTCCAGAAATTCAACAAGCAGCAAGTAATGCAATGATATCTGGAGGAGATAGTAATGTTGCAATGGCTGGTGGTGGAAGTGATTCTTCTCAAAAAAGTAATATTCCAGAACCATCACCATCAATATTAGGAAGTTCACCATTAATGTGGCTTATATGTCAAAATTCAATATAGAGGAAATTAGATTATGGGAATAATGGGTTTAGTTGATGCAAGTAAGATACAAGACAGTGATCTCAAGAAAAAGCCAGAAGGAGTTGTGAGTTCAGCAACTAAATCAGTAGTTACATCTAAAAAGGCTAAATCTAAAGTACCAATGGTAAAAAAGACTACTGAAGATAAAAAAACTCCTACACCGCCTGATATTCAAAAATCTTCAACAAAAAGACAAAATATTACATTTTGGTGTCCACCACCAAGTTATGTGGTTGCTAGAGAAATAGATGATATTAACACTTTAACATATTTGGTTTTTGATGGTATAAAAATAGGTACTATATATGCTGATGCTTCTCAAGGTCCTGTACAAGCAAATCAGGAAATTAATTATACCTTTTTCTTTCTTATGCCAAGAGATATTATGGAATCATTATCTCATGAATGGGCATCGTATGAATCCATATCATCAAAAGCAGCAGAAATGTATGCAAGACTAGGTGGATCATGGTGGGAACAAATTCAAGGTTTAGGTGATGTATTAAAAAAACATGGTATGAGTAAAGAAACTTTTAAAGGTTATATGGAATCATTACAAAAAGGTACTTTAGGAAAGGATCTTTTTGGAAAAGTTAAACAAATTGCGGGTGAATTACAGTCTACTGGTGGAGGTAAAGTTCCATTTACTAGAGTAGATACACCATTAACATATAAATCATCGGAAAGAAGATCATATGAATTTATATTTCATCTATTTGCATATGAAGATAGATATGCCGATGTTGTTGAACCTGTAAGATTTTTACAATTTTTATCATCTCCGTCAAAATATAAAGGAGATAGTGAAACAACAATGGCAAATACAAAAATTGAACCACCATATCTTTTTAAAATATATTCTGATCCAGGAGATTTTCTTCTTATGAAAAATGCTATTATAAAACAAATTAATCCTGTTTTTAAAGGTCCTTGGGTAAATGGGCTACCAACATATTGTGAATTGAGGGTTTCTGTTACAGAATATATGCCATTATATGATGATGTATTTGATCCCGATAGAATATTAACATATAAAATATAGGATAATTAATTATGGCTACTAAAAGAATAACCGAAGATTTTTATGAAATAACTAATCATAGATTAAGTAACGTATCGTTTCTTAAATTATTTAATATTTTACAAGATGATGATGGTAATAATTTTTTAAATATTTTTAGATCGTTTTCAATCAATGAGGATGTTATGTTAGATATTATGAATTTTATTACATATGAAACAGAGGAAGATGAATTTTCAGAAAATATAGCATATACAATATATCAAAATGTAAATTTATGGTGGATAATATTTCTATCTAATAATATAATAAATCCATTTGAAGAATTAGGTCCGGGGCAAAATATAAAAGTTTTAAGAGAATCATTTATACCTTTAATTATAAGAGAAATAAGAGATATTTCGGAGAAATAAGATGCGTGATACTGAAGAAGGAAAATTTACAGTAAAAATTATTTCTCCTGATTTGGGTGATTTATCTATTGGGAATGAAGACATACATTTATTTGAAATGATCGAAGATATATTTTCAGTTTGTATGGTTGGAAAATTAATGTTTTTTGATAGGATTGGTTCAATAGAACAACTACCCATTACAGGAAATGAAGTTGTAACTATAACATATGGTGAAAATGAAACAACAAAAACATTTATAATATATGATTTTAAAAAAATTCATCAGGGCTCTTCTTTAACAGGAAGTGCAATGACCATGATTGAAATGTATCTTGTTGAACCTATTCATCTTACATTAACTCAACATAAATATAGTATTTCATGGAAAGATAAAAAAATATCTGTAATTGTAAAAGATATATGTAAAAATATGTGTAGTATAACACAATTTAAAAATTTTGAAGAACCTAAAGAAATTATACCATATTTTTATATGGCATATTGGACACCATTAGAAGCGTTGAAATGGCTTTTAAAAAGATCTTCCGGTAGTATATCAGGAAAATCAGGTTATTTATTATATAGTAATACACAAGGAATGAATTGTACTACCATTGAAACATTATTTACTAATACTAAATTTGAAAAAGATGAGTCTACCATTGCTAAATATGTATTTACTGATACTGATAATGTTGATTCAGAAAATAAAATATTATCTTATAGTATTGAACCAATAAATTATCAATCATTATCTTATTTGAGTGGTGGACATAAATTAGGATATGATTTTGAAACCAAATCTTTATTAGATTTATCATATACATATTCTGAAATAATATCTAAATATACAATGATGGGTAAAAAAACATTATTTCAAGATATTAGTAGTGAAAATTCTCAAATAACACTTGAAGGTGATAATGATATTAATATTTTGAAAAATATAGCGTATGGTGAATTTATAAAAAGATATTCAAAACAATTTGCAGTTTTAATGATGGTAAGAGGACATGACAGAAGATATGCTGGAATGATGATAGATATTCCTTGGAAAAGTGTTTCAGATACTGAAGTATTACATAAATTATATGAAGGAAAATTCCTTGTAAAATCTATAACACATCAATTCAGTAGTAAAACAAAGCCATATTTTAGACAATTAATAGTTGCTATAAAAACAGGTTATACTGATGCTGATAATAAAGCATTACATAAGGCCACATTATATAATATTGTAGTACCTAAAAAATAGAAAAATGGCATAATAATTGGAGAAATATAATAGTGTCTATTCTAAAAAACGAATTTTCAGATATGACTTTACCCAGAGAGAAGTTATATGGCATCTTCAGGGGGATTGTAGAAGATAATCTTGATCCTGAGCAACAAGGAAGATGTAAAATACGAGTATTTGGCGTTCATTCACAAAACAAAATAAAAACATCTACTGATGGTATACCAACAGATGAATTACTTTGGGCAGAACCTGTTTTAAGCTTGATAGAAGGTTCTATTACCGGACAGGGTTTATTTAGTGTTCCTTTAGTTAATTCACATGTTTTTGTGTTTTTTGAATCGGGTCATATATTACAACCGAGATATTTTGCAACTGTTCCAGCGAAAGGTGATTGGAATACAAAAGTTTCTACATATCCACATAATATTGTTTTGGAAACACATGCAGGCCATTATATTGAAATTGATTCATCGCCAAGTAATGAAAGGATTAAAGTTTACCATAAAACCGGAACATTGAGTGAAATAGATAAAGACGGGAATATTCAAATTACTGGAGTTAAAAATGAAACTATAAATATAACAGATAATGTAACAAGAACAGTAGGTGGTACATTTAAAGATGATGTTACTGGTGATGTAACTGAAACATTTAAAAGTAATTGGAATGTTAATGTTACTGGTAATATTAGTATAACAAGTTCTAGCGACATTACAGTTCAAGGAGTGAATGTAAATGTTACGGCAAGTGGGGTATGTACTATTTCAGGCTCTCCAGTAAATATAAATTAAGGATTATTATGGGATTATCGTTATGTAAAATAGGGGATGTTGGATCGGGAACTTGTTATGATCATAAAACGCCTATAAATACAACAGGAATAATAGTTACAGGTTCTGGAAATGTTTTTTGTAATGGGCAAGGAGTAGCAACAATAGGAGATATTGTATTAAGTTCTTGTGGTCATGTAGGAATAATTATTACAGGTAGTGGAAGTGTTTTTTGTAATGGTAAAGGAGTAGCAAGAATAGGAGATTCATTTGATGGATCATTCAAAGGAGTACTTATTACAGGTTCAGGGAGTGTATTTGCAGGATGAGTATACAAAATATTTTAAATAGTATGCCACAAAAAATAGAAAATGCAACTGTTTCTATTGCTAAAATTCAGGAACAAATTACTGAATTGGCATCAATTGCAGATGATTTTGAAAATATATTAGAAACAATTTCTACAGAATTTACTGAAACATTACTTCCAGCTAAAGGTGATTATGTTTATATATATGATAATTTTGGAATTTCTAATGTAACAGATTGGAAAATATATGATAATTTAATATTAAATGATTTAACTTTTATTAGTGATACATCATTTTCTTGTTATGATGATAAAACATTAATATTTATAGTAGATGCTGATATATTATGTAATTGTGGAATAGATGGTATTAAAATTTGTAATGTTGTTTCATCAGATTATTCAGATGATACAACAACAATATCATTGAGTGGTGATATTATTACTAATAATTTAGAATCTGTAAAAACATTATCATATCAATATAACGGAATTGGATGGGATTCTGATACAATAATAATAAATAAAATTGTAGACTTTAATTTTACATATGATTATTTGAATAAAACTATTGATACATCAGGAACATATGGTATTTATGATATGATTTCTAAATTAACAGTTGGTAAAAATTTAACACAAATTAATAAAACAAAATATGAAGATTCTATAACAATATTTACACCATATATATAAGGTAAAAATTATGATATCAACATTTACAATATTTTCGGATATAGATATAGAACTTAATCAGCAAACTGATGGTGATATTAAAAAATATGTAGATCATAATGCAATTAGGAATTCTATTACAAATATATTGACAACATCTAAAAATTCAAGAAGAATGTTGCCAGAATTTGGATCAAATTCAAATTTAATATTATTTGAACCAATGGATGAATATACTGTTAAGAAATTAGGAAATACTATCATTAATGAAATAGGTGCATGGGAAACAAGAATAATATTAGATAATGTAAATATAGATGGTGATATTGATAATATGCAATATAAAATTACTATAACATATCATATAAAAGGAATAGGAGAACTTGGTGGTGGAGGAACCATAAAGTTTATCCTTAAACAAACATAGGAGCTTTAAATAATGGCTGATAATATACTTACACCACAATATTTAGATATGGATTATTCTACAATGAAGTCTAGATTACAAGAACTTCTTGCAGTAAATCCGACATTTAGAGATTATAATTATGAGGGTTCTAACATATCTGTTTTAATGGAAATGATGTGTTATCTTGGAATGTTAACAACATATTATGTAAATCAAATAGCAAAGAATCAATATATGGAAACTGCTGATATATATGAAACAGTTCATATGTTATCACGACTTAGAGGTTATGATCCACGTGGTTATATTTCAAGTTCAACAGATCTTACTATAACACTTACGTTATCTGGTGGTACAAATGGGGTATCACCAGGAGATACTATTTCATTAGGGGCATGGAAACAAATAGTCTGTACTGGTAATGAATCTGTTGATGAAAATGGTGCATTATTACAATTCTCAACTATAATAGATACCATAGAAACTATCCCAACATCAGCATTAGGAACATATACCTTTTCAGTTCCTATAAGACAGGGAATCGTATATAATGGAACATTTACAGGAGATAATATTATAGATAATATAATTTATTTACCTTCATATAATTTTGATTATGATGATGATTTAAGTGACCAGTCACCATCTATGGAATTAAGTGTAAATAACATAGTATGGAATAGAGCATCAGATTTTTATGATGAATTATCGGGGTTGAAAAATGAATCTAATTTATATTTAATGAGATATAATAAATATAAAAATTATATTTTAGAATTTTCATCAGCTAGAAATGTTCCTTTAGGAACAGATATTATAAATGTTATTTTATTAATATCAGCAGGTACTTATGGTAATATAGGATCAGGATTAATTACAATACCAGAAACTGAATTTATATATAATCAAACAAAACGATCATATATAAATAATACATATATGTCAGTAACAAATTTATCTGCGGCTGTTGGCGGTTCAAATCCAGAAACACTATCTAATATAAAATCAGCATCTACTGGAGCTATACATTCTCAATATAGAAATGTTACGAAATATGATTATATAACTCATTTAGAAGCTAAATCTGATATACAAGTTGCTAATGTATGGGGAGAGCAAGAAATAGCACCATCAGGTAGTATGTTAGAATATAATAGAGTTTATGTTTCAACTATTCCTGTTGATTGGGGAACTGGAACAATAACCATTTCAGGAGCAGATGGTTCCAATAGTATACCAGCATCTGGTAGTGGATTATATGTCCCTATAAATTTTACTAATAGTTTTAAAGTTGATTTATCAACATATCTAGAACCAAGAAAAATGCTATGTGCATATGAAGAATTTGTTTTACCTGAAATTATATTTTTCTCTTTTGATTTTGGTATAAAAATCAAAAGAACATATACATTTTCAACCGTAGCAAATGATGTAAGTAATAAATTGAAATATTATTTTGAAACAAGTAATAGGAGATTTAATGAAATTATATCATTTACTAATATAATAGAATATATTCTTGATACTACTAATATTTCAACCACTGATTCGTTTTCATATGTTAAAGGTATACAAACTTTAATACCAAGAGATATAAATGTTTTAAACGGTGTTATTATAAATGAATATGGATCAACTGAATATCCTGTATATACTTCTGAATCTCACTCAGGAGATAATAAATTACGATATATTCAATTAGGGCATAATCAATTTCCTGCTGTTTCAATATTTGATAGTACTTTTATACAGGAGTTATAAATGTCTAGTAAATTTTCAGATATTCCATATTTTATTATTGAAAATTTTTTAAATACTATACGACCATATAATTATTCGCTAGCTAAAACTGGTTCTCTGCGAGGAGTGTCTATATTTGGTTCGGGTATTAATATTTGTGCAAGAGGTGGTTACGGTGTAAATCTTTATCTTAAAAATCCAAGGCCATCATCAGATAGTTTAGGATATAATCCTTATTATAGAATTAAAGGTGTACCGTATTCTTTAACTTCAAGAAATTCTGAAAATAGCCTTCTTGAGAGTACTTTATTTACATTTCAATACGTTCCGGCAACAGCAATAAGAGGTTCTGAAATTACTTTAGAAGATCTTATTGAATATTCATCTGATCCAATAAATACACCTATTGAAATATATTTTGGTATAGATAGAATATTACATGAATTTATAGAAAATAATGATGAATATGTTAAGTATGTAAATACTAACAAGAGATATCTATATTTTGGTGAACTTTTTGCTTTAGATAATAATAAAATTGTAATAGATTATAATAATATTTATAAGTATGCATTAAATACACTTCCTGTAAATAATAGAACTGAAAATCTTCAAATATTTTTAGAAACTTTTTTTGATAAACAATATTCTGAAATATATAATTCACTAAAAAATATATTGTGTTTATCAGATCCATATGAAATGTGGTCAAATTATCTATATTACTTATTATTAATGTATAATGTATCAACAAAGCATAGTATGGACATTGATACAGAAAGAGTATTTGTCGCTAATCTACCATATTATTTAAAAAGAAAAGGAACATATTCATCATTATATATTATTTGGAATACTCTAGCAAAAGGAACGACTAATCTATTAAATATATATGAAAGATGGCATAATTGGGAAATAGAAGGTACACCATTAGAAAATTTTACAGATTTTCTCTATACATCATTTCCACATTATAATGAAGTTCCTCCAGAAACAGGTGCTGGTCATGGATATTATTATTCTGAAATTGCACGATCTGTAATAGATATAAATACGCCATCATTAATATGGGATGTGACACATAATCTTAATAATAAATATCCATTGTGCCAATTTGTTGATGATCAAGATAATATAATTATTCCTAGTAAAATATTTTATAGAGATATTAGTTTAATAGAAGCAACATTTGGTGAGGTTGTTTCAGGTAAGGCAATTTGTACTGAAGCACCATTATCTGCTATGGAATTTATTCATATTCAAAATACACCAAGTATAACATGGAATATAAACCATGCATTAGGCAAACAGTATCCAATAATTCAGGTTATATATAATGATGAACAAATAATACCTGATCAAATATATTATGAAAATACTGATGATTTAACATTAACATTTTCAGAAGCTATGGAAGGTGTTGCGGTTATGATTGTGGATGATGATTTAACAGTAACAACACATTCATCAGGTACAGAATGGTATATAGAGCATAATTTAGATGATATGTATCCTCTCGTTCAAATAGTAAATAATGATTATTTAGAAATTCCTGATGGTATCAAATTCAATGATACGATGTCATATACAGTTACTTTTACTGAAAATGCTGAAGGTAAAGCAATAACATTCAGTAATACATCATCTATGTTATATCCAACATATTCACCGGAAATAAGTGGTGGATGTTTAACTCCACATTATAGAGTAGAAATAGATTTATCTAATGAACCATTACATTCTGATGCTATTATAAAAAAAGAATTTTGGGATGATTTATTATCATATTGGAATGAAATGAGACCGGTATGTAAATTTGCACATTATAATGAAATTATTTCACCAATAACAGATTTTACAGGATTAACAAAATCATTATATCAACTTCCAACAAAATATGGTTATTTATACTCACAATGTTGTAGATCAGTTGCAGTATCTTTTCCTAATAGTTTAATTTTTAATTCGGTAAATAATTTATCTAAATGGATTATAAAACATAATTTTGGGACAAAAGATTTGAATATTCAATGTTTTGATGCAAATAGAAAACAAATCTATCCATCTACTATAGAATTTACAACAAATAGTTCAATAGTTGTTACCTTTTCTGTAGCAGTAAATGGATATGCTTTTATTTCTGTTGCTGATTATACTCACGAACAATCAGTAAGTTCTAGTGAATGGGAGGCTACTCATAATTTTGGCGATAACTATCAATATGTGTTAGAATTAGCTAAATATGAAACTCAAAAAGTTTTTATTCCACAATCAGTTACAATGTCATCGACTGTTTCAGCATCGGCAAGTCTTATTGAAGCAGATACAGGATTTTTATCATTAACAAAACATACAATGGTCGTTCCTTATGAAAGATCAGAAGCATCAAAAGAATGGTATGTATATCATGGATTAAATTCAAATAATATTCAAGTTCAGGCATTTGATAATAATGATAATGTTATATATCCAGCATCTATTACTATTGTCGATAATAATGTTTGTATATTATTATTTAATGAGGAAAGATCAGGTATTGCGGTTGTACGAGAAGTGGGTATTGGATTATTAACAATGGATGAAATTATAAGTTCAATATCATACTTAAAAATAGGAAATGCTGGTAGTAGAAATTGGAAACCTGCTGTAGAAAATGATATAGAATCTCCTATTGGAACATTCAATGCAGTTTTATATAAAGAAGATGGTGAATATTATTATATAAGAGTTGATATAAATGATAATCAATCTTATAATATATCAGAAATGGGTATATTTAGCATTACAGGTGATATATTATTTTATACATATTGTAGTCCTATATATAAGCCAGAAAATATTTCTTTGATTATTTGGTATAGAATAGCTAAAATTATGTAATTAAATTATAAATATAAATTGAGGGATAAATATTATGGCAAGAGTACATTATTGGCATTATTTGTTAAATGAAGAAGGGCAACCAATAGAAGCCGCTATTATAAGCGTTATGCAGTCTGAAAGTACTACATATGTTTGGTTATATGATGTTGAAATTGGTGGAACAGCATTCATTAATTATGAAAGATCTGGATCAACTGGTAATCCACAATTAAGAACTAATTCTGATGGTTTTTTTGAGTTTTGGATTTCTGATGATAGTGATTTATCGGGACATGGATATGCTGGTATCAAACTTAAAATAAAATGGTCAAAACCTGGTGTTATATCAGACGGATATATTGATAATATTGAGTTTAGTATTTCTCCAGAACCAGTTTTAGAAACAGATTATAGTGTAATAGGAAAGAATAAATTAATAAGTAATAAATTGGCATATAGATGGGAATCAGCAGTAAAAAGAGTTATTGAATTACCAGTTATTGAATGGAGTACAGATATTACTACTGGAAATAAATATTATTATATTGTTCCAGATGAATTTAATGGAATGAATTTAATTAGAGTAGCTGCAACAGCATTGGTTGCCGGCGAAACAGGATCTACAACAATAGGCGTATATAATGTTACAACATCACATGAAATGTTATCAACATTAATGGCTATTGAATCAGGTGAAGTAAGTACAAGAACATCGGATACTCCAGGAGTTATAGACGCTGCCTATGATAATATAACAACAGGTAATATTTTATGTATTCATATAGATGCTGTTAGTAGTACTGCACCAAAAGGTTTAATTGTTGAATTAGTTTTTGAAATTCCGACAGAGTAAAAATGAGATTATTAAATTATTTATCATATTCCGGTATTGACGAAGATACTAATAAATTTAGGATGCTGACACTAATGTTAGTTGATAAGCCACCCCCTTATTCAGAAATAATATTAAAAATAATTAAAGAACATAATATTACAGAAATATTAAAATTACCTTCATCACTTAATAAAGAATTAAAAAATATATATAAGGGTAAATATTTTTTTGATTTTTGTATTGATGAGGGTTCTGATATTAATATACTTAAATTAAGGAAAAAAAATTATGAAAAATTAAAAATTCTTCATCTTAAATCTAATGATGTTCTATCTTTATATAAAAAACAAGTAGAAAATAATCTACTCCAGTCCGTTGTTTAAACATTTACAAATAATACAATTTAAGTTATAATAATTATTAGAGATTTACTAATAAACGAGCATTACGCTTAGGAGGATTTATGAAGTTTGGCTAAAAATTATATAAATAATGAAGATTTGCTAACGGAAGTTATAAAATTCAAGGAAAATGGTGTAGTATCAGAAGAATTAGGTAAAATGTTATTAGTATTAGCAAATAATTATTCTTTTAAGGGTAATTTTGTTGGTTATACATGGCGAGAAGATATGGTAGGAGAAGCTGTTTTAACCTGTATAAAATATCTTAAAAATTTTAATCCAGAAAAATCTAGAAATGCATTCGCATACATCACACAAATCTGTAAAAATTCTTATAAATTATATATAAAAGAACAAAATACACATAGTTATATTAAAGATGTATGTTATAATGCTGTAGATAATTTTAGATCTAGTAATGAAATAACATATACTTCCAGATCACTTGATTATGAAGGAATGTTAAATTCATCGGCGTTTGGTAAGGCTCCGGTAGAAGAAGAACGATGGCATGATTTATATGTAGAAGAGGAAATTGTGAATAATGAAGAAATTATTAATAAGTGATACACATTTAGGTATACATAAATCTTCTGATATATGGCATCAATCAGCAATAAAATTATTTAAATCTATAATAGATAATTGTAATAGAAAAAATATTAAAACTATCATCCATTTAGGTGATTGGTTCGATGATAGAAAAACATTAAATATTAAAACTCTTTCTGTAACAATACATATTATGGAAATGCTGAAAAATTTTAATGTTATTATTATTATAGGTAATCATGATTCATATTATAAAACAGATGTTTATCCCACTTCATTAGATGTTTTTAAAGAATATAAAAATGTATCTGTTATAAGAGAAACATGTACTATTGATAATATTACTTTAGTACCTTGGGAAAAACTTACGCCTGAAATATTAAAAAAGGGTGGTAAGTTTTTATTTGGTCATTTTGAAATAAATTCTTTTTATACTAATGAAAAACATATTTATAATAAATCAATTTTTAATATAAACGATTTTAAAAATTTTGATTTAGTCTTATCTGGTCATTTTCATATTCCCACAAAAAAAAATAATATAATATATTTAGGTTCACCTTATCATATGTCTTTTAATGATGTTAATAGTGATAGAGGTTATTATATTTTTGATGATAATAATATTGAATTTATATCGTTTACTGATGCACCACAATATGTTATAATAAATTCTGAACAAGAAATAAAAAGTGATATTATAACAAATAATATTGTAAAATTACAATTTCTTAAAGATTATGGTATAAATGAAAATACTAAAATTATTGAAAGTATAAGAATTCATAATCCATTACAATTATATACTGATTTTTCAAGTATTTCAATAATAGAAGATAAAGTTACTGATTTTGATGAAATAGAAAATATAAAAATAATGGATCATAAAGATATATTTTTTGAATATATTAATAAAATAGAAATACCAGAACATTTAAAAAAATCAGTAATGAAACAAATGATTAATAAAATTTTAAAGGAATAAGAGAGGGATAAAAATAATGACATATTTAATTACAGGCGCTGCCGGTTTTATAGGTTATCATGTTTGTAAAAGATTATTAGATATGGGTAAAAGAGTAAATGGTGTAGATAGTGTAAACACATATTATGATATAAATTTGAAACATGCAAGACTAAATAATCTGAATAATTATGATAAATTTATGTTTTATGAGGGACCTGTACAGAATTTTATTCCACATTCATTAAAATCAGATTATATTTGTCATTTAGGAGCATATGCCGGTATACCATATTCATTAGAAAATCCTAAAATATATGAATATAATAATAGTTGGGGAACATTTCACATGTTAGAACGAGCAAGAATGTGGAATGTGAAAAATTTTGTGTATGCATCAAGTAGCAGTGTGTATGGTGAAAGTAAAGAAGAATCTATTGAAGATGCCGATGTTGATAATCCTCTTAATATGTATGCAGCAACTAAAAGATATAATGAGTTACAAGCTAGAGTATATAGTAGCGCATATAACGTAAAGTGTACTGGATTGAGATTTTTTACTGTTTATGGTGAATGGGGAAGACCCGATATGGCCATTTACATATGGACAGATGCATTGTATAATAATAAAGTATTGAAGATGAATGGTTATGGAAAAATGGAACGAAATTTTACTTTTGTTGATGATGTTGTTGATATGATTTTAGAAACATTACACATACCACAAGAATATGTAATATATAATATAGCAAATACTAACAGTGTCGATTTGAACTATGTTGTAACAAAGTTAGAGGAATTGACAGGTATTACTGGTAAAAAAGAATATGTTTCAATACCACCGGGTGAAATCAATAAATCGAGAGCTAATGTTGATAAATTAGTTTCTGAATTTGGATATTCCCCTAAAGTAGATATAGATGAAGGGTTAGAAAGATTTGTACAATGGTATAAATTTTATTACAATATAAAGGAGTAATGTATTTTTATGGATTATATTGAAAAAAAGAAGATGCTTGATGATGAAAAAAAAGATTATGAAGAAGCAAAGGCAGAAATACCTTTTGAATTAATGCCATCTCATAAGATAGCAAGACCCGATCCAAATTTAAGAGATTTTTTAGAAATTGATGGTTATATTTACAAAATTTCAAAAAAACTTGGTAGAAACCGTTATATGATAAAATTGAAAGGAAAGAAGAGGTAATTATTATGAATATTAGATTTGAAGAGGTAACACAAGATGTATTAGATTTATTATCAGAAATAAAAGGAGAATATTTTCCATCACTTAGAAATGTTGATATTAAAGTATTATTTGACTTGAAAAAAAGACAATCTGGGGGAAAATTAATTCTTGGAAGATGTCAAAAATCTAATGATTTAATTAAATATTTAACACTAGAAGAAGCTGAAGAAGGTATTCCATATATTATTTATTTAGATAAATGTGTATGGGATAATATTGAAAGAATTGATAAAATTAGACTTTTAAGACACGAATTAAGGCATATTTTTATAGATATTGATAGTGAAAAAAATCCATATAAAATACTTCCACATGATATTGAAGATTTTGCTGAGGAAGTAGAGCTTAATAAAGATGATGTAAGATGGGCATCAAGAGTTGCAAATTTAGCTTCAGAAATATATGAACAAAGGAGAGATGCGGAAGAATGAAATCATATAGAGATATAGGATTAGAAATAGGTAGTTTAGTAACTGAAAAGAACGCTAAATATGGTGATTCTTTTGCTAATTCACCTAAAATATTGGAAATATTATATCCTAATGGTGTAACAGTAGATAAATATAGAGATATGCTCGCAGTTACACGAATAATTGATAAATTGTTTAGGATTGCTACTGATAAGCACGCCTTGGGAGAAAGTCCTTATAATGATATTGCTGGATATGGTATTCTTGGTGTATATGAAGATCAAAAAGAAGAAGGATAAATCATATGAGAGAAGAAACTGTACTGTTTGGAACATATGAGGAATTAGAAGAATGGTTTGAAAATAATAGTCCTGATACATCCTCTTTTGAAGAACATTTAAAAAATAAGACAGGGCATTCGTTTTCTATTACTTGGATTAAATGTACTACAGATTTTTTAGGCAATAAGAGATTTAGCCCTGAAACAATTTATATGTGTATAGAGGATAGATGAGTAGAGCACTTATAGGAAAAGGTGGTAATGATAGAATATATACACCAGAAGACGTTGCTCAAAAAATAGTAGACCATTTTTCACCAACTGGAACAATACTTGAACCATGTAGAGGACAAGGCGCTTTTTATAATGCATTTCCAAAAGAATGTACAAAATTATGGTGTGAAATTGATGATGGTGTAGATTTTTTTGAATTTAATGAAAATGTAGACTGGATAATAACTAATCCACCATATTCTCAATTTAGAAAATTTTTACAACATAGTATGGAAATATCTACTAATGTTGTTTTTTTATGTCTTATAAATGCAATATGGATGAAAGCAAGATTGAAAGATATTCAAAGTGCTAAATTTGGTATAAAAGAAATATTACCTATAGATACACCCGAAACATGGCCTAAATTTGGTTTACAAGTGGGTGTAATATGGCTTCAGAAATTATGGTTGGGAGATATAAAATTTAATCAATGCATAAAATAGAAATGATTGATATAGAATGGCGTAATTTCTTATCATATGGTAAAATACCCCAAAAAATAACATTCACTCCAGGTATTAATCTTATTTTAGGAATGGATAGTGAAAGAAATAGAAGTAATTCTAGTGGAAAATGTGTCGATGGTGAGACAAATATAGATGTTATTGTTCCTGAAAATATTATTAATATTTTTTTGGAAAGTGAATGATTTTCCGATTGCGTTTATATAAATATTCATATGAAAGATGAAAAAGGTAATATAATATCACCATACTCAATAAAATATTGGATAAATAAAGGTTTTTCTGAAAAAGACTCTATTCTTGAAATAAGAAAAAGAAGACCTACAAATATTGAATATTGGATAAATAAAGGTTTTTCTGAAGAAGAAGCTAAACAAAAAATATTAGAAATGTGTAAAAAAGGATCAAAAACTAAAAAAGAAAACCCACAAAAATATAAAAAATATTATAATATGAATATTGAATATTGGATAAATAAAGGTTTTTCTGAAGAAGAAGCTAAACAAAAAGTATCAGAAAGACAAAGAACTTTTACTTTAAAAAAATGTATAGAAAAATATGGTAAGAAAGAAGGTACTAAACGATGGGAAGAAAGACAAGAAAAATGGCAGAAAACTCTAAAAGCTAAACCAGCAGAAGAAATTGAAAGGATAAATAAATCAAAAGCGTTAACATTGGAAAACTTTGTTAGGAAATATGGTATCGAAGAAGGAACAAAGAAATATACCGAAAGATGTTTGAAATGTAGCAATTCATTAGAAAATAATATCAAGAAATATGGTATCGAAGAAGGAACAAAGAAATATAAATCATGGAAAACAGCAATGATAAAAGGTATGAAAAATTCGTTATATTCACAAGAATCTCTTACCATTTTTATTGAATTATACGAATGGCTTATATCTAGAAAATACAAACAAACTGATATTTTTATCGGATGTAATGAATTAGGTGAATTTAAATTATTTGAGAATAGAAAAAATGTAGATGGAACTATAAAATGTTACTTTTATGATTTTACTATTTTACATCCTGTAAGACTTATTATAGAATATAATGGAGAGGCATTTCATCCAAACCCATTATGGAATGATGAAAAATTAGAAAAATGGCAACATCCTTTCAATAGAAAATCGGCTAAAGAAATGTATAACTATCAAAAACATAAACTTGAACTAGCTAATAGTGCAAACTTTAAAGTTTTAGAAATATGGTCATCTGATACTAAAGAAGTAAATATTCAAAAATGTAAGGATTTTATTCTAGAAAATGAATGTAACCTGTACAATATCTAAAATTTATAAATTTTACAAAAAATTTCCTGAACATATCGGATCAATATATGTGGATACGCCATATGGAAATAAAAGAATTATTGCTTGTGAAATTATTGAAAAAAATGCAGAATCATTTTTATTGAAAACACTATCATTTTCTCTTATCTGTTCTCCTGATCACAGAGTAAAAGATGAATATGGTAATTGGGTGTTTGTAAAAAATCTAAAAATATCAAACAATATTCAAACTAAAAAAGGCCATGAACAAGTTATAGAATGTTATAAACTTCCGTTAAAATATACATTATATGATATTCAAGTGGAAGAAGTAGAACAGTACTATTCAAACGGTATTCTTTCACATAATTCTTCATGTCTTGAACCTATTACATTTGCACTTTTTGGTAAATTGAATAGAAGTGTTAAGAAAGAACAAATAGTAAATTGGAAAAATCGTAAAAATTGTGAAGTCAAAATAAGATTTAAAAAAAATAACGATATATTTACTATAATAAGAGGAATAAAACCTGATAAATTGGAAATATATCGTAATAATGATCCAATTCCACCATTATCTGATGTTAGATTATATCAAAAACAATTAGAAACTGAAATATTAGATATTGATTTTAATACATTTGTATCCATAGTACATACAAATCTCAATACTTTAACACCTATACTAAAAATGGATACTCAGAAAAAAAGAGCATTTTTGGAAAGAGTGTTTGGTTTGAATATATACACTAAAATCAATGAAAAATCAAATGAAAAACTTAATGTTATAAACAACAAAATACACGAACTTAATATAGAAATTAGATATAATGAGAAGAAATCTGATGAATTAAAATTTCAATTAACTCAATTAAAAGATAAACAACGTAATATGATATCATCAAAGAAAGAAATGGATGGTATTATAAAGAAAATTAATGATATTGATGTAACAGAAGAAGATTTACGTCTTATTGACGATAAAATTTATGACTTAAAACAATCAATAGAAAAGAATACGACAAGAAAAGGAACATTAGAAATAAGTAAAAGTATTAGTGTTACAAAAGAAGAAAATATTAATTTTAAAATTCATGATATGCGAAAAAAGAAGGAAAATGCGGATAAGTATATAAAAGCATTTGATTTATATAATAATAGAATTAAAGAATATGGCGAATCAGATAAGTTGAATATTGAACTTTCATTGTTGATGTCAGAATTATCAATACTTTGTAATGAAATTGATAATATGAAAGAAAAATGTAGTATTCTAAATGGTAAACGATATAGTAATAAAAAACATTATGATGAAATAATAAAAAAACTTGATAATCTAAAAGGTAAAGATATTTGTCCCACTTGTGGTTCTATAATATCATTTAATGGCTTTTCTTCTTCTTTTACCGAACAAGCTACTAATTTAAAGGAAGATATTTTAAAAATTGATAATGATATTAAATATTATACCGAACAACTTCAGTATATGTTACAGAATAAAGACGTTTTGAGTACTAAAATAGAAACCTTGAAAAGTATTATCAAAGAAATTATAGACATTAAAAATGAATGTATAAAATATGAAGAATATAGGGATTTCAGTTTGGAGATTAAAGAATTAGAAGATAGTTTATTAACAATCCAAAATATTATTATGGAAATGAATAATAGATTGAAAGATATAACTTCTGAAATTTCTAATGATAAGGAAGTTTTAAGTATTTTAAATAATGAATATGGTGTTGTAGTAGGAAAATTGAAATTATTGAATGAACTGAATAACAAATTACAAACTTTACGGGAAAAAGTATTATTTGAGGATAAGGTAAATGATGAAATATCAAGAAATATTTATGATTTAGAAAGTAACATCAAGGTAATAATAGAAAAGATTGATGAAGATGTAGAAAAAGTAAATAAATTTAATAATATAATTGATTATCTTGAACAAATAAAATTATTATGTAAAGATGAAAATGTAAAACAATTTGCAATATCATCAATTATGCCATTTTTGACGAAACAGGTAAATCATTATTTGGCTGAAGGTGGATGTAACTTTTATTTAAAATTTACTGGTTGGTTAGAAGAAGAAATATTAGGACCTGGTATTACAAATTGCTCATACGGTAATTTGAGCGGTGGTGAAGCAAGAAGTATTGACTTAGCATTACAATTAGCATTTTTAGATATTTTACGTTTACAAGCGGCTATATTTCCTGATATAATAATATTCGATGAGATATTAGATTCTTCTATTGACGCATCAGGATTACATAATTTACTAAAAATAATTCGTTCTAAACAAAGAGAAGATAATAGTAAAGTATTTTTAATAACTCATAGAAGTGAAATCACTAACTTAGAAATTGACACTGTATATATGGTAAATAAAATAAATGGTTATAGCCAGGTAATATTAAATGATAATCTATAAAATAACTAATATTCTTAATTATAAATCTTATATTGGTAAAACTACAAAGACTTTAAATAAAAGATGGTCAAAACATTTAAATAGATTAAAATATAATAAAGATAATATTTATTTTTATAACGCATTAAGAAAATATGGAATTGAAAACTTTACTCTTAAAACTCTTTGTGAATGTTCTTCTTGGGAAATAATGAGTATAATGGAAACTTTCATGATAATGGTTCATAAAACCCATGTAAGTGAAGATGGATATAATCTAACATGGGGAGGCGAAGGAATGCATGGTTTCAAACATTTAAAAGAATCAAAAATAAAAATGAGTAGATCACATAAAGGATTACAAGCGGGTACATCAAATCCCATGTATGGAAAAAATCATTCAGAAGAATCAAAAAGAAAAAATAGTGAATCACATAAAGGAAACAACCATACAGAAGAAGCAAAAAGAAAAATAAGTGATGCAACAAAAGGTGAAAATAACCCTATGTATGGGAAAAAACGAATTTTTTCAAAAGAAACAAAAAGAAAAATGGCTATCGCACAAAGAAACAGACAAAAAATAAATGGATTTAGTCAGTTAAATATAATATAATCAAGAAAATTTTTGAACAAGTTGAAAAATGTGAAATATTTTAAAGGAGAATGAAAAGAATGAATGATAAGATTGAAAAACTGCTAGCAGCCGTTAGAAAAAATATAAAAGGTACTCATATTTCTCTTATGACAGAATCTGATATTGCTAATATAACTGAAACAATAAAAACGCCTGCATTAGATTTAAACAGAATTCTTTCAGGTAATCTTAATATTGGAATTCCTACAAGAGCTGTTGTTGGTATAGCAGGGCCAGAAGGTAGTTTTAAAAGTTCTTTTGCTGTATTATGTGCAGCAGATGCATCAAAAAATGGATTTCAACCTATATTGATTGATACTGAAGGTGGATTAAAAACTGAATTCTGTCAAAGATGGGGATTGGATACTTCAAAAGCTATTTATTTTTATAGTCAATGGGTTGAAGAAATTATGGTGTTTCTGGCTCAATTAAAAAATTCTGGTATGGAAAAAATGATTATTATACTTGATTCTGTTGGTGGTCTTGATCGTTTAAAAACATATGAAGATGCATTAGAAGGAGAACCAAAAGCTGATCAGGGTCAGTTACAGAGAAATATTAGAACTATTATAAAAATGATTACTGGTATTTGTGTTTTACAAAATTCTATTGCTATCTTAACTGGTCATATGTATGGCGCACCGGGTTCAATAGGAAAATTTACAAAACCAGATGAAGTTGGTGGTGGCAAGGCTTTTAAATATTTACCATCAATTTTTATCCAACTTAAAAAATCTCAAATGAAAGATGATGATAAAAATGTTACAGGAAATGTAATTACAGCATACACTACAAAAAATAGATTTTATCCAGCATTTCAGGAAGCGACTATAGAAATAGATTATGTAAATGGTATAAATTCTTATGCTGGTATATTGAATTTAGCAGTAGAAGCTGGACTTGTTGAAAAATCTGGTTCATGGTATTCATATAAAGGTGAAAGATTAGCTCAAGGTGAAGCAAACTCTACAATAGCATTGAAAGAAAATCAAGAATTATCAAATAAAATATTAGACGATTTGAATGAATGGCTTAAAACAACAGGATATTCAACGGTTAATGAAAATCTCAAACAAGCAGAAGAAATATTAATGAATATTATGACAGATGAAACTACACAAGTTACAGAGGATGTGGTGGAAGATGAGAGTACTGTAAAGAAAACAAGAAAAACTACCAAAAAGAAATAATATATATAAATAAATAAAATACTATTACTTGGAGGTAGAATAAGATGTCAAAGAAGAAACAGGGTTCACAACCAGTAAAACAGGATACAAAAAAAGGTGGTAAAAAAAAGAAAGGAAAGAAAAAATAATGAAAATATTTGATTTTCTACAAATGCAAGAAGATTTTCCATTGAATGGTAAAATTGATGATGTATTTCTTACAAAAGAATTGGCGAAACAAAAATTAGAAAAAGGAAAGGACGATACGATTACGTATTATAAAATTATCAATGTTTCTAAAAATGGTAATATAGAATATGTAATGAATTTTGATACTTTAGAAGAGGTGTAAAATGGCAAAAGAAATGTTTGTTTTTCGTATTGAATATGAAAAATTATCAACAATGAGTTCATGGACTACATTTATTGCGGCACATGACTTACAGGAAGCGGAGAATTATATTCAAAAAGTTGTTGGACCTATTAGAATTATGATTGCTGGTATGCATAGTAGATTGGATTCTGTAACATTTGAAGTAAGAGACAGAATTGTAAATGCTTATATGGGCAAAAATGTAAAAATCGAAGAAATTGTTATAAAAAATGAACCAAAAGAATCAAAAAAAGCAGAAAAACCAAAATTAAAGAAAAAATAAGTTGACAATATAAATTTATTATGGTATAATCTTATTGATGGTGGCGTAAAGAAGGATTTCTTCGTATATGAAAAGTTTTTTGGTAACACAAAGATTAAAAGCGTATTAAATTAGAGCCTCCTTGATCGAACCCCATCATTTATATAATTTACAATAAGAGTGGTGAAAATAAGAATTACATCGGTAGATAAAATATTCTTATTACTTATTCCCTCTTATGAACAATATGTTAATTATAGTGGTGATATAATAGAAATACATCGACCAGGAAAAAGATTGTCAAATCTTTGATACGATTCTATTAGACTGTTCCCTATTAAAAAATAAAAGGAGTGTGAAAATGCTACAAAATCATAAAATTTCCTCTGAACAATTACTTAGAAGGTCAGTTCTTTCTTGTATGTTATGGGAAGATACTTTCTATGAAAGTGGTTCATCAATCAAAGAAAGAATTGAAGATTTATGTAATGAAGTAGATGCTAAAATAGTAGCATCTCTTGCTATAGAAGCTCGTGAAAAATTCAAATTAAGAAGTGTTCCTTTACTCCTTGTTAAACAACTAGCATCAACACAAAGAGGTACAAATCTTGTAAGTAAGGTTCTTTCAAGAGTTATACAAAGACCAGATGAAATGGTGAAATTTCTTAACTTATATTGGGAAGATGGTAAAAAACCTTTGTCTGCTCAAGTAAAAAAAGGATTAGCATTAGCTTTCAACAAATTTGATGCTTATCAATTATCTAAATGGAATAATAATAGTAAAATTGATCTTAGAGATATTATGTTTCTAACACATCCTAAACCTAAAGATACTGAACAGGCAGTAATATTTTCTAAATTGGCAAATAAAACATTAGAATCTCCTGATACTTGGGAAGTAAGACTTTCTTCGGGTGCAGATAAAAAACAATCATGGGAAGATTTATTAACACATAATAAAATGGGCGCACTTGCCGTTCTTAGAAATTTACGTAATTTTCAGAGGGACGGTGTTATGCCAGAAATTATTAAACAAGCGTTAAATGAAATAAAAATTGAAAGGATTTTACCATATAGATTCATAACAGCTGAAAAATATGCAAAAGAATATTCAAAAGAATTAGAAAATGCCATGATGAAATGTCTTTCTAGTCAACAAAAATTATATGGTAAAACTATTCTTGTTGTAGATGTTTCTGGTTCTATGGACTGGCCTTTAGGTTATGAGGGTGATCTTTGGGGAACAAAATATTTACAAAAAGAACAAACGAATAGAATTGATGTTGCTAATGGTTTAGCAATTCTTCTTCGTGAAATTTGTGATGATGTAGATATTTATTCATTTTCCGACAATATTGTAAGAATTGAACCGGCAAGAGGATTTACTTTAGGTGATGAAATTAAAAATTCACAAAAACATAATGGAACAGATATGGGTAAAGCTATGAAATATCTACAAAATAATGTTACTGATTATGATAGATTAATAGTTTTTACTGATGAACAATCACAAACAGATATTTCATTTTATCAACCTATAAATAATGCATATATGGTAAATGTTGCATCATATCAATATGGAATAGGATATGATAGAGACTGGATTCGTGTTCATGGATTTTCAGACGCTGTTATTGAATGGATACAGCAATATGAAGTAGAAAATAAAAATGGTTGGAGAACAACTATAGAAGAAATACTTTTCTCAGGATTTTAAGTATGTTAGGATTGTTCAATGTTGACTATGTGTTATCCAGAGAATTAGCAAAATCTATAAAAGTAACTGAAATAGAAGATGGCTTTGATAGTAATATTAAAGCCATTTTTATTGATTGGATACCTACATATGATAAAAATAGTGCTAATAAATTATTAAAACAAGTAGATATTATTGAAAAATATACTACTAAAAAGAAAATACCGACAATAATATTTGATAAATTTAGAGGATTAACTAACAAAGAAGTTGATTGGTTTAAAAAAATGAATGTAAAACTTTTTGAACCATCTATTCATTTAAGATCTGGTTTTCGTTATTTACCATTATGGACTAAAATAAAAACTCTTTCAGAAATAGAAATTGATGATCATGAAAGAAAAATTACTCTATTATATAAAGGTAGGTTATTATCAGATAGAATAAAAGCATTTGATAATTATTATGTAGAATCCGCTAAAATATATCATAAAAATTTGATATGTTATAATAGTAAAAATATTATATCAAATAAAATTAATGAATATAAATCATTTTCAGTCAATGCTACAGAAGATGATTATGATAGTGCAAGATTTACTATTATAATAGGTTCTAATCCTGAATATAAGGACGGATATATTGATCCAACATTTTTTACCGCATTAAATAAAGGATGTATTCCATTATTACCTATTGAACATAGATATTATGCTAGTTTAAAAGGAATTATAATAAGTCCAGAAGATTTAAGTTGGTATATTGGGATGAATTATAATGATGTATATTTAGGTCTTATATATAATATATATCAAGAAATTGAGATGTTTTATCCTGAAATGAATGTAGAATATACAGCACAAATAATAAAGGGGGAATTATAATGCCAACAGAATATTCTTTACAAAGAGCTGCACAAGCATGGTGTAAACCAACTACCGAAAAATTAGTTATGATACCCGAATTGGCAGAAGTATTTGCCGAAATTTTAGATGATGAGAAGAAAAAATCCTATGAAGCAGCGATTGAACTTTATGGGGATAAGTGTATAAGGAGGGATGATGTAAATGAGTTTTGAAGATTTAATTATAAAAGTAAATGAAAAGGTAAAAGAATCTGATTTAATTAATCATATAGTAATGATTATAGATAGATCTGGTTCAATGAGTACTTTACAAATTGAAGTTCCCGGAGCATTTAATAGACAGTTAAAAGATTTAAAAGAAATATCTAGTACTATGAAAACTACAGTATCATTAGTGACATTTGAAACAGTAGTTGATAAACCTATTTTTTGGAAAAAAGATATCAATAATGTAAGAGATATGAAAGATGATGATTATAAATTAGGAGGTTTAACTGCATTATATGATGCTATTGGTACCACTATTAATAAATTAAATATGGATGAAGATGCTGATGATATAAAGACTTCATATTTAGTTGTTATTATTACAGATGGATGTGAGAATAGTTCTAAAGAATATAATGGAAAAAAGATAGTAGAATTGATGAATAAAATGAAAGAAACAAACAGATGGACATTTTCATTTATTGGATCTAATTTTGATGTTGATGAAGTATCTAAAGATTTGGGTATTGCAGGTACTAATACAATGTATTTTGCACAACAAAATGCTAATATAGGATATGTTGGCGCATCACCATTAAATGGAGTTTCAGGAAGATCTGGAGTTTCAGGAACATCGGGAAATAGTCAAGTTTTAGGTTATACAAATTCTGGTATGACAGCTACTAATTCATTAGATAGTGCTATGAATTCTCACTCAACTTCTGTGAAAACATATATGGATAATAGAAAAAATATACAGCAAGATATTGATGGATCATTTAAAATTTTTACTGCGACTAACACATTTTATAATGATGCACCTAAAAAAGAAAACAAAGAAAAGGATAAATATAATGAATATTAAAAAATTTACTGTTATAAAAGCTACTGGTAGTGCATGGGAAAACATATATTCATTACAATTAGAAATAACATGTGAACAATTTTGGGAAATTAATGAAATACAAAGAAGAATTTGTGATGTATTATCAAAAGAATTAATTTCACCGTTGAAAAGAGTTAAAGATGAATGAATTAGGTTGTTTAATTTGTGGTGAAAATATGGGTTTTTTAGATAATGGTGAACCTTGTTGGGGTTGTAATTTTACATATTGTAAAAAATGTGGTTTAGCGATTCTGTATAATATAAAATGTTGTAAATGTGAAACTATAAATGAATATAAAACGAGGAAGGAAAAATGTTTGATGATTTAATATATAATGAATATAAAGATTTTGATTTAAAAGTAGAAGAACTACAAAATGAATTATTTTCAATCAATATTTCTATTAATGAAATGGATGATAAAATTAAAAATATTGATATAGAAATTTTTAATGATAAGGAAGTTTTAGAAATCATAAAAAAGAACGTATTGTAATTATTGAAAAATTGAAGTTACTCGAAGGTTTAAATACTAAATTACAAATTTTTAATGAAAAAGTACTATTAAAGGTTTATAATTTATTAATGAAAAGTAAATAATTATAAAACAGGAGAAAAAATGTTTGATGATTTAATATATGAAAAAAAAGAAAATTGTAATAAAAAACCATTTGGGCAAACAACATTAGATTTTAAAGAAAAAGAAAAAGAAAAAAAGACTGATGGTTCAACTTGTATTCCAACTGGTTGTACTAGTGGTAAAAGTGTCCCAACTAGTGGTAAAAGTGGTAAAAGTGGTAAAAGTGGTACTAGCGGTTATAATAATCGACCTAAAGAAGAACCTGATGATTCTGGAAAAGTATTTGATACACAATATGAACCGGAATATACAACATATGATCCAGAACCTGTTCAAGAATCAAATTGTGAACCTAAGTTACCTTTTGAAGAACATGGGACATTACAAATTACTAAAACACCGATAGTTCCTATATACAGAAAACTAAAAGATGGTTATAAATTAGAATATCATAAACAAACAGGAACAGTTATTTTAAGATTTACAAAATAATTGATTTATGATATACTAATTAAAATTATGTAAAGAAAGGATTCAATATGTCGAATAAAATGGATATATCTCTTAGTAGAGATATCACTATTAATAAAAATTGTCATAAATAATATAATTTTTATAAATAGATATAGAACATATTTATAGGAATTACAAAATGAACAAACATTTTGGAATAATTTATAAAGCAACCAATAAAGTCAATGGCTGTGGGTATATAGGCCAGACAACTTATCCAATGAAAAAAAGAAAAAAAGAACACAAAAGTCAATCAAAAACTAGATGTATGTTATTTCATCAAGCCATTCGTGATTTTGGTTTTGATAACTTTACATGGGAAATCCTTTATAAGAATGTGCCATATAAAGATCTCAACAAAACAGAAGAGGAAATGATTGTATTACATCACACACATTATACTGAAGGTGGATATAATAGACTAAAAAAATGTCTCGGAAACCGAGGTTATTATCATTCAGAAGAAACAAAATTAAAAATGTGTAATGCCAAAAAAGGTAAAACATGGGATGAAATTAGAGGTATAGAAGGTGCAGAGAGAAATAAAAAAGAATTAAGTAAAAAAATGTTGGGTAAAAACAATCACCGATATGGAAAACATCCATCTGATGAAACAATTAAAAAATGGCGTGAAAAAGTAAGAAAATATACAGATAGTCAAATAGAAAAAGTTAGAGAATATCGAAAAAATGGGTTGACATTTGAAAAAATTTCAGATATAATGAATATAAATACTGGTACAATGAATGATTGGTGTAAAGATATAAAAATTAAACATTTAAGTAAAAAATATTCTAATGAAATAGTAGAAAAGGTTAAAAATTATAGAAGAACAGGAATGTCTTTTAAAGAAATATCCAAAATAATGAACATCAATGATATACGAAATATGAGACATTGGTGTAAAGACATAAAAATATCACAATATACAAATAAACAACAAATAGACTCAATACAATACAGAAAAAAAGGAATAATGTTCAAAGATATTTCTAAAATAATGAAAATACCTCAAACAACAATACAATGGTGGTGGAAAAGGAGAAAATATAATGTGTAAGATGGACATCGTAATAGGTAGAAGCTTAACAATTGCAACAGGCAATTATTCTTCTATAAAACCTTCAATAAGTATAACATTGAAAGATATTGAAGAACAAAATATTACTAAAGAATATATGAGATTATCAGAATTGGCTGATGCTTTGATAGCACTAGAAATTATAAAAATGGGTACTGAAATGATGACCATATCTGATAATGGTTTCGGTGCGTATCTTAGAATATTACTAAAAAAATCGGAAAAACTCGAAAATGAACTAAGAAAATATTTAGAAAAGGCGCCCTTATAATGAAAAATTTTATTTCTAAAAAGCAAATATCTAAAATTATTTTACCATCAATAGGATCAATAATAGAGAATAAATATAAAGTTATATATGTAAATGAATCTCAATTTAGAATTACAGCAACTGGAAATGAGTTACCACAAATAAGTACTATACTTAATTTAGATGGTAAAAAATTTAAAATATCTAATTTGAATTTTGAAAAAAACAGATTTTCAGCTGATTTTATAGGATATGATGAACAAGTAAGTATACCAGATGCTCCTAATCTTGAAAGAGAAGTGGTGAATTTGTTAGATGATTAGCATTATAAAAGATTGTATTGATCCGCTTATTTTAATCATCTCGCCATTACTTCCAGAACATCAAATATCACATGAAACAAAATTATCAATCAAAAGTAATAAAATAAAATATAAGTGGATTTCATTTTCTAGTAATAGAAAACATGCTGCTAATGTTCAAGCAGGCTTAGATGAATATAAATCACAATTTGGAAAACTACCAGAATATATTCAAGTGTTAGATAGAGATATTATATGTGGTAGAAAAATGTTAGATAGATTGTATAATCATCTTATAAAACAGCCTGAAAATGTTGGATTTTCTTATTGTTCCTTTGCATATAAAGGATTTATTAATGTTTCATTCCCACCAATGAAATATGATATAAATAAATTGAGAGTAAATAATTATATTTCTTCTAACAGTCTTTATAGGATTAAGGCAATTGAAGATGTTGGAGGATTTGTGATGGAGGAAGATATTCACAGACTCTCAGATTGGGCAATGTGGTTAAAAATGTACAATCATGGTTATATAGGCAGTATATGTTATGATACAAGCTTTATTGCTATGAGTACAAAGGATGATATTTCAGCAGGAAAAATGGATGAGTTTATAACAACAAAGAAACTTATCTATGAGCGATATATTCATCCATTTTTATCTATTTCGTAAAAGTAGACCAAATTTGATCTTTTATTGGTGTATCAAATATAGTCCATGTACTGTCACCTACACAAGTATCCCAATATTCATCTTCAAATCCACTTCTTTCTTTATCTATTTCATTATCTTTCAATATATTGTCAAATAAATCTTCAAACATCATAGTTCTCCTAATTTTTATAATATTATACACTATTTATAATAAAATGTCAAGAATATTTTCTTAATTTTTTCATCACTTCTAATTCTTTATCAAATATTTTCCATTTTCCATCACCCATTGCTTCAGGAAAATCTTTTAACCAATCAGAAATCATTTCAACACCTCTTTTTTCAATAGCTGCCGACTGATCTGTTCCATACATAGAACGATCTAATGTTATATGAAATTCTATTACTTCAGCTCCTAATCCAGCTGCTATCATTACAGCCATAACAGAAGGTGAATGATTAGAGTATCCGATTTTATATTTTTTACCATATTCTTTTTTTAATGTAACAATCTTTTTAAGATTTATTTCATTGAGTTTAGCAGGATATATGGAAGTTGTATGTAACAAGATTTCTACTTTTTTACCAAGAATATTAAGAGCAACATCAACTTCTTTTTTTGTACTCATCCCTGTTGACATTATTACAGGAAAATTTTTCTCACTAATATATTTAAGAAGTTCTTTATGTGTTATCATTGCCGATGGAATTTTAATATATGGTATACAATAATCACACATAAAATCTACTGAAGGAATATCCCATACTGAAGTAAACCATTTTATATTATTTTTATTACAATACCAATCTATTTCATCATAATCGTCTTGTGAAAATTCTAATCCCTGTTTTTGTTCTCTTGTTGTTGTACCCCAAGGTGATTCGCGTGGTTTATCCAATTCTTCTTTAGAATAGCATGTTTCAATATCTCTTTTTTGAAATTTTACATAATCAATATTGTTTGATACTGCAATATCAATAAGTTTCTTTGCTATTTCAATATCTCCATTTGCATTAATGCCAATTTCACATATAATTTCAATCTTATTCATGAGTATCTCCTAAATATCATAACTGTTAGATGTTATTATTTATAAAAATCATTAATTTTCATATCTTTTTATTCCTTTTTCTACCAATATAGTATATATTATTATCTTTATGTATACCATACTCGACTTCTCTAAATTTTGCATTCATCAGTTTAAGAAACGAATACTTACTAAAATATGACATATGTTCATAAACCAACCAATAACTTTGTTTCATATCAATACTATCATATGTAGGAACTTCAATATAAATTAAGTTTTCTTCAGTCAATAATTCCTCCCATATATCTAATACAGTATTAGGATATGCAAGTGAAACATAGTCACGCACATGATCACCAAAATATCCAACAGTAATAACAATTTCAATATCATCTGGATAAGATTCTATGATTTGTGAGATAGCCGCTCTATCACCAACAGTTACAAGGGATTTATTCGTATATTTGGTAGCAGTTCCTAATCTTGAACCTATGCCAGATGTCGTAAGTAGTACACGATAATTTATATTATTCTGCATTTCCATCCTTTATATTGCTTCCATTAATATTTTTTTTATTTTATCAGCATTTATTTCTTTTTCAATACTGGTATCAATTTCATATACTAGAACATTATTATTTTTTAAAAAATTACATATTAGATCAATATAATTTATTGTTGTTTCTAATATTTCTAAATTAACTTCTTGATCTCTTTTTCTTTCATTTTCTCTTCTTAATATTTCATTGATATCACATTTTAAATTGAATACAGCATGAATTTGTGGAAAATCATTTAATATTTCTTTTAAAATATTTTCGTCATAATTTTCTATTACATATTTTTCTCTCATAAAATTATCAGATTTTCTTATTAAATTATTTTTTTTATTTGAATAAAATAATATAGAAAAAAGATAATGATAAATTCTTTTATCTACAATAACATATTTTGATCTATTATAATGTAATATATCTTCATATTTGATACCTGATTTTTTTAATCTTCCCCAATGTTTTATATCATATTTTTCTACTTTTGATGTAAAAGAATCTAGAAAGCATGGAGGAGAATTCGGTATATAATAATCACAAATTTCATTAGGTTTATAGATAGTTGTTAAATGTTTATATATAGTTGTTTTCCCTATTGCAGTAGACCCCATTATTTCTATTATTTTTGCCATTAATTATATTTCCTTTTACATAGAAAAGCATATGCATCATCTGCAGAATATGTATCTTCAATAATTTCAAAATCTGAATCGTGTAATAATTTAATAATTTCTTTACGATATAACCATTTATCCATTTTTTCATCATCATTAGGTAATCTTTCTCTGAAATCATCGTTTTTTCTTTGTCCTATAAATAATAAAGCATATTTTTTTGTAACTCTACTAAATTCTTTTAACGATTTTTTAACATCAGAAAATGAAATAATAGCTGATAAAAATCTTGTACAAACTAAAAAATCAAAAGAATTATTTTTATAAGGTAAATTTATAGAATTTCCTTGTATAATATTACAGTATAAAAAGTTTTTTTTTAAGATTTTTTTAGCTTCATTTATCATATCTTCAGAAATTTCAATACCATGAATATCAAGACCCTTTTTTAAATATGGTAATACAAATCTTCCTGTACCAAATGGTACATCAAGAACATTTTTAATGTTTAATATTTGAATATATTTCTCAACAATTTCTTGTTCTTTTTTCCAAGATTTTTTTCTTTCTCTGGTTTTTATATATTCGTTTGCTATATTATTTTTATAATAATACAAAGAATTTGGTTTATTATATTTCATATTTTATCGTATTTTTGAATATTCATCCTTTTAAAAAATCTTATAATTATACACGATTATAATCATCTTCAAGACGAATTGTATCATTTAAAAAACTTGTTGAACATTCAAGATAAGTAGCATCTGTTATTCCTTCCATTCTGTGTATTTCATTAGGAAAAATAGTTATTCCGGTATTTGGATATAAAATAATATATTCTAAATTTACAGTATTGCTAATTATTTTTAGATGACCATTTAAAACATAAATGGTTTCTTGTTTATATTCATGATATTGTAAACTAGTTCTATGCCCTTGTTTAATAAATAATTTTTTTATAGTATATTTGTCATCAGAATATATTATTTCTTCATTACCCCAAGGTTTTAAAACAATATTTTTATTTTCCATATTTTTCATATTCTGTCTCTCAACATTTTAATTTATTAATTAAATTTCTATGTGTCTCATATATTTATAAAGTAAAGATTTTTTAGATTGTATAAAAATCTCTTTTCTATTAGGTTTCATATGTCTATTATTAAAATCTACAATAAAATATATAACATGAAATGTATTGTGTGGAGAATTTGGAGATTTTCCTTCATGTTGTTTATTCCATTGATGATGTACTCTACCATATACTTTTGAATCACCACCTGTCCAAAAATATCTTGAATCTGATAAATCAACACCAACAAGAATAATATGTTTATAACCAAATTTATATAACATATCAATTAAAAGAGTTACAGAAGCATCATATGATTTTATTAATATCGGTGATTTAACATCATAATTAGCATCAATTATTTGTGCAGAACTACGAAGTGGATGTGCACCACGTTTATTAAAATCATATGTATAAATTTTTGACTGTTTTTCATGCCCTATTGTATCTAATACAAGTGATTTTTCTCCTTTTGGTTTAGGTATAACAAAATTCACATTTTTATATTTCGACCATTTTTCTGTAAGCCTTTCTTTTACAATAAGCGCATCATACTTTTTAACTTCTATATGATAAAAATCTGGAACTATAAATGGATGATAAACCCAATTATTTACAGCCCACAAGTCGAATCTAGTCAATATACTCCATTGTTCTTCAGTTATATCATTTACAGATGCTCCAGAACCAAGAAAAACAGCTATATGACTTTTCTTTTTATTATATAACTCCTTGAACGGTAATATCATCTATCTTCCTCTTTCTTTTTTATAATATTCTACAAGTTTTTTAGTCATTTTTTTTGCCATCATTGTTGCTTCTGTTGCTAAGTCTTTTATATTTTGATCTTCTGTAGAAGAATATATCTCTATCAATACATTACATAATGATCTTTTTCCAGACATCGTATCCATACCTCTTTGTGGTAAAGATGCATTAACTCCTTTTATTTCATTATCTAAAAATTCTGAGATATTATCTAACATTTTAAGTAAATCATCATTAGATTTTTTTTTCTTTTTCATTTTTATCTCCCAATCGGACAGCCCCAAAATTCGCATTTATTACCACAAAATGGTAATTCATCTCGCTTTCCTTCAATAAATTTCTTTTTGTAATATAATCTTTTTTCACTGTTCCATAAAATAGATAATTTTGTATATGTGATGTTACCTAGTCTCAATTCTCCCTCTGGATCAAAACGTACACACATACTTACATTACCATGTCTGTCTATTGCTAAATGCGTTAGAAAATCTAAACATATACCATATTCTGGTATAATTGGCTGTTTTCTATATCCTACACTTCCTTTAGGTAAATGTAATGTTCTGTTTACATGGAGAAGATTAAACTTTTTATAAGGTTCTTCATCAACATCACCAACAAACCTCAATATTGTATGTGGCTTCTTTTCTCCTTTAATCTTTAAAAACTTTTCAATCTGTTGAAGTTGAAAGTATTTTTCATTAGAATCATCATCTTCAATTATAGAAATAGTAAGAATATCTAAATTATTTATAATTTCATTAGATTTTTCAACTATCAATTTACCATTAGATACAATATTTGTAATACAGTGCTTGAATAATTTTACAGCTTTTCTAAATTCGGGATATACAAGTGGTTCACCATCTCTATGTAATTGAACCATAATTCCTGGCGGTATTTGTGATGCTATCAACCCAACTATATGTAATGGCATATCACCATACCCCTGATCACCATAAAGTCGTTCTCTTTCTCGTCTTCCACAATGCCAGCAGTTTTTGTTACATCTACTGGTTAATTCACAATTAATTACAGATAATCCTGCTAACATTATATAACATCCTCCATATATTTTATATATTCATTTGCCATACACTCGGCGGTCAATTCTTTAGGTATTTGAACCCTTCTTTTTTCATTTGCTAATAATATCATAGCATCCAGTATATCATTTTTCACATTTTTAGGTAATATATTCCATGATTCTTGATAATGTGAAACCGGATCAAGATTATTATAATCCCCGTCATTATCAATTATAATACAACCTTCTGTGAGTTTGCACATTTCTGTTGCACCGCCGCAATTATTTGTTGTAATAACAGGAATTCCTGCACCTATATATTCTACTACACTATTAGGACAACTATCTCTTTTAGATAAATGTAGCGTAAAATCTGTTTTTCTATATATGTCAATCAATTTTTCTCTTTCAACTTGACCGTAATATTTGATTTTAGGATGTTTGATCTCAATATTATCATGTAATCTACCAAAAATATGTAACATCGAATTTGGCTTTATTTTCAAAAATTCAATAAATAATTCAATAGTCTCCTTCAATCTTTTATGGCGTCTCCATTTATTAGCAACTGCAATGTTTATACCATCATGTTCTATAGGTGATCCACACCAATTAGGATCAATACCATTATAAATAATTTTAGTACTTACTAAATTCTTTTTCTTTCCTAAATATTTTCCACACATCATAGAGGAATGTATGCTTTGATATATTATACCATCGGCAATCTGATGACCATTACTTATTGCTAAATTCCTATTATTGTAATCGGTAGCAGAATCATAATAAATACCATCTAAGCGAAGAATTTTTGGTAAATTAGTATGAATACCAAATCTTACAAAAGATAATTGAATATTTGGCTTATCATTAGCATTTGTTGTTATATTATGATGGTTCTTTTTCCAATATGGTAGCATCCTTGTAATTGCTATATGTCCGAGAGCATTATCCAATAATATCTTCATTTTTTACCTTATTTCTTCTACGATCTCTAGCTTTGAGATACATAGAAGTTTTCATTTCTAAAATTCTTAATTGATCTATAAACCTTAAACTTTTAAATTTTGATGATATACTATCATTATGTTTTCTATGAATATATAAATCTTCGTTAATATATTTTAATTCTCCAACTTCTTCTAATTTTAAAATCAAATCCTTATCAACTGCTTTCTTTAACATCGGATTTAATCCTTCTGTCATATTATAATATTTACGTTTAAAAGATTTCAAATGACTTATTGTAAGATGCGAGCCCAAATATGTATATCCTGAAAATTTTCCTAAATATGTTTCACCATATCGTGGTTCTCTACATTTTATTAAAGATTTTTTATTCGTAGTATTTGTACATTCATAATAATTACTATATATTAAAGAAGCATTTGGGAATTTTTTATGAGCATTAACCATTTTTTCAAATGCCATATTTTCTGCTAATATATCATCAGAATCTACAATAAAAATAATGTCACTAGAACCCTTTTCAATAGCAGTTTTTAGTGACATCCCATATCCGCAATTTTCATTTAATGTAAATAACTTACATTTTTTAGAAATTTTAAATTTTTTAATTGTTGATTTAATAATATTTAGTGTTTGATCTTTTGAATGATCATCAACAATAATCAAATTCCAATTTTTATAAGTTTGATAAATAATACTTTCTATACATTCTTCTATATATTTTCCCGTATTATAGCAAGTTACTGCTATATCAATAGGTTGTTCATTAAAATTCATTAATTATCCTTATTAAATGTATATGGCGAAACAAAGTTTCCAATAGTATTTAGTTCGTTATCCCAAGATTCTATCTGATTTTTAATATTTAAACCAACATAAGAATTCCAAAATGTTAATATTTTATTAGTTATACCATCTTTTTTTAATGGAATACCTTCTCCGATCTGCAAGCCGTTTATGGAAACAACAGGTAGTAAACAAAATGGCGTTCCTGTAAAAAATGCTTCTTGTGCGGTAACTACATCATATAATTCAATATTTCTTTCATAACATTTAATATCATGTTTTCTACATATTTCCATAACATAATTTCTACTAATTCCTCTAAGAACATTTCTGGGTTCTGGTGTTACAACCTCATTTTCTTTAGTAACTATAAAGAAATTAGCACCTGTTCCTTCTGTTATATAACCATCATTATCTAATAATAATGCCCAATTATTATTACCTTTATGTTGTGATATTTCAATATTTGCCATAAGATAATGTATACGATTTCTATTTTTAACTTTTGGTTCTAATAGATTAGCAGGAATAGTTCTTTGTGATGGTATAATAGCATTTATTCCTTCTTGATAATATTTACTCATTCCTTTTGTAGTCCATCGTAAAGGAAAATCTGCGATAATTACATTTATTCCTTTTTCTACTCCTACTACATCTTGATATATTGATAATAAACCTCTTGTAATATCTATTAATATTCTGTGTTCATCATCATCTTGCATTGTAGGTTTATTAACTTCTATTGTTTGATATACAGCATCTTTTATTTGATTTTTAGTATATGGTATATCAAGATACATATATTTTAAATTATTAAATAATCTATCCATATGTCTATCTAACTGAAATACTTTACCATTAAATGTTCGCATCATAGTAAATATTATATCACCAAACATCATAGCACTATCATATATAGATACTTTTGCATTACTTTCTGGAACAAAATTTCCATTCCACCATACTTGTCTTTCCATATTATTCATCCAAATATTTTTAATTTACAATTTCCGAATATATGATATAATATACCAGTTGTCCGGAGGACAGAATATGTACAAAATTGTACTGTACAAAATAAAAGAGAATATATTGTATATTCTCTTTTATTTATACGATAATGACCAAAAGTAAAGATTATTTTTAAATATTATTTTTTATTTTTATTTCCATATAATTTCTTTAAATAATATAGCATAATGAAAAGTAGTATCTCCTTTACCATTACATATTCTATCTACACGATAGGGATCACTCATAACAGATAATCCCCATTCCATCTTACCCATTTCTTCATTCGTTTCTGGATATAAACGTATAGCAAAAAACGGCTTAGGATTATTATTTGATGACGGTCTTTCATCTATAACAATTTTCATTATTCTCTCCTTATTTGAGTGATTCTATTTTTAATTTCCTTGTTGCATTAGATCTACCAGGTACTTCCACAAAAAAAGTAGTTGGAGGGCATTTAAAATAAACAAATTCTTCAAACAGTACATGGATAAAACAACTTCCATTGACTTGTATATCTGTATCATCTGGATAATGTTTAGTTTTTTCTCTAAATTCACCTAATGTCATATTGTATTCCTTTTAGTAATCATCTGATATTTCAAAGATTATTTCTTTTATACCATTTTTAAAAATATTTGATCTATTCAAATGATATTCAACCAAAATAGACTTCATATAATTAGGCATATCATCATTATAATTATACATTGAAGTCCAATCTATCATTCTATATATTCCTTCAGTTACCCTTTCTATTCTTGCATTAGAAAAATTTCTATGGTATGATATATCTGATAAGAGCTTTTCAATTCTGGTAACGAATTCTTCTACCGTATCATCATTTGTTCTGAAATACATAATAAATGATGCACTTGAACTGTTTGTTACAAAATCACATTTTATTTTCATTATTTTCCTCCAAATATCCCATAATATATATATTCCCAATTATAATGCAACCATAACCAAGCAAGTATAGTTAAGAAAAATCCCACATCAAAAGAAATTTCTAATTTCACTGAAATAATACCAATAGATAAAACTGTTATCAATGATGTTAATATAAAACAAACATCTTTTATCATATTCCAATCCGTTCACGATATTCATTAAGATATGTTATTTTTTTATTACTTTCTTTTGGATCATTTATAATTTTTACGCATATTTTAATACATAATTCACAAATTTTCATTTCATTATTTATAATATATTTTGTTCCTTTTTTTAATATTTTTCGACATAAATTGCACATCATAATATATTCCTTTCTTATAATCCAAATGGGCATTTAGTAGGATTAAATAATAACTTACTTCTTATAATATTAAAATTTAATGAATTCCATGCATATTCTATAGAAATATTTTTTAAATTAATACCATATGAATCATCTCCAAATGAACATGGTTTAGCAATCATATTTGGTGTAATATACATACTCATTCTTGATGCTTCACAAGTGTCAATAAACATTTTTTCTTGTTCTGAAAGATTATCTAATTGTGAAATACGGCACACCATGCAAGAATCAAGTCCTATTTTGAACTCACATTTTGGATTTCTCATAAGTTTGATGAAATCTTTTATCTGCTCATTAGTTGGTGCCCATTCTGGATACTGCTTTCCTCTTCCTTGTGGTTTGAATAAAAGAAAAATAACAGCATTTAATTTAGAAATATCTACTCTACCACCCCAAACATCTTCACCATCTAATATTTTCAATATACGATCCATTGACTGTTTTGAAACAATAGTATGAATATTAGTTTTTACACCGGCAGCCATAAGAAGATTTATGGCATTATATGTAAAATTTTCATTATAATCACTTACAGCGGTTGCTCCGGTCATTTTTGACAATTCAGCTTTTTCTTTAGTCATAGTATTACCAGCTGTTGTATAATTAGGAATAATATTATTCTGTCTTGCAAATGCTAATAATTCATAAAAATTTTCATGTTCATCAGGATTTCCTCTACCACCTAATGCCACTTGCATAACAGAATTTTTTGATTCTAAAATTATTTTTTTATAATCTTGAAGTTTCATATTTGGTTGCTGTATATCTCCCTGATAGCAAAAATTACATCTATTATTACAATGTCCCATTACACCAATATCTATGAGTGAACACATTTCTAATACACGAGGATCATTATATCCATTAATACCCTGTGTTATTTCTACACCAGTTAGCATATTAAATTTGATTTCGTAACTATTAGTTCTGATTATTTTTATGTTATTTTCAATACTCGTTACCATATTTCTGTCCTTTCTTTATTTTATGAATATAATTTGAACTAACATTATATTGTTTTCCTATTTCACAATAATAATCTTTCCACATAATATTATGAGGTTTTTGCTGGATAATTTTTTTTATTTCTAATACCTGCTCAATATTCAATAGTCTTCTACTACTTATCTTACCTCTATTTTTATTCCCGATTATTTTCTTTGTTTTATCAGTATGTTTTTTCCCATAAAAAGGATTGTTATCACCATTATACATTCCCCTTTTATGTTGTGATTGAATTATTTTAGTTTCTTCTGTATGTTTTTTTCCATACATTCCATTATTATTACCTTTATGACTTTCACACATCTTTTTTCTGGTTTCATAAGAAAGTTTTTTACCTTTATGAGATTTACTTATTTTCTCTTTAGTTTCTTTTGATAATGTACGACCTAAAGTAGATGTTGCTGATTTACATATATTGTAAAGACATTCTGGACATATATCAAATAACATATCTAACCAAAATTGTTCATATGATAGTATTTCACTTTTAATACAGTTAGTTTTTTGTAATATAATAAAAACAAAAGAATCCGAACCATATTTATTATATGAATTTTGTAATATAGGATTTTTATGTATTCCTAATTTCAAACATCTTTGGTGATTTATCCATCTTTTTGATATATTTACTGAACTACCTACATAATATTTATTGTTTTTAGTATTTATGATAAGATAAACTCCCGGTTTATCTATTTTAGAAAACATTTCATGATATATTCCTAATTTTATCTTCATAATTGATTCTCATGAATTTGGTATCATAGGTATTTATAAAAACATTTGTAAAATTTCATGTATAAGTAATTGTACTATAAAATATATAAAATGTCAAGTATTTTATTTCATAAGTTTTTCTATCATTTTAGCATCTTCAATATCATCAACTTCAAACATTTTCCAAAATGGAATTTTCACAAATCCAATCGAACCCGACATTCTACATTCCGTTTCTATAAATTGTCTTCTGTGTGTTATATAAAATCCGCCTGTTTCAATTACTATGTTATTATTTCTACTTTGTCTGTTTCCTCTATCAAATGGATCATAATTGAGTGGTTTTTTTGTTTCCTTATCCCAAATCAACATATCAGATGCTTCTGCGACAGAAAATACACTATCATAGTTATAAACGAGAAGTATCTCTAATCCATTATTGATATCTCTATGTGTTATCATTGGTGATGTTGCCTGTATCAGAACAATTATATCATACTCAACATTTTCCGTAAAATGTTTCATAACACTTTCTGTTGTCGCATCATCCGTTGCTAAATAATCTGGTCTCATCAAAACATTTACAGGAGCATCAAAATATTCAAAATTTTCACAATGTTCGGCAATTTCAATATCATCAGTACTAACCCATGTTTCATCTACTATTGACATAGTTGATGCTTTAAGTGTAAAATCAATTAAAGGAATTCCATTAAGAGGATATAAATTCTTCTTTAGTATAGACTTTGAATTGCCTCGTGCTGGTATAAGTGACACTACCTTTAATTTTTCCATGCTTCCTCTAATAATTCGGGATTTTCAAGTCCATTCCCAATAACTTCAATGTTAAGCGTTCTACTCCACCATAAAAATTGACCATCATATCTTGATAAATTCAACGAACAATAACCATCAGGATAGTGTTTTCTCATATGAGATGTTTTATCCAATCTAACTCTACCCTTCTTTATCTGTCTTATATTATAATATACTCCTACTTCATTCCAATAAACTATACCAATAGGACATTCTTCAACAATACCATCACCATCCCATATTACTTCATCAACAACGCATTCTCTAATAATATCATCTTCATATATTTCTCTATTATTTTTATCATATTGGCAAATAAATTGTGAGATTTTTATTTCATGGTATTTTTAATACTTTCATATTGTGCAGAATATTCTGTATATGGATGCACATTAAAAATGCCATTGAAATATAACAACTTTTTATCATTTTCATCCCATACTCTAAATTTTAATTTTTCCATATTTTTCACCCTTTCAAAAATGGATTTTCTACTTCTTTTTTATTTTTTATTTTCTTTTTCTTTTTCTTTTCCATAACATGTTCCCAATGGTTTATTCTAGCTTCTGCTATTGAAACATTTTCTGGATCTAAATCAATTCCAATAAAATCAAAACCTTCTAATTTACAAGCAATACCTGTTGTTCCACTACCCATAAACGGATCAAGAACAATCCCTTTTGGAGGCGTTATTAATTTACATAAATATCGCATAAGTTCTAAGGATTTGACAGTCGGGTGATGATTTTTATATTCGGTAACTCCTCTATTTCTTGGATTATCACCTCCGGGATTACCTTCTTTTCTACTCTCATCCATTTTTCTTCCGGGTAAATTCTCACATCCAGCTTCTCTTTCTTCTCTTGATGCTTTTGCACAATAGAAAAAACGGGCAGCAGAACCATTATCACCATAGCCGGGCTTCAAATCACCGTAATATTCTTCTTTATAACCACCGCAATATGCGGCTGTGTGTCCTGATTTACCACCAGCAGATTTACCAGTATTTGGGAACAACCCTACCACTTCATTACTACCATCATGGATAAGATTGGCTGGCCAACGACCTTTTCCGCCACATCGTTCCTGTATTTCTTCTGCTGTCATGTTCCGAATTTTGAACGTATCTGTATTCATGTAACCATCTGATCCTTTTGCTCCAGATTTATGCCAACCAGGTATATCATCAGGAGCTGTTTCCACCCTACAACCATCTATATTCAGTCCGCCAATACCATGTTCTAAAACATTTTCTACAACTGTTCCTCTTAATGGTTTACGAAATAACCACCATTCTTCTACTGCTGGCTTTAGTGCTGTCCCCCATCCATCCCATTGTTTGGCTTCTTCTGTTGATGGTGCTGTTATATTACTTCCATCATAACCTCTTGTATCACCCTCAGAACAGGCATGAAACTTCCCGCCTCTTATATCTTGTCTAGGTGTTGCTGCTCTACCTTCAGTTATCTTTCCTACGATTTTTCTTTCAGCACCTTTAGATTTGATAAGAGCATTATTTTTTAGAATATTTACCATGTTTAAAATTAGGTTTTCCATCATGTATTCTGTAATAATGACATCGGTGGCAGACACACATTCCATTTGAGATGTCATATCTAAATTCTGGAAATACGGAGAAAGGTTTAATATGATGAACTTCAAGTCTTCTATTATCTCCGCACATAATACAAGTATTGTTTGATTGTTTAATAATTGTGGTTCGCCATATATAGTTTTCAGGTGTTTTTCTACTTTCTTCTGTATAATTGTGTTTTCGTTTAGCAAATCCTGAACATTGTATTCCACAGTAAAAATGTTTGCTTTCAATAGTATTTGATATAGGTTTGGTAACAATTTTACCGCAAATTTCACATTGTTTTGTAATTGTTTTATGTTTACTTCTGCATTCTCTTGAACAATATATTGATTTTTTTCCTGTTGTATGTGATTTTGATCTATAAAATTCAATTCCGCAATTATCGCATCTACATAATATTTTTTTATATTGATTTTGAGCAGAACATTTTCTTGAACAAAATCGTTTTTTTCTATACTCATTCCAGTTTCTATTATATTCTTTGGAAATAATTGCTCCACAAATTTCACATTGTTTAAGTCTCTTTTCCATAATTCAAGTATAGCTCCTTTATCTAAATTATCTATACCTTTATTTATATCAAACCATCTTTTTTTAGCAAATGAATCCAGATTTTTACTTATATCTAACGATTTAGGAAATCCTGTTCCAAAGCAATGATATATTTTATCTCTTGGTTCCCATCCTGCATTCTCCCATGCCGTTGCTGTCCAATGAGAAGTTCTTGGAATAGACCATACAAGAGCATGCCCTCCAGGTTTGATAACCCGTAAGCATTCTATTGCAATTTCTTCCATCCACTTAATCCAGTTATCTCTACCACCTTTATTTTTATCCCATTCTTTTCCCATAAATGATATACCAGCAGGCGGATCTGTTACTATCGAATCTACTGAATTAGCTTCTAACGTCAGCATTATGTCTAAACAATCACCTTCATAAAGCATGTTTTCTAATATCCCAATGCTTTTGCATTTCATAACCTAATAACTTAGATGCATCGTCAACTGCTTCTTTTGGTGCGTTAATAATTAGCTCAACCTCTGCACACCAAGCACACCAAGGACATTTAACTTGCAACTTATACCTATCAATCATACTAAGCACCCCTTAATCTCTTATCTTTTCATTATAATTCCAAGTTTTAAAATTTTTTATAAAATCAATACTTGGAAATATACCATTAAACTGATATCCCCTATCATCAATATACATAATTGCTGGTATTTTAGAATGTGTATATTGTAATTTATCAACTGGAAAACCATATTTTTTAAGCCAATTATATATTACTTCACAACCATCTGGATATCCACATCTAGTTGAATGAATATATACATTAAAATGTTTAACAGCTTCATTTATAAATTCTAATGCACCATCTACTGGCGAATCAAGAATAACATATTCTGATACCCATTTTGAAACATATTTGTGAATAACGCCATCAAAATCAACACATAAATTTTCTTTTTTCATTTTCTCCTTCTCATCTTTTGATTTTAAAGGTATGTTACTTTTCTGTAATATCCACTGCTTTGATATTGCTATATTCTCAATTTCTTCAATCTTCCTCCTGATAATAGAAATTTCATTACTCATCAGATTCCGTATTTCTGCATGATATTTACACGATTCTATTTGATTACCATTATCATCAAATAAACAACAACATCCATTTGCTCTGTTTGGATACTTACTTTGTAATTTGTTAATAGTATTAATACGTACAGTTAAATCTGATATTCGTTTATTTCTTTCTTCAAGTTTTGCCTCTAACTCAATAATTCGCATACTTGCATTAAAAAAAGACTTTAATATTAATGACCATTCATCCTTCTCTTCAGACATTTAATTTTCTCCTTCCTATCCTTTCATTTTCTATAACTGTAAAATATTCATATTTTGTTAAAGAAGATACACAGTATTCTTTTAAACAATCTTGGCACACTAAAACATCAACTTCAAGTTGTTCAGATTCTGGATTTTCCCAAAAAATAGGTTTTAAATTTTTACAACTACATTCCATTTTTATTCCTTTCTTATTACTTCATTTACTTTATTACTTACTTTACTATCATCTGTAAATATATTATAACCACCGGTATAACGATTGCCAATATTATAATATCTTGCAATCTTATAAATTTTATCTAAATCATCTTCTGTAAAATCTTCTGATGGTGCAACAAAAGTTTTATAATCCAAATCAGAATAATCTACATTTTCTAATTTCATCCTTTTCCAATCAATAGTATTAGGTATTGGTGTCAATCTTTGTGGATGTGCCCAAACACCTAATTTCAAAAGATATACAAGTGTTTCTGACATATCTTCAACTTTTTGATATGGAAGTCCTATAATGAAGTATGTATTTATCTCATTTCTCTTAAATCCCGCTGCATCAGCATACTGTAAAGCAGTTTCCAAGTCATCTTCTGTTGTACCCTTTGCTCTTCCCATTTTCTTTCTAACATCAGCAGACACACTTTCAATAGCAAAACTTATTTCAGTAACACCTGCTTTCTTCATCAAAAATGCTGTTTCTTTAGTGAAATCCTTACCAGCCATACCACCGGGAATATGAATTTCTACTTTTATTTTATTTCTTATAATTTCTTCTAAAACTTTATTGATATGATTTTCTGAATTATAAAGTATATTATCATCACCAAAATATATCTTCTTGAAACCCTTCTTTCTTAAAAATACAATATCACTCAATACTCTATCTGGTGATAACTGTCTTATACCGGCACCATAAAGTATATGAGTTGCACAATAGGTACATGCTCTATTACAACCATATGATGTAAATAAATATGCAAAATCTTGTTCATATGGTAAAATACTTGGATCAGGCGGATATTCTTTTCCTTCAGGATGCTGTCCTGCAATTACTTCATCAGCACCACTTTTAGCAGTATGATCTGGACATATCGTTGCATATATGCCACCCAGTCTGATATAACTTTTCGGATATCGCTTCTTATAAAAATCTATTGCATCCCACACCATTTTATAATCATATGTAAACATTGACGTTACATAAATTTCATCTGGAACAAATTTTGGTAAATTAGGAAATTGAATATATTGTACATTATTTCCCTCTTGAATAAGCCAATTTCCAATTCTTAATAAACCAACATATTGATTATTTTTACCCCAATTTTTACTCTTCTTTGGTTCTACCAATAATATATTCATTTACAACCTTACCTCATAAACGGATTATTTATAACATCTGGAACTTCATTTTTGATTCTTTCTTTTGTAATTTTTATATATTCTGGATTTATATCAATTCCGATATATTTTCTTTTTAATTTTTTAGCTTCTATACAAGTTGTTCCTGTACCCACAAATGGATCAAGTATTGTATCACCTTCTTTACTACCAGCTTTTATACATATTTCAGGTAATTCTGGCGGAAAAGTCGCATAATGCCCACCTTTAAAGGGTTTTACTGTAATTGACCATACTGAACGGAGATTAGCTTTTTCATATTCCTTATCTAATCCAGTATGAGGATTCAAACCAGTTCCTTCATTATGATACTTACCTAATTTTCTGTCTCTTGTTCCCCAATTTCCTTTACATGGTGTCTTTACCGCCTCAATATCATAATAATATTTCTTATTCTTAGTAAGTAAAAATATATATTCATGATTTCTTGTACATCTATCTTTTACGCTCTCCGGCATACAACTTGGTTTATGCCATATAATATCTTGTCTTAACCACCAGCCATCGTTACGTAATGCAAATGCTAACATCCAAGGAATACCTATAAGATCTTTAGGCTTATATCCCGGAAGTCTAGATAATAAACTTTTTTTTCTATCATGCATAAAATTAGTGCCCCTATTAGCAAATTGTAACGGATTTATTTTTTTGGCACCAACTCCTTGATTGCTACCCGCATAACTATCACCTATATTTAACCAAAAAGTACCATCTTTTTTTAGTATTCTATGAACTTCTCTAAAAATTTCAACAAGTTTTAAAATATATTCTTCAGGTGTTTCTTCCATTCCAATTTGACCATCTATTTCATAATTTCTAAGTGCAAAATATGGCGGGCTAGTCACAACACATTGTACTATCTCATCATCCAATGTTTTTAGAATTTCTAAACAATTACCTTGTATTATCATTTTTTCATATACCCTAAATATTCCGCAATCATTTTAGCAGATTTACTACTTAATTGCATTTTTACCCTATTTAATTTATACCATTTAGTAATATTAGGATTTTCTATTCCTTGTGCTTTTGCCGCTCCTTTCCAATCACAAATCATCTCCATTATATACTTTTCTGGTATATTAAAAATTTTTAAACCTTCATAATCATTAGGAGTAGTCCAAAATTGCCAATGATGTTTATTTCTTTTACAATGTAATGCCCACGCCATATCAAAATTTATATCACCAGTATCAGTAGGTTTATAATATCCTGATTCGTCTCTCTTTTGCTTCAAATTTCCATTATCATCATAAAAAAATCTTGCATATGGTATAAATTCATCTAATCTAAATTTTGATAAATCATGTGTTATACCTTGCCAATATAATTTATATTTTTTACATTCCTTCCATACATACCATTTATGAGTTATTATATACTTAAAATATGACCAATATTTATTATTCATTTAATATTTCCCTTTCTAATTTATTCATTATACCACTTATTATTAAAAATGTAAAGTATGATACTTTTCCTTACTATATAAATAATCTCTAATATTTTCTTGTTCTTTTCTATGGATTTTTTCTACAGATAAAGGATTCGCATCATTATATACTACCAAAATATCATCAATAAAACCAACATGATTAGGACTTGCCATTTCCAACATTGGTATACAAACAATTTGATCATAACAATATTTAAAATATTCGCCATTTTCATCTTTTAAATCTTTATCCTGTATATGATTCCAAAGAAAATAACGAAATGTTCGTAAATGAGTATATGACCAAATATTATTTCTGAATTTTTTTTGTTCTAAATCTTTTTTTGAATATATTGGTATCCAATGTGAAGTAATTTTCCTAGATAAGTAATACATTCTAGAATATGTTATCCAACAATCATTATTATTATAAAAATTATTTAATATTTCTAATACATTTTTTTTTGCAAAAAAATCATCACCATCAAGCAAAATTATTATATCATTATCATTAATGATAAAATTTTTTGTAGAATTACTTTTTAAATAATTTTTTGCATTTTTTATCCATTTTTGATTTTTGGTATTGTGATATATTATTGTATTATTATTTTGATATTTTTGAATGATTTTATAAGTATTATCTGTACTTGCATCATCCACAATAATATGAATGAAATTTTGATATGTTTGTTTTTGCACACTTTCAATATGATTTTTTATATACTTTTCACAATTATAACTACACGAAAACACAATTAATTTGTTTTTCACAATTAATCCTCTAAAATTATTTCCTCTATTTTTACAGATTCGACATCTATAACCCGTAATTTAGGAATTGATATACTTTCTTTAGGCTTTACTATCTGAGGCTTTACTATCTGAGGCTTTACTATCTGAGGCTTTACTGTCTGAGGCTTTACTATCTGTATCGGAATTATTTCTTTTTTAACTTTTTTAAAATATTTTAATTTACTTAATTCTTTTCTATAATCATCAATTGCTTTCAATCGTTCGTTTTCTAAATTACTATTAAGAATCTGTTTTTTTCGTTCTTTTTCAAGTTTTTCTTCTAATTCAGTTCTCTTTTTTTTAACATCTACCTCTTTTAATTCTTTCATCATTTCTTCATAATTTATATTAAGTCTTACATTAGGAACAAATATATTACTATAAAATGTTTTTACTAAAGTTCTTAATGTAGTATCTAAATTCATACTTCCAGAATAACCTCTTAAAGCTCCTTTGTACATACTTCTTATAAACCAAATTGAATCATGTTTAGTAAAATTTTTATACGATCCCTGTACAAAACAATCTAGTGGTTCATTATATTGTCTAAGATGTATACCATTTTCAGTATATTCTCGTATAGTATTTAAAAATTCATCGGATAATCTGATAGATAATGGATTTACTATAAAAATAACATCTTTCATAGAATTTCTTATTATATCATCAATTTTTCTTGCTGGATATTGCGGAGAATCAAAAATTATTAATTCATCAAGTATATCAATTTGTTTTCTAATATCATGTTCAAGTTCAAAATTTTGTTTAGTAGGCAAGATTACAGTAATATTCATTTTTATATAACTATCTCCTCATTATATGTAATTTCTGGTTCAAGTTCAAGAAAATCTAATAAATTTTTCATATTATCACTAATGTAACTTTTTATATTATTAAATAATGTTATAAAATATCCTTTTATTTTATTCCACATATCAGATGCAACAGTTTCTGATAACATGTCGTGTCTGTGAAAACTATATTCTTCTCTTATTTTATTAAGTGCCATTTCAATAACAGACCAAAATCTATATCCTTTACGTGGGGCACCTTTTAAATGCGAGGCTTTAAATGATACTCTTACATCAGCAGACTGTGCAATTTTTTCCATAATAGAATTATCATTTACATCATATAATTTGTATGAAGTTCCCACTGAAAATAGATGTGTAGGAACGGCTGGTGAATCACCAAATTTTGATCTTCCTGTTATTGCTTCACGTACAAACATAACACTCAATTCTTTATCACTATTTACAGTATCTGTGAGTATTCCTGTAAGTTTTTTATGTAATTTATCACCTTCTTGTATTATTTCATTATTTTTTCTTGATTTTGCAACTGTATCAGAACACACACCGTTTATGAAGGTTTGAATATATGAAAGAATTTCATTTATTCTATCATTAGGACATTTCATTTGTTGTTGAATACAAGAAAAAATTGCAGTTGAGTCTGGTTTTCCACCAGACATAAGACGAGATTTACCAACCTTTAATGAAATTCTATAATTTCCTATAATAAAATCTGTTTTTGATGTTGATCTTTTAGGTCCTCCATATTCTTGCCATTGTGCTGTTGTGGAAAAATTTTTAGTGCCATAATATTCCGCATTTCCTGTTATTCCTTGTTTCTTTAACCATTCAACAGCAGATTTTGCAGCTTCAATAGAATCATCCAATTCTTTTTTCCATGTCTCATTATTCCATACATGACAGATAGCTCTTTCTAATTTAGTTGAAAAATTAATCATTCTTTTTTATCTCCCTGTTCCTCTGAGTGGAACTATATGATTCCGCTCCCCACGAAACGGAATCTTTTGCTGGATTATATTTTAATATAAAATTTGAAGTCGGTGTAAATTCTCTTTGCATTTTTTTATTACATTTTATACAAATATGATCTTTATTTATTTCATCTCCAAACTCAATAACATCATATTCATATCCACATTCACATTTATATACATACCAAGGCATAATAATTTCTCCTTCCTTTCTTTCTATTTACCATATCACACGTTTAATATGTCTTTGAAGGTCAAAAGGTTTTAAGTTATCAATATAATCTCTAATTGCTGTTTTTTCTTTTGCTGTCAATAAATCATCACCTAAAATTAATTTTAAATCTCTAGGTAAATTTTTAATTGATTTTTCTAAATCATTAACAAGTAAATTAATTTCATCAGTAATAGCATCTACTTTATCTTGATTATATGATTCGTAATTTCTTTTTAAATCTTTCTTCTTACTAGAAATTTCTCTCAAATATTTTTCTTCTATTCCCATTGTTATTTCTCCTTAGTCCAAATATTATTATGACAATTAGGACAAAGTGGATTTTTTAATTTAATATTTTTAGCATCTCTCATTTTCTGTTTCGTTTCTTCTGAATGTCTTCTTCCTTTAAATGTACATTTTTCTGGTATTTTATGTTCTGGATTATCTATGTAGTATTGTTTCTTAATTTCACTCATCAATTTTCTATTTTCTATTTTTGAATATCGTTCAATGGCTTTCTTACTTATTTTTTCCCTCACATCAGGTCTTATCATTATATCTTTACGTTTTGAACGATATATTTCAAACGCATCACTTGTCATACAATTATATCGTTCTTTTTGTCTCAAACTCATATCATTTTTCTTATCAGGATTTAATTTATAAAATATTTTTTCACTATCACTAATTTTGCATTTTACATAATTAGGTGTTATATAATTTTCTTTACCATCTCCACCATCTGTTAAATTAAGTAACGGGCCTTTATTTAAATCTTTCCTACCAATACATTCAATAATACTCATTTCTACTTCTTTTGCCTCTTTTTGGTCTATATCTTTTCTTATAAAGATAACCAATGGATTACATCCAGATTTTAAAATTTTATTTATAGTATTATAAAAATATGGATTATATTTATTACCTTTTAGATGATTATATGCCCTCTTTCCCTTACCCATTCCACAATATATAGGTTCATACTCAAATATGTTATCACCATATTGATATTCACCCGGTTTCATTGTATTTAAATATAAATATACATAATATTGCATATTTTATTTGTCTCCGAATAATTCTTTTACCCATTTTTGGATATCTTTAGGTTCGTATGGATTAGGCTTACCTGCAGCCAACCACGATTTGGTCATTTTTACATGCTTGCATGGCATTACTTTCACAGGACATGAACAGGACCACTTATTATTAGATTTATTATGAAAGCATCTATAAATTTCGTCTGGATTCTTACCCTTTATCCATTTTGTTACTTCATACTCATTAGATCCTATTTCTCTTATCATATAATCAGCATCTTTATCAAAAAAACCAACCTTTTCAGATATATAATCTATAAATTTCATAAATACCTCTCAATATAACTTTTCAATACACTACATACTGAATTTATATTGTTATCGTTTATTATAACACAATTCTTACTATTTTCTAACATCATATATTTATTATTCGTAATTGTTGCCCATGAAATAACAGGTGTTCCTTGTAATTCACATATAAAAGTCCAATGACTTAACGGACATATAACAATTTTAGCATTAGAAATCTTCTCTATTATATATTTATATCCATTTTCAAAATAATCTATTTGTTTAAGTATTATATTTTCTTCATTTAAATGTGTTTTCATATCGCCAATTATAATAGGATTAAAATTTTTCACACATTCTAATATTTTTCTTAAATTTATATCTGTTTCACTATTATCAGGTATAAAAAATACACCATTTCTCTCTTTAATATCAGTCGGTATTTTTTCATATATTCTTTTATAAAACGGATAATGAATATTTCTGTTTGTATAATTTAAAAAGAAGTTATAAATAGAATTTTTATTCTTTTTTCTAGTTGATTGTATTTGATGTAATAATTGTTTTTGAATAATATAAAAATCTTTTTGTTGTAAATTTTTATTAATTATCCCTTTTTGATATAATTCGTCCCTACTTAAATTACCATAAATCGGGGTTATATTATTTATATCAACCCAATTATATAAAAATGACCTATTAGCATGCGTAGAAATAAAAATCTTATCATATGATAAGATTTTTGAAATCCATCTAACATAAGGTCTGAATAAAATAATTTCAGTTTCCCAATCACCTACATATGGACCCAAAACGAGTAATGTTTCTTTCATTTAATCTTCTATAATTACATTGCCATCCCATGAATCAAACAATACACTCAATTCTAAGAATAACTTCTTATGTAATTGGATAACTTCAATATTTTTTAAAATATCTTGTAAAACTATATTTTGACATACAAATTCTTTTTCACATAATCTCAAATTATTTAAATTTAAAAGAACTTTATTATTTCTTCTAAAAAATGTAATAAGATTATCACCTATATTATTCATTACGTAATATTTTTTTGTTGTTTTTTTCAAAATATCATTATAAAATTTTATATTATTTGATATAACAAATCTGTTTGTTTTATTAAATAACATCAATACCGCATCAATTTTTTCTTGTGTCGGTATTTTAAAATTTAAATGAATAAGGTGAATTTTAGGAAGATTAATTAATTCCTCTTCTTTAATATTACTTTCATTTATAACAATATAATCTTTTCCGGGATAGGTTAACTTCATCACTTATTACCTCCAATAGCCAATTTCACTTGAATTTCAAAGCATGTATAAGAATTATTAACTACAAATTGATAAATATCAATATTATTTTCTTTTTGTTTTAATTCATTCAAGTCCTTTATCTCTTTATATTTATACGGCATGAGAAAAAATTTTAATAAATTTGCGAACTTATTATTTTTTATTATATCAATAATACTATCATTTCCAGATTCATCATTATCCATTACTATAATAATACCAATATTAGTTAAAGGTAATAATTCAGAAATAAAACTTTCATTAACAGATGATCCCAAACAAGATGTTCCTTGAGTCCCAACTTGAATAGCATCTAAAATACCTTCTGTTACTATAATATATTTATTAAAATTAAATTTTTCTTTATTTAATATAATACTACCTTTTTGTAATGTAGGATTTTTATATTTTTTTCCATATTCATCTATACTAAGAGATCTACCTTGAAAATATACAATATTACCATTATTATAAATTGGAATAATAATTCTTCCTTTATATTCTCCTTGATATGCAATAAATATAGGAAAATCTTCTGGAATTATTCTATCTTTAATAAATTTTAATAAATCTTCCTTATATTTTGATTGAATATAACCTTCTGGTTCATCATATTTTCCAATAGAATCTTTTAAAATATAATCATGATTTTCAAATTTTATTTCTTTTAAAAGTTTCTTTTTCTTTTTAGGTGATAATACTTGTGTAAGATAATTAACATCAAATTTGTATAACTGTTTTTTAGCTTCTGAAATTGAAATACTATTAAGTTCACAATATAATTCTAAAAATGAACCTGATCTATTACAATTAAAACAATGCCAAAATGGTTGCCCGTTATTAAATTCGAGATGAAATCTCTTCTTTGATAATGATTTTTTAGAATCACCGCAAAGCACACATCTAGCATGAAAATGTGAACCATTTTTAGAAACGGTTACATTGGAAAAATGTTCTAAAACAAATTGATTAACAATATCTAAAGTTAACATTATTCTACAGGTTTATTTTTCTTAAAAATTTTTTTAATCGGTCTGTATTGTTTATTATCTTTTTTTATAATATCATATTTCTTTTTTTTAATAATTTTAAATTTATTACATAATTCTTCTAATTGTTCATCTGTAAATAATTTTTTTGTAAGCATATTAACTATTCCCTTTTTTGAAATTCTATACAATTAAAATCAAATGGTGTAAATAATAAACTTGTTGTAATTAATATTTTTTCAAAATATTGTAAATTACAATTTGCTAACGTGTTTATTATTTGATAATGTATACAATTACTACATAAAGTATAACAAGGTTCAATTTTCATTTTTATTATTCATACTATCCATTACTTCCTGTTTTACTTCAGGAGGAAAAAGATTATAAAATTTTTTTATTTCATTATTATCATTTGGAATGGAAAACATCTTCATCATTACACACATACATTCAAATGGTGTCCATGATTTATCTAATTTTTTAACATTATTATAAACCTTTTTCATTGCTCTTTTTAATGTATTAGACACAGCTTGTCTTGAAATACCACCAAGTTCTTTTGCAATTTCAGCACCATCCATAGGTTTAGTATAATACATATTTATTGATCTCCTATTTCTAATATTTTATTTATTTCATCTTTATAATTAATACTTTTCATACAAATAACATTTCTTTTTGATGTACTACAATAATAACTTATATCACAAGGACTTTGATAGTCATGCACTCCTTTATGTTCACAACCAACAAATCTACAAATATCACTATCACTATCATATCCGGTACAAATCATTTTCATATGTCAAGAATTCTCTCAATTTCATTTTTAAATAATTGATATGGTATACATGATGATATACAAGACACTGATATGTCTATTGATTTATAACAAGGAGCAGGAATACAGTGATTTGTTTTTTCATGTACTCCATAATGATTACAATACATATAACAATCTTCTACCCATTTATCACAAATCACTTTCATATATTATCATCTTTCTATAAAAAAATCAAGGATTTTCTTTACTTATATTAACTACATTTCTTTTATTTTTAAATTGTTGATTTATTGGTTCTAAATCTCTACACCAGTATCTAATTGTGGCTGCTGATAAGTTAATATTATTTGATATTTCGTTCCAGCTTTTACCATCAGCTCTCATTTGTCTTACTAAATGCTTTTTTCCTTCTATTATTGAATGATCTAATATAATATCTCTACACCAATGTCTAATTGTTGAAACAGCAACATTTATGTGTTTTGATATTTCATTCCAACTTTTACCATCAGCTCTCATTTGTCTTGCTAAATTTATGATATGTGATGAAAATTTTGGATTTTTTATTATATTTTTACAATAATGTCTGATTTGTCTGGTTGATATTCCTGTTTCTTTTGCTATATCAGACCATGCTTTACCTTCTTTTCGTAATTCTTTTGCTTGTTTTATTATTTTAGATGAAAATTTTCTTACGCGTTGTAAAAATTTTTCTGTTTTTATATGCCCCGATGGCCCTTCTCCACCATTTGTATGATTGCATAAAGGCCCTTTTTTTATATCTGATCTTCCTATTTTTTGAATCATATCTGTTTCTAAAATAAAAGCATCAGATTCAATCATTAATTCTTTATAAACAATAATAAATGGATCATATCCCGTTTCTTTTCTAATTTTCTTAATTTTACTATTGAGATGTTTATTGTAAGAATTATGTAAATGAATATATTTTCGCCTTCCATGTCCTTTGCCAATATAGAAGGGCTCATAATTAAAATAATATTCGTTAAATAAATAATTTCCTTGTTTTCTAGGATCTAAATACGCATAAACATAAAATTTATTTTTATTCATGGTTTATTCCTTAAATTTGAATTATGATGTGAAACTTGTCACACCATATTCTTATTTATAAGAAATAAGCCATTTTATCAAAACATCAATTTTTCATTACTGGTATTACTAATTACACTCCGAAAGGCCACAATTATAGCAAATCTTACAACCCTCAGTAAGTATTACAGAATATGTTCCACATTTAGAACATAATTGTTTTTCACTAATATCTAGTTCATCAAGTATTACATCACTTGTATAATATCTTTGAAGTAATTTTGCTATACCATCTGGAATTGATAATATTTGTGTAGGTTTTCTATCATTATCTTCAAATCTAGCCCATGTTGGCCTATCAGAATTAATACCAATCAAAGTTTTAATAATTGATTTTATTGGAACACCATGTTGTAATGCTATAGATATAGACCTTCCTAATGCTTCTGTAAAAACATTAAAAAGTTGCCCTGATTTTCCCATAGACATAAATATTTCAATCGGCTTACCATTATAAGTTGATATAGTAATATATAATTTTCCATTACCAGTCTCAAGAGTATGTACATTAGCTTTTAAAACACTAGGTCTTACAAAATTAGATTGAACTTGAGTTTTATCTTTTGTAAATGTAATAGGTTGAGATTTTTTACTTCCATCTCTATATATAGTAACACCTTTCAGGCCTTTTTGATATGCGTATCTATATAACTCTGATACCTCATCTCTTGTTGTTGTGGAAGGTAAATTTAATGTAGAAGAAATTGCGTTAGATGTATATTTTTGAACACCAGCTTGCATATCAATTCTATCCTTAAATTTAATATCATGTGCAGTAATAAATACATCTCTTACTTCTTTAGGAATTCCTCTAATACCTTTTAGAGAACCTTTATTTTGTTCTATTTTTTCAATTAAATCTGGCGTATACCATGATTCATTTTCAAATTTTTTCTTAAATATAGAATTAACAATAAAATATTTATCTCCGGATTCTGAAAGTGTTTTAGTAAATACTAGTCCGAAACTTGGTTCAATACCATATGAACAATCTGCAGATAAAGCTGTAGTATTATGTGTTATAAACCCATTAGCAACATATGTATGAGTATTTTCTACTATCTCTAAATCATGAACTTCTTTTTGTTCAAAAAATTCTTTGTTTGACACAAAATCTAAATATAATTCATTTTCAACAAACCAATTATATTTTAATTCATCAATAACTTCTTTATATCTTTTTAATGTAACACAATAATTAGTGTTTATTTTTGATATATTTACTTTTTCAGGAAAATATATTTCTTCATGTGGTAATATTGGAACATATTCTCTTGGATATTTAAGGGTTGTTTCAATATTATATCCAAATTCTTTTAATAATAATTCAGAATATTCCTTATTTAAACTAATAGAATATGTATCATAATTTTGATGGATTTCTCTTCCGTTTATAAATTTTACATCAGTTGAAGTTTTTTTTGTATAAGATAAATTCGATGGATAACCCAATCCTAATAAAATAGTATGTAGTTGATGAGCCAGTTTATTAGAAATTGTTTTAAATCCTATTCTACCATCATCACTTCTAACATGACCATCTCCTTTCCAATATCCTTTAATAAATGATAATAATGTTTGTTTAGAACCATCTAAAATAATTTGCGGTATAAAAGCGTTTTGAGCACCTTCTTTTATGCAATCATATTCAATAAACCAATCATACATTTTTTTAGAAGAAATGTCTATTTTACCATATGTTTCATTGTCTTGTCTGATGAACGTGTTAAATGTAAATTGTTTACCAAATGAGTTATCAATAAGATTTATAATATAATCTTTATCTTTGTCATTAAAAGAAATGTATAATCTTCCTTTTCCATTCAATCCCTTGTCCCACCATCCGTCAGCCATATACAATCCAAGAAATTCAGCTTTATTATCACTTAACCATGTAGATTTATCAATAATAAAATTCTTTTTTAATAATATAATATCGTCAATATAAATTTTATTTAATGTTTTCCATAGATAACCATTACCATCTGAAAGAACTCTAAGTTTATGTTCAAATGTTCCTTCAATATCATATCCCCTTTTAGATGTTATTTTTATAGTATTTGCAATTCCTTGATTATAATAAGCTTTTAAATGATTTTTACCAAAATCTGATATAGTTGATATTCTATCACTACCGTTTTTTAAAATTTCATCATAATCAACAATTTTTTTAATTCCTTTATTTGAAGATATTAATGTGTCTGAAACTAAACAACCAGTAGGTGCTACAGTAGTAAATTGAGAATTACGAAGACCATACTTTTTTACTTTTTCCATTACTCGTTCATTATTTCCAGTATGTTCGGTAACAATTTCTTCAATATCATCTTTAACAATTTCATAATCACTGAATGTTCCTTTTTCTTTTGCTATATCAGAACTTGCTTCAACACAAGCTGTTGTTATAGTTTTCATACATTCTGATATAAGTATTCTACCTTCATGACTGTCATATGGTATATCAAGTTCAAATAAAGTATCAGCAACACCCATAAATCCTACACCAAATGGTCTGTATTTAATAGCCATTTCTTTAAAACGTGGATCAGGAAATTCCATTTTATCAATAAGACTATCCATAAGAACAGCGACATTATATGCTGTTTTATAAAGTCCTTCAAAATCAAATATTTTTTCTTTACAAAATTTATGAATATTTATTGAACTTAATTGACAAGAAGCGAATGGTTGTAGAAACTGTTCCCCGCACGGGTTGCTTGTCTCTATAAGGTAAAGTTTCTTCAATGCATTATACTTATTTACAGTATCAATAAACATAATTCCAGGATCAGCTGTTTTCCATGCCATATCAATAATTGCATCCCATAATGTTCTTGCATTTATTTCATTTATTTCTGAACCATCAGAAGGTGAAATAAGTGTAAAAGGAACATTATCTTTAAATGCTTGCATGAATTTATCTGTAATAGCAACAGAAATATTCATGTTTGATAATTTACCATCAATTTCTTTACATTTTATAAAATCTAAAATATCTGGATGCCATACTGGCATTGAAATCATTATTGCTGCTCGTCTGGCTCTACCACCAGATTTTGTTGTTGCACCTACAGCATCATAAAGGTGCATAAATGATAATGGACCTGAAGATCTACCAACTGGCATAGGCTCATCACCATTTTTAATATTATTCTTCCTTCCTTCATAAATTAAAGCATCTTTTTCTCTTAAATTACCTATTGGTATACCAATACCAGCGCCATTCTGAAATATTTTTCTAGCAACATTAGCAATATCATAAATTCCATCCATACTATCAATAAGACCACATACAAAACATGCACTAAATATTTTATGATCTGTTCCAGCTGAAAACCAAACTGGCGAATTTGGTCTCCATTTATTTTCTTTCAATAAATCATATGCTATTTTTACATCATTATTACTAAATTCTTTTGCAACTCTTTTAATTGCATCGTCTATTGTTTCTTCTGAAAAACAATATAAATCTTTAAATATACGTTGTGCCATTTCACTTAAAACCATTTTTACTCCATAAAAAAACTACTATTTTAGTAATAGTAGTTTATATATCAACTAATTATTTCTTTTACACCTGAAGATATTTTCTCAATAACCCATTCATCTTTAGATGGCAAAATATCAAAATATCTTCTTGCTGATAGTTCATCAATAAATATTTTAACATATTCTTCATTTCCATAACCAAAAGGTATTTGAAATGTTTTTTCAAAATGTGTTCTCTCACACTCATTTACAATAACATATACTATCATATTAATAAAACCTCATAAAATTTTGTTCTACTGAATGAATTTTTTCTAAAAATCCCGTAAAATTGTTATTTTTGAAAAACTCGTAAGATAATGCGGGATCAGGAAGCCTATAATTATTATACTCATTAAGAATTCTTGATTTTACAGTATTTGGAATTAATTTTAAATCCATCAATACTCTATTTATATGAAATCTCTCTTCTAAATTTTTCTTTTTTAACCAATCTTCATATCCTTCTTTCATGACTTTTTTTGCAGAAACTTCACCAAAACCTGGTTTTCTTTTGTCTTTTGGCCAATCAAGAGGAGTAAGAATATTAAATATATCATCTTTAGATTGTCCTGTAAGACATTTTTCAATAATGAACAATTCTGGATCGTCTACACTTACATAAGTCATTTTAAGTGGATGATATAAACGAATTCTTGGTGAAACTAATTGTAGAAAATCTTCATCAACAGAAATAATAACAAATTCTTTATTTGTTTGAGTAAGACAAATAGTACCAATAATGTCATCAGCTTCTGCTGCTTGAATTTTTAAAACTTTAAATGGTAAATATTTATGAATTTCATTATTAAATTGATCAAACTCTTTATGAAAAATAGACCAATCTATTTTTGATGTTTGTCTTTTTCCTTCTCTTGATTCTTTATATCTGTTACAATATAATTTTCGCCATGATTTTCTATCATCGACTGCTAAAATAATTTCATTTACATCATTTTCTTTGAATATTGAATTGTAAACACTTTCTATAATTCTATACTTCCATAATTGAATATTCGGATTATCTGATTCTGCCTCAACATCTTTTACAAAATAGTGCCTCACACACAAATTATTAAAATCAAAAATATTTGATATCATTAAATTTATTATATTCTCCTTTCACATTTTTATAATTATAACATATAACATATCAGCTGTCAAGTCATTAATGTAAAGCAACTCCAATTACATCTTTTATAATTCTTTTAAATTCATTCCAATCATTCTTTAAAATAGCCTTTTCTAATCTTTTTATATCTTCATCATTAGCAACTTTGTAGAATTTTACCATTTCTTCAAATAACAACAAGTGATTTTTATCTATTTTATTACATAAAAATCCTTTAGATTTACCATGAGATAATAATGTACCATTACTTAAACTATTATTTTTACAAAATTTAGATAAATTCTTAATAATAATTTCATTGTTATTAGGTAATGTTATTACATAATATTTACTAAGACGTTCAGATTTTTTTCTTCTATCTTCTAAAGAATATTCTCTAGTTCTATTAAATTCGGCTAATTTTTCATTATGTTTTCCATAATTAGGATTTAGACATCCAATTCTTTTTTTATTCATTTCAGATGTTCGAGGACTCTTTTTTCCTTTCCAAATATTTGTTCTATATATTTTAAACCATTCTTCTTTTTTATTAATAGTAAATTTATTAAGATAATGATTATCTTTACTAATTTTATCTCTAAAATATTGATAATTCATAGGATTATCATCACCGCCCCATGTAAGATTATAGCCACCTTCAGAAACATGGGTACGATGAACCATAATTTTAAATGTTTCCATGATATTCAATATCTCTCTTGTATCACATTCACAAAGAACTTCTATAGTAAAATTCTCTACACCATATTTACGAATAGCATTATGAAAATATACTTTACTATTATTTTTAATTTGATACAAGTGTCTTTTCCATCTATCATTTAATGAATATATAGTTTGACCAATATAAGATATGTTGTTTATTTTATTAGTAATTTTATATATAATCATAGATTACTCGGATATGCTGCTTCTGCCACCATTAGACTGTAAATATAATTTTTAATTTTCATTATTTTACCTTTCTAAGTAATTGATTTCCATCAGGTGCTGTGGTTCTAAGATAGAATGGTCTATTATACTTTGTTCCGCGTAAATATTGTGAAGCACTAGTATCTGCCTTAAATCTAATTCTTTTTCTATCCGCTTTCATATTATTATAGAAATCATCATGATCTACATCAAATACCGGTAATTCATTTCTTTTACCATCTGCAAAAATACCTTCTACATCTGTAGTAATTTTACCCGGATCATTTACAGGAACCGCAATTCTCATATTTGCAGCTTCCATTCCTGGATTTACACCACCATCATTTGTTAATTCACCCATTATTTGTTTCCTCTCTATTTTTATTTTATATACTCTTAAAAAAATTTATCTTCTATTCTTTCCACAATATTTTCATTTATTGAAACAAATGATTCAAGAATTTCAGAAATTCTTGAAATAAAGTCATTAAATATATCATTATTTTTTCCATAATGTCGTTTATATCTTGCAATAATTGGTTCTATTTTACGATATAAATCATTTTCGGCATCATCAAACTCTTCTCTAATTAATTTTATAGCAATTTCTACATCATTTTCCATTTCTTTTAGTATATCATCTTCATCATCATAATTTGTTTCATATAAATATTTATTGATTTTATTTGTTAATTCACCCATTATTTGTTTTCTCCAATTATTTTATAAGTCCTAAAGTTAGAACTTTTTTCAAAAATTTTCTAGTTTTTCCTATTATTGTTGGTTTTTCTGGAATATGCTCCTTATCAATACGTATAAACGATGTTTCTGTTTGATTACTATCTGTAAACACTTCTCGTATAAGTTTATATTGTATTCTAAGTTTAGGGTCCATATTCATATAATATTGTAAAAAGACAGTTCTTAATCCTTTATTAGACATAACTATTGATAAATCATCAAACTTTTCATTTATTTCAACCGGTATAACTTCGCCAGGATGCATAAGTTTATCTAATAAAAAACATATAACAATATCTGAAAACTGCGAACTTTTAAGATGTAATGACGGCATTTATTTTATCTCTCTACATTAAATAGTTTGTATCATTTCGGGTTTTACTTTTTCAAAAAATTGATTAAAATCATAAAACACGATTGCTGGTGTATCATTTTCAAAAAGTAAAACCAGACTTTTTGGTAAATTACACACTTCTTTTATAAGTGAATTTACTATTAATTCAATACCAATAATAGGTTGATATCCCTTCTTTCTGAATATCAACATTCCGTATTTATTAGCTTTTCTTGCATCTCTAATACATTGTTTCCAAAAATCTTCAATAATATTGTTTTTATTATCTTTAAAATGCTTCATAAAATCCACATCTTCATATCCTGTTTTCAATTCTATGCTGAATCTATCAGTAAGAAACTTACCTTCTGGTCTCAATGCTATTAAATCTCCTGAAGCATCCATACTTTCTGCTATAGTTGCTAATGATCCAGATGATGGACTTCTCCAAAACACATAAGGCTTTGATTCTCCATTTACCCATACAGATAATGTTTTAGCTATCTCTCTTTCAAAATTAGATCCCTTTCTTTTTCCGTTACTCATAATCCACCAAAAGCACGTTTCATAGCATCAATTTTATAACGCCCACTTGCTAAATATTCTACAAACTTACTAATATCCTCATCTGGTAACTTACGAAATGTTTTATTTAAAGCATCTAATATATCTTTTTTTATACTATTATTACCAAATTCATCATCTTTTTCACTTTCAGATGTAATATAATCAAATATTTTTTTCGCATAATATTCTGGTGTAGGATTGTCTAAATCGTATGCATGAAATCTACCCCATCCATTCCAATCTCTCCATAATTCAAAATCACCCATATTACCATATACTTTAAAATAGATAGTACCATTCTCATTTATATCTCTCATCGCAAACGATATATTAATAGGAATCAAATTATTTTTATAGTTAAATTTTAAAATATACTTATACCACATCTTATTATGAGAATATCCTGTATATTTAAATCCTAATTTTTCTAATTCATTATCTATAAGTGTTTGAAATTTATCTCTTTTTTTACCGGTAGAAAATGGATTAACTTTTCTTATATATACACCCTTCGCTTCTCCTATAAGATACCTATCAATTTTTTCAGTTATTTTCATATTTTTTTTATTATGTTTGTTCTCCTATTTTTACTTATCATCCTTCAATACTATACATTTACCATCACATCTATCACATTTTCCGGGTATTTGCTGTATTCCAAAAGATGTTCTGTGTCGTAACATTACTATTCCTTTTCCTTTACATTTTCCACAAATTTTCATATCGCTATTTATTTTTATCTTTCCTTCTCCAAAACATAACATACAAATATCAATCAAATTTGAATCTCTAGGTTCCCCAAAATAAAATCCCTTACCAGAACATTTAGGGCATTTACCCCATTTAATAACAATTTCTTTTGACATATTATTTTCCTATTCAAATAAAATTTATCTATTAAAATATAATAACATATAACTTATAGAATGTCAATCTTTATCGTCTTCTCCTCAATGGGCAATCTTTTGGTGGCTCACCTTTAGGATTAATTTTTCTATCAAGTATTCTACATTTAAACCCATATCTACTAGGGCATTTTTCACAAGTATAATGAATTGTTAATCCTTCATCAATCATTAAATATTTATTTATTTTGTTTATTATTTTCATCTAAAAACCTCTTTATTATAAATCCTTTATATTCTTTTTCAGTTTTTGAGTGATATTTAGCCATTCCCAAACTAATATCATTCTTTTTACACCACTCAGTTTTATTTTTAATAATTTCAATGTTACCAGTGATAACATTTTTAACTTTCCAATAATATTTATATTGAGAATTTTTTTCACCTGGTTGTGATATTTTTTTCTTTAATTCCATTCCATATACCGATAAATAAAGTTTTGATGCTGTTATACTCATTTTTTTCTTGTTTCGTCAGAAATCACTCTTCCTTTCAATGTTTCAGATCGTTTTTTATTAGATTCCAATGTATGTATTTTATAAGAAATTTCTTTTTGTTTTTCAGACATTTTCTTTCTTGATTCTACACTATGCTTTTTACCTTTCCAATTATTATTAATTCTTAACCGTGCACTAATTTTTTCACCAAATCCATATGGCATTTTTTTTTCCTCTACCACTTTCACCCATTCTCTTTTTAGCTTCTTCTGAATGTTTATATCCCTTTAATTTTTCTCCAATATACTTTTTATGCTTTTCTGTATGCTTATATCCAAAACATCCATCACCACCATCTGTTATGTTATATCCATTAGGTGTCTTTGAATTATAAAATCGAATAAAATATTTTTCCATAAAATCCATTTCATTTTTATCACTACATTCACATAATATTTCCCATGATATATTATCTATACCATACTTTCTTATAGCCTTATGAAATACCATATTATCATAATTTTCTCTAGATGCTCTTATATGGTGTTTTTGTCTATTTTCTAATTTTTGTATTGTTTGACCTATATAACATCTTCCATTTACTAAATTTATTGCCTTATATATTATCATATTTACCATATTCCTGTAAAAAGAATTCCTGCATCTATTTATAGAAAAGTGTTCTTATTGGCGAGGAAATGTAAATTATTTTTCTTTTTCTTTTTTATTTATTGGTTCTCGTTTCCCCTTTGGATAATCTGGATTGGCTTTCACATCTGCCTTAACCTGTTTTTCAGATTTACCCTTGCCACGCCAGTGCTGACTTCCAAAATATGCGTCTTTTACTCTTGCACAATATGCTGGTGCATCATCTATTTTACCTTCCATATGTTCAACACATAAAGAATGAAATCCCTTCTCATCAGGCATTATTCCATGATTTTTTCCAAATGTATGCCCCCATCTAGCAAGTTTATCAAAATCACTTTCGGTTAAAAATTCTAATAATCTCATTTTATTTTCCTCAACTTAATTCTTTTAATATAAAATAATTCCAAATATTTTCATATTTTTTCACGGATAAAAAGAAAAATACTAAAAACACCGACATCCATAGGATCACCTATTTTTCTAAATCCTCGTTTTATAAGATTTTTTATTGATTCATTATTTGTTGTTCTCACAGTAGCAAAAACACCAGTATTTATTTTTTTTATTAATGTCATTGATAATTTATAACTTATTCCCTGTCTTTGATACTCTGGTTTAGTATATGACCAACCTAATTCATAAGGATAGTCATTAGGATCTTCTGTTACATTAGCATTTTCAAAAGTATTTCTTCTTCTATATGGTTTCTTTATAGCAGAAACAGCTGCTAAATCATCATCAATATAATAAAATCCTAACAATTTACCATATCTTTTTACATCACTTTTTGATATATATGCTTCATTTGCATCATCTACCATATCAAAAAACATATTTATTTCTTCTTTTGAACAATCTGAAACTGGTTTGATGACAATATTAGCATCATCTAACTCAATAAATTTCTTCAGTCTCATCTTTTATCCTCTAATTTCTTTTTTACTTCTTGACGCTCTTGTTCTATTATATTATAATCTTCTTTCAGCTCCATATCAGATGGATTCTTTTTCATCAAAATTTTCAGTTGCATTGCTTGATCAGTAAGAGTAATATATCGTTGTTGCAATCTATCCTGAACCATATCAGATTTGAAACGCTCTAATGTTTGTACTAACTGAATTTCAGTATGTTTTAAATCTTCTGATGTTGCATATCTCGCATCAATAGTAAATACACCAGTTACAATAGTGATTGCTAATGCAATAGAACTTACTATATTTCTTACATTAAATTCCATAGTCTATATCCTAAATTTTTCAATTATATAACTATCTGTATCTGTAAGCCATCGTGAAACATGGCTTTCATTCTTACTAGAACTTTCAATATTTTTATTTGCTTCATTAAGTTTTTTGGCAAATTCTTTTGCCATTTTCATTTCAAATTTCCATGTCCCACCATAACCAGTTCCATCCTCTCTAATTCCAATTTCAGCAATTGGAATAATTTCTTTTCCTGTATCTGCTTCATATCCTATAAATGGCGGAGGTCCTTTATATGATTTAAGACTTTCTTTGATATTCTCCCATTTATCAGTTTTGAAAATCTCTTTTATGGTATCAACATCAACTGACATATCACCAATAGCCATTGTTTCTTCCCTATCTAATACACCCTTCAATGGAAATTCACTTCTAATTTCTTCAAGCATTTTATCTTTTATTTTCTGATTATTAGCGAGTTCTCTTATTACTGCCTCTTGATATTTCTTTTCATGGATTTTCAAATCATCCAATATTTTAATAGAGTCTTCATCACCGTGTGCAGCAAGAGCTGTATGAATCAATTTGAGTATTTTTTTCTTTTCTCTATTAGGTTTTTCCATTACTTGTTCTAATGTTAATTTTTTCTTTTTCATTTGTTCAAGAGCTTCTTTAACCTCTGGTGTCATAGTCTGTTCAAGAACTTTTTGTGTTTTTTTAATATCTAATTTTAATAACATATCTTTTTGTGTTGACGAATATACGCCCATATCAGCATCTTTAGGAAGATTTTTATCCCATTCTCTAAGTTTTCCAGTTCCAGAGTTTAAAAAGTTAACATTTTTATCTTTTTTAAGTGATATTTCATTGATTAATTCATCACCATTTTTGTCTCGTATTTTAATATAAATATCAGTTGAAAATCCTTTATTTTTATCATAATCTGTCATACCCATTGATTCTACTTCTTCTTTGGTATCCCAACAAGTATTTACAATCAAGGAAGATGGATCTTTTGTTTTATATTCTCTACTAATTCTATTCAATATTGCTTTTCTATTATTTTCTGCAGCTTTAATCCAGTCTTTATTTATAATAAAATCTGTATCATTCTTATCTCTTGTTGAATCCATATGATCAATCATAGATTTTTTAAAATCTTTAAATTCATCATCAGACATTGATACAGACACCATTGTAAGTAATTCTCCTGCTTGCGCATTAATTCTACCAGCACCTGCAGAATCTTTAATAAAATATGATATAGGCGGTTCAAATCCACCCTTACCAGTGGTTCTTGTATTCATCATTGCTTCTATTACTTGTGCATATTTTTTAGGAAACTTATCGGATTTGCTAACGAAATCTGGTATTTTATAAGGATTTCCTGGAGCAGAAATATCTTCACCTTGATAGTTTTTATTATTTTTCAGAATATTTTCTATAGTTTGTGAATTTTCTTTATTCCATATATCAGATTTTGATGTTTTAGTCTTTATAAGAGTTTTAACCTTACCATTGATAATAATAGGTTTAGATGCTGGAGTACCTTTAAGTTTTGAAGTACCTTTTATTTCTTCTTTTTGTTTATCTTCAATCTTTTTTTTCTTTTGGGCAGAAATTGTTTCTTTTGCAATATTTTTAAGTTTTTCTTTTTGATCTACTGGCAATTTTGAATAATCGGTTCGTGCTAAAGCTTTTCTAGGTTGTTCTAAATCAGAATCATCTATAAATGATGATTTTTCTTTATCTGTTAGTTTTTTACGTTTACCATCTTTTATTTTAATTAAATTACCATCATTACCTTTCCATACACTACGACCTAAATATTCATATCCTTCAGCTTTTGCTTTTATAATAGCTTTCTTCTGTTCAGGTGTTCCTCCTTCATTAAGCAAAATACTTTTAAATATATTCATTTCATTTATATTGTTTTCTATATTGTTTATTTCTTCTTTTTCATCATCTTTATAATATTCTTCAACAGCAGCACCCCATCCTCTATGGACTTCAGCAGCTATTTTATCAGGATCTTTTTCACCATTTTTTATTGCATTCAGAGCGTATTTTGCCATAGAGATGTTAGTTTCATGACCAAATGAACCCGGCTCCGATTTCCCGTAATGATATTTTTTATCCAGAACATCAGCAATATCATCAGCAACTTTTTCAGCATGCTTTATAGTTTCCTTATCAAATTCAATCTTATGACCACTCAACTTAAAAGCATCGAATGAAAATAAATGTTTCTTTAAAGGAGTTTCTTGTTGTTCAGTACCTGTTTGATCTTCTGGTTTTTCTTCTGATTTTTCAGTATCTTTTACTTTACCATCTGGACCAACTTTTCCAGTAGGGCCAGAACCATCAGTTTTCACACCATATTTCAATTTATTAGATGCAACAAGTTTCGCAATAATACCTTCTGGATGTTCTTTTACATGGGCTTTCTGCATTTCTTCTGAATGTGAATTCCACCAATTTTTTGTTGCCTGACTTATTTGTTTTTCTTCTGTATTTGAAGGAACTGTTTTTGTTGTACCACTATGTTTTTTTTGCTGTTCTAATTTTTTAACAGGAGTTATAACATTAGTAGTTCTTACTGGCTTTTTCTTATCTGATTTTTTCTTACCAGTAAATGCTTCTTCTATATAATCATTAAATCTCATTATATTCTTCCTTGAAAAATATTTCATTATGTATTATTTATAAAAATTTACCATATTTATTTATATAAAGAAAAATAAAAAACCCATTATAATTTCTATAATGGGTTTTCTTTATAAAATAATTAAAATTTTTTATAAATTTTCCAATTCTTTCAATAAATCTTCTTCTGAAGATATATCTGGATCATAATCTTTTACATCATCTTCATCATCCATAGAATCTGGATCAGATTCAACTTTTGTAGGTGGCGTTCCACTTAATAAATTAGATGTACTACCTTTCATCCTATTCCATTCATCTTCAATCAAATCCCATAATCTCTCATTTTTCAAAATAGCTTTTAAATCTGAATCTTTAGTTTTTAAATCATTTAAATAGTCATTTAAACTAAATCTCTGTTTCATTATAGATTCAATTTCAGATTGTGTTCCTAAAGTTGATGAACGTCTTGAAAATAATGAATTAGAATAATCTGGATATATTTTACCTGACTTATCTGCCTTTGTAGTTGATACCTTAACAAGTAAATTAAATCCATTTGCATCAGGATCAAAAATAGCATATCCCAATCCTTCTTGCTTATCAAGTAAAACATCTTTAATTTTAGATTCTAATTTTGATGGAAATTCGTAAATCTTTACTTTTCCAGTAGATTTTTTATTTACATCATCAACATCTCTATCTCTTGGATCATTAACAATATAAAAGTTTGCAATATGACGTTCTTTCCTTTTTACTTCATATGCCAATTTCTTATCAGATTCTGTTCCTGTATAAAGTTTTGAAGTAATTGCGCATAACGCACACCAATTACTAAAATCATCTGTTTTAGGACAAAGATAAAATACCATTTTATCATTGCTTTTCCACATATGATAATAATATTTTTTTGTAAAAAGTCCTTTTGGGTCTTGAAGAAGTCTACCTTCATAAACTTTTGGTTTTTCTGCTGTTCCTGGTGCTGGTGTTGGCCACACAAAATCAGACCTTCGTAATCCACCAGAAGGTGGTGCATCAATTTCTCTTTCTTTTTGCTCTACATACTTTGCGAATAAATCTTTATCTATCCAACGTGACATTTTAATTCCTCCTTTTGCCATTCCGGCCATTCTTATTTTGTAATTTATCTATAATATAATTATATTTTATCAATTTTCTTTCCAGTTGTAAAGGTGATGAAATATATAATTTAAAAAACTCTGAAATATCCGTTTTTGATGTCCATGCTACTCTGCTTACATTATCATTTTTAACAATCGTAAGTTTATTGAAATTATAATATTTTTGTAAAAATTCATTAATATCTGATATAGTATTATAATTACCTACTATACTAACAACATATTGTTCAATAGGATTATAGATTTTATCTTTATATTTTCCTATTTTATTATAAGAGAATACACTTCCATCTCCATCAAAATATCCTGCTATAAAATATCTTTTAAAATCATCAGGTATTATTTTTATCATACTATCTTCTGCACCCTTTAATGATTTAGTTGGTAGCCATTTTCTTATATCATCTTTTACAATTTTACTCGTAATTCTAATTACGGTTGATTCTACTTCTTTTCTATATATTATTGGATGAAAACTCCCTAAAAATGATTTGAAATTTTCAAGATGTTGTAAATCCTTCTTATTTAATCCTATTCCAACAACATTTCCTTTATCACTTATATATCCATCAGCAGCAATAAAACCTAACCAATATGATGACAATGATGATAATTTTTTAAACACATCAATATTTTCTATTTCATATAATCTTTTTCCCATTATCTATCCCTCCACTACATATATTTAGTTAAAGGGATAAATTTTTCCACATTTGCTCATTTTTATATCTCCTTATTTTTATTTTAGCCATTCCGGCTTATTATCATCATTATTATACTATGTTTACAACAACTTGTAAACATACTATTCATTCAAATTTATAACATTATAAAGTTCTTTAATTTCATCTTCTACTTCTATACCATAAAGAAGTTTTTTACTTCCTGAAGTTGGTTTAGTATCTGTGGTCCATAACGGCTCACCTTCTATTTTTGTAGTCATTATTCAAATCCTCCCACTCAATTCCTTTAAAAATTTATCAATCTTTCTTATATCATCTAAATATATTCTATAATTTTCACATATTAAAGGTATTAATCCTTCTTCTGTATCAGACAGTGTTAATAATTTTTTATCAATGAGCCACACGATAAAATATTTATCTACTTTCCCTAATACAAAATGTTTTATAGGGGCTTTTATACCATCCACTGTTATCATACAATATTGAGTTATTAATGATAAATCTTTTCTCAAATTTTTTTCTTTCATCCACTTTTTTACAAATTTAGCTGAATTAACAATATTAACTTTTATCTGCCCTGTTTCACGTTTTAAATTTTTATCTTTTTCAATATAAAACATAATTAATTTAGGATTAAAAAACATATTATATGAAAAATTGCTTCCGAATAACTGAAAACCATAATCTAGATAGCGATCAATATCAATATTTTGCCACCGTGTATTAAATGCTTTGGACAAATTCTCAATATTATTATGATTAGATAATGTTATTTTAGTTTCAAAATGCTTATTAAGATCTTTGGGTATGCGAAACGGTCTATTTAATGCTTTTGCCTGAGCTCTTCTAAATGCTATATATACATCATATTTATCAATACTCATAATATTCCTAATATTTCATCTATTTCTTTTTTAAATATATTATTAATATTTTCCTGCCCTTCTAAATTTGACTTCCATTCAAGTATACTGGAGTCTGATATATATAACGTACTCCACGTATTATTAACATAATGATATGTATTATTATTAGATTCATTATAAAAAACCCTACCAGATGATACCGGTACGTCTAAATATTGCAAATAATTATCTGATATTACTGGTCCTGAATATAACATTTTTATAATTCACTTATTTCTATATTTTTTAATTTTTCTTTAAACCATTTTGCCACAAGATGACGATGACAAAATTTACCATTCTTTTCCCAACAAAGTAATACAGCATCTTCACCAAGCTCATTATATACTTCTTCGGGATTGAGTGGTTCCAATACTAAATCGTTATATTTTTTTATATAATAATCTTTATCACCATCTTCTTTATATTTTTGAAAAAACCAATAATGGGGTGCTAATTTTTTATATTCCCTTCCAACAAAATTTTTAGGACATGAACCAGCAATGGATACAGCATTCTTATGATTTCCATTCTTTGCGAAATACGATGTTTTCATAACTCTAAAATTTTTTCAATCTCCTCTTTTATTTTATTATTTTTAAAAATATTTAACCTTTGAATAGATGATGTAGAAACATAACAAATATGTTCATCAACTGCCCCTTTAATCATACTTATAATAAGATGTGCATATTGTTTTATTTTTTCTTCATATATATCTAATACTCCATATTTACAACAGTTATTGCAATACAATATAAAATCATAAGTACCAGGAAAAGATTGATAATGCATAGAATGACCATGTGTTAATATTTCAATATGCTTTTTTTCATATATACAATAATTCTGAATCGTATCTTCTATATATGTTATAAATTTAACATTTTCTAATTTATCAAAATAATCCTTCACTTATCTAACCTTTTATCATATATCTAATATTTTTTCAATCTCCTCTATATATTCACTTTTTATGTTTATGGTCATCTTTATTAACTGAATTTGTTTACACATATGATGTGTAAGCTCATTTCTTAAAGTTTCTATGATAGATTTAAAATATGAGATAACACTATCTAAAGTCAATAAACTTGAACGATCTATCTTCATACCCAAAATCTGATTACAGGCTTTGCATCTGCAACTTATAATCATTTGATTTAATTCAAATCTTTCATATATTTCAATATCAAACATCGAAAGATCACTCAATTCACGTTGAATAAAATATGGAATATAACCAATTACAGATCTATTATCTATCATCTTTTAATATCTTACCAAACAAACTAATATATGAATTTACATACTTTTTAACATTATCATATTCTTCCCAAAACAATAATTCTTTCACTACATTATAATCATGTTCATATACCTTTTTTCTGAAATCTATATCCACTGCTAATTTCTCTATATAGGATATTATCTCATTATCGCTATTACAAGTCAACATGAAATTTTTATATGGCTCCGCATTAGAAAATACGCAAGGACAACCACTAGCAACAGCTTCTAAACCTTTGATATTTGATTTGCTATCATTGAATAAACATTTCTGTAGTGGTGCTAACCATATATCAATATCTAAAGACTTTATATGTCTCGGATATTCTAATATATTTTTCCAAGGATATTTCTCTATCTTTCCATCATTAATAAGGTTTTCCAGTTCAAGTGGATAAGCTCCACTAAACACCCACTGATATTTATCAGTGGTTTTCTTTATATAATCAAGAAATTCTAATCCAAAATCACCGCCATCTGATATCAAACCTTTTTTATATTCATCAGATTTTTTATTACAGAAGTGATTTTCAGAACCTGCATAAAGTATTCTTGGCTTGATAATATTTGGCGTTGTTTCGTGTTTTTTGATAATATTACCCCATAAGAATTTGGGGAGATGATTAGGTATGACAACTATATTATTATTGAATTGTGAATATATTTCTTTCAATTTTTCAGTAGACACACTTATACCATCAACAAGTTTCATAATTTCAGATGTAACATTAAAACGTGAATTATAATATGTACTCGCATAATTCCATAATGGTATATCAGTCAATAAATCATCAATCTCATATACCATAGGAACTCTTGCTATGGGTTTTAGATTAGTCTTATAATGTTTAATTAATTCAAGATGTCTATCTGTAGCAGCTCTTTGAAATATAACCATTGAATAATGAATGAAATATTTAATATCGTTACAAAATACCATCCCATAATCATGTTCAAATATATAATCTGGTAATCGTAACATATTCATTAACATAGCAGGAAATATTACTCTTATATGTCCACAACCTTGTCTATCACTTATATAACTTAAAAAACTTATTCTTCCGGGTGTTTTAACAATTTTTAACTCTTTTGACAAATATTTTCTCCTAGGCCAAACCAGCCTCTTTCAACACATTTGCTAAACCAGCATTCTTGATACTCACCATCAAAAATTCCATGATAGTAGGTGTTTTAGGCTGATGTTTGAGATACATTTTAGCTTCAGAAGGCAAACGATTATCTTTCTTATTGTTACATGATACACAACAAGTTACAAGATTATCAAATGTATTTTTGCCTCCTTTAGAACGTGGAATAACATGATCAATACTCATATGTGTTCTTGATACTTTTCCACAATATTGACAAGTATACTGATCTCTTATCAAAACATTTCGTTTATTCAGAGGTACCCTACCTTTCCACACTTCTCTTATAAGTTTGATAAGTCTCATAATTTCAGGTAGAATAATTTCAACAGTTCTATCAAAATTTCTAATTATTTTCGTTGAAAATTTAATAACTTCTGCTTTACCCTTCACCAGAAGTCTAATTGCCTTTTTCCAAGAAATAACACCCAATGGTGTAAAATCTGAATTCAGTAAAACCACGTTAGTAATCATAACATTACCTTTTCTTTAATCTAAAATTAATTTATCTGGAATACCAGATGTATCACCTTTTACCGCATTTTTCAATATTTCATTTTTTTCTTTTACTACTTTAAGAAAAATATCATACTCATTCACTATTTCTGTTTTTGTTGCTATTTTTCCGTTACTATATTCAATTTTTTCAGTATTTCTTTTACAAAATATACATACTTCTTCCTCCACAAATCCCGGAGGTAGCATCTTTTTACATTTCATACATAAACCCATATTTCATAAATCTCCTAATAATATTTTATCTATTTCATTCTTGAAATCATTAATTTTTATACACGTTACAAACTCATCTTTTAGATGTATACATGGTTTATTATCACAAGTAATTCTATAATCATGTGGTTTTCTATGTATACAAATAGAAGTATTGCAGTCATTAGCATATAAACAAATATAATTCATAAGAATATTATACTCTAATTTATATCAAATGTAAATTGGTTAAAATAATCTATCATCCATTTTTTTAAGAACATCAGATCCTACATTATGAGCAAAATCGGCAATTTCATCAGTACTTAATTTAATTCTTTTATTTAATAAAGTAATTCTTTTGAATGCTTTTTGATACTCTTCAGAATTTTTATCTAACTGTGTTATATTAATCATATCACTAAATAAATCAGCCTTTAATAATACATTATGTAGTTTTAATAAATATTCTTTCTTTTTATATTCTGGATCACATGCCAAAATAAGATTATGACCATACTGTGCTATAACACTTTTAATTCTGTTCCACTTTCTATGATAATCTTTACCACCTAAGTATCTAAATTCTATATATTCATTATTAGTATACAAATGTTCAATATTAATAGCCATATTATGACTATCAGAATAATCAATTTCCATTTTTTTAGTTTTCACATATTCTTTAAAATCACTAGAACCCATATTAGTTCTTACTGTTGAATGTGCTGATCTGGCATATTCATTATATTTTCTCATATCAAAGTATTTATAAATATATCCTTCATCTGTAAACAAAGATAATTTTACAATATCAAGTTGTTCGCCTAAATTTTTTACATTTTTAATACTCATTGAAATATGAAATCCACAATCATTATCAATAATACCATATTTATCAATAAATTCAAACATTTTTGGGCAAACTTTAATAAATTCTGTTATGGATAACACTGGTGTAACAATTTCAACACCGGCAATTCCCAATGATCCATCTGGCTTTATAATCCACTTTTTAGAATTTCTGGCTTTTTCGTCTGATGTTATAGTATAATTATTAAATGGAAGTTTATCTAATGGTATAAATTCGTTTATCATCTTCTTAAAAGTATATTTCACTTCTGTTGTCAATTCTGGAAATATATCAGAAACGTCTGGTATATCATCACCTGGCACATACCCTAATTCAACTGCCCATTCTGGTGGTATAGGTGGTTCAAGAGGTATATCATCTTCTAAACTTTCTTCCCATTCTTCGTGCTCTCGTTCATATTCAGATAACTGATGTTCATATCCTCTTGCTAATTCATATGCATCAACTTTTTCTTTATACTTTTCTACAAATTTGGGAATGACGAATTCAAATTCAGCACCTATTTGAAGATTCTGATTTTTTAAAATAGCATCTATTTCACTTCTTGTAATTTTTTCCAATACTAAATAATCTCTAACCTTCATTCTTCCCCCGTCATACTATTCTTAATATTGTCTAATTCACCAACATTAAACTTTACTCTAGATTTTAATATATTAAGTTTTGATTCTAATTTTTTAACTTCTTTCCTAAGTATATCAATTTCTTTTTGATCTTTAGGATCTATATTAAATTCTAAATATTCAATTCTCTTTGTTGATCTTGTAATACTGTCAAGAATTCTTGCCATATCAATTTTATGTTGCAATCTTGTTATTTTTAATAAATATTCTTTTCTTTTATAATTTGGATCACATGCTATTGACATACTGTGACAATAATGTGCAATAATTTTCTTTATTTCTGCCCACTTTCTATGATAATCTTTACCACCTAAATATCTAAATTCTATATATGGTATATCACTTTCTAATAATTTTAAAATATTTATACCTAAAAATTTTTCTTGTTTATATGCTTTTTTTACTTTTTCAGTATCAATAATTTTACGTATATCATCAACACCAAATTCTTTAAATATTATTTTTTTTTAGATGATAATGCGTATGTACTATGTCTTCTTATATCAAAATATTTATAAACCATATCTTCTTCAAAAAACAAAATAAGTTTTAAAACATCTAATGTTTTTTCAAGTCTACTAACATTTTTCAAACTTATATTAATATGAAATCCACAATCATTATCAGTATATCCATATGTATCAATAAAATCAAATATTTCAGGACAAATTTTTAAGAATTTCTCTAATGGCATTGGTGGGGATATAACTTCTATACCATTGCCCCCTGAAAGAGACTCATCAGTTTCTACTTTCCAAATATTATCCATAATATTATTCCACATTGTACCTCTAACTATATCATAAAATACATCTACAACATGCGTAGGACGTTCATAATTTCCTGGATGCGGTGGATCTATAGAACCATCACTATTTAAATACATACTACGGTTATTGTGTACGTAATATGGTAATTCTGGCTTTTCTGGTTCTTCTGGTTCTTCTGGCTTTTCTGGCATTTTTTCTTGTTTTTTATATTTTTCAAATCCTGGAAGTGCTGGTTCTTTTTCACTCCACTTTTTTCTTTTTTCCCATTCTTTTACTTGATTTTCCCATTCTTTTACTTGATTTTCCCATTCTTTTACTTGATTTTCCCATTCTTTTACTTGAATTTTCCACTCATCCCTCTTATTTTCATACTCATCAAAATCCGAACAATAATATTCATATTGATTAAAATCACGAATATAATCCTCATTATCATTATAATCATATTCCATTAAATTTTCTTTGAACTTAAATTCAAATTCAGCACCTATTATAATGTTAGGATTATTCAATGCTTCATCATATTCATAACTTTTTAATTTTTCTGTTACATAATTATTAAGTCTCATTTAATATTCTTCCCTATTATTAAGTTTTATTGAGATCCTTTTCCAAATAGTTATCTTCATCATCTTCTTCCCAATCATATCTATATCTACCAGAAGGTAATAATATGGCCTGACCCTCAAACCATAATTCATGATCTGAATTTAAACTACCTTCCCCAACTTTTCTTAATTCAAAATTATTATATTCGGGACTTAATGCTTTATTCAATAAATCAATTAATTTTTTATTTTTAGTATTTGAATATGGTATTTTTTCTGTAAAAAATTTTACCAACTTATTATGAAAATGTTCCCAGAAATCATCAACCATTTCTTTATATTCATCAACTTTTGAAAGAGTATCTAATAATTCTCTATACGTTCTCGGTTCTCCTTCATCATATCCTTTTCCTGTAGCATTATAAATCAAATCATTCAAATAATAATTTAATGAATCTAATGGTTGTATTACTTTACGAAATGATTCCCATATATCATATTCAGGAGCTATACCAATTAATGTTCCATCATATGGATATACTGTAAAATAATAATCACCACCATATCCACCAGCAGCCTTCATTTTATTTGTTGTACATACTAACGATTTATTTCTTATAGGATATTTCTTCCAAGATGGTAAATTACTTAATAACAAATTATAAATATTATTTCTAGCATATGGACTGGTTCTTTCATTACCAGATTTAAAATAATGTTCTCGTTGTCGTAAAGTATTATTTCCTCTATATATCATCCATTTAGAATTTACTGCTTTTTTACAATTCATTTCCATAAGACTACTTGCCATTTCTTTATCAATTTGTACACTTCTATTTTCATTCAAATAATATACTAATCTACTCATATAATTTTTCCCCAAAATGATTAATCATAGATAAGACATACTCTTTACATTCAAATACTATTTCATTACCACTTGCAATACCTTTTGGTAATGAAATACCTTTATATGTACTTATAATCTCTTCTTCTACATATTCAGTAATAGATTCTAAAAATTTTTCGGGTGAATCCAAATTCAATTTTTCGTAACGTCCAAAACAATAATATTCTCTACCACCACGATCTTTAAATATGTTATACATATCTTTTAATTTAGGTTTTGACATTATAAAATCTTCACTATATAAATCTTCAACAGCTGGTGACCAACAATATCTATATGCACCAATAGGATAAAAAAATCGTGGCCGACCATACACACTAACAACAGAACAATTACTTGAAGTAAATATACCATTTCTAACATTCCAACCAAACTTCTTCTTAAATAATCCATTTAATATATCATGCCAATATTTAGGAGTACTTGATGGTCTTCTATCCTGTAATCTACTATGTTTTATAATAAATTTATTATCTGAACTTAAATGGTCATCTCCACGATACACCATTAAACCATTACTTTCTTTAATAAAAATAGAGCATTTTTCTTTTAAAAAATCTACAATTTCATTAATATCTGTTATATCTTCATTTATTAAATATCCGTTTAATCTCATTTCCCCTCTTTTAGTAATCAAAATCATCAGAACTGTCTATGCGTAATAATCAAAATCATCAGAACTGTCTATGCGTAATAATAAACATTCACTTTCAGTCCAAAATTGTCTATGCTCATATGAAAAATTCTGACCTATTGTTACAAGATTAAATTTATCACTATTTAATATAATACCAAATACATCCTCTAATATATTACCATTAGGATTAGAAAAATATTTTTCTAAAATAGATCTTACTTTTGGCACACAATAATATTGTAAATAATAATTTTTCCAATCATCATCTATATCATCTTTCTTTTTATCTATAATATCAAGAGCTTTTTTCATTTCCATTTTATTAGTTGAATTACCATCTACATTAATATTTAATTTATCAAATAATACTTTTAATATCTCTGTAACACTTTCCATTCCACTTAAATATGACCCAAAAGATGACCAAAAATGTATACCAGGAGTTATTCCTAATTTAGCCCCATCATAAAGGAAATACTCTATATACATCATCAGACCAACCATGAGCACCACTTTCAGATAATGATCCAATTAAACTAAATCCCAAATCGGGATATTCATCCCAACACTTTAATAATCTCATTATCAATATATACCAATTAGCAGTATATCTACTTACTCTTTCTTTTCCTCTTGGATTTATATATAAATATTCTTCATCACTTCCTTTCACTCCTCTATATATGGGAGGAGATTTAAGACTATTCATACAATTTTTCTTAAATAGACTATAAAATTTATCTTTTGAAATAGATTTAGATCTCTTTAAACTGGAATCTTCTATCTCATCACTATACTCTATTAAATATTTGTTATATCTCACTATATTCCTCTTTTTTATTAATCATCTTTCTTACTTTCTAATACATTCTTGGCCGCCCATATTCCAAATGATGCTGTAAAAAATCCCACTATAAATGTATCTAACATCTTAATACGCATAACAATCTCCTGACTGAACAACAATCCATACATCAATACACCTAATATACTACAAGTAATTATAAGATTTACAAAAGAACCTCTTATAGTTCCATCATTACTAAATATCAATTTTTTCATATTTTAAATCTCCACATCATTATTTATAAATTCAGGGTATTTTATTTGAGATAATATTTCTGTACAAAATAATTTCCATTCAGGCAATCTATGATTTTTCCTTTGTTTTATCATATGTCTTAACACTTTATAATTTAAACATATTATTCTTCTTTGAATAAATGACATAGGCAATTCTCTTTTCAATCTCAATAAATCCCCATCCAGTCTAATCTTCTCAAGCCTTTCTACTACTACATCATCCAGTCCACCTTCAAACATAAAACCCTTGATTTCATTACGTATTACGGTATGCATAGTACTCTCACTTTGCTTACTAACACCTATCCTATAAGTGTCAAATTCAATCCACCAGTAGGCCGGTCCAGCAACATCCAACCACACAGCAATAGTCTCTAAGAACTTATTATGCCCACCATCTTTATCAGCTAACTTCAAAGCTACGCCATACATACGATTCCTCAAATCGTGATCTATCATAAAGTAATTTACATCATGTTCGCTAGTAATCCCATATGATAAACCCAGTCCCAGCAAAGCTTCTGTATATCCACATTCTCTAATTATCTTTATTTTCATAATAATCCCTCCGATTTCGCTTTTCGCACATACTTCTCAACTCCACTCTTACTTATTCCCAAATCCCTACTTATTTGTATGTTCCCAACCTTCACCAGTTTCATCTCCACAACCCTTCTATAATTTACATTATTAAATACAAAAGGAACTTCTCTATTCATATAACTTAATTTGTTACGTTCACTAATCTTACGCTTTACAGCATCACTTCTACGCTTCCCACATTGAGCCAAACTCATATTACTAACATCTCTCACAATCCTTCCAGTCATTACTTTACTAATCTTACGCTTAGTCTCATTACTTAATGGAATACTACACTTAGGAAATTTTAATCCAGGTTCTCTTTTAGATATAGTAGCATTAAATGATTCATACCATTTTTCATTTTTAGGAATACCTTTTAAAGATTCACTAATTTTACGCCTTACCCACTCCGGCCTATTATTAATCTTCTCTATAACTATTTCATTATACCCATCTTCTATACTATTGTAAAGATTAATTAAATTAGATACTACCTCCTGAACATATTTTTCATCAGTAATTCTAATCACTTCCCATCTAAAATATTTCATACCATATTCTATCATTGATTTATATAATTTACAATCACCTGTTATATACCTTCTCAATACTCTTTCCCTTATAGCATTCAAAGGTAGTTCACTGAAACCTATGAAACATTTACCAGTTTTTACATTAATTATTTTATATACAGTATATTTTTTCATATAATTATTTATCTATTTTACCCAAAATTTCATAAACATTTTTATAAATACATATATAGCACATGTCCACACAATAGTATTTTTTTAAAAAAAGAGGTTTTTAAATGTTTGTAACTATGTATGAAAATGAGTATAGTATTCTTATAAAAGAAATCGAACAGTCATTTCAAATTATACAACAAAAACAAGAAATTACAGAAAATACTATAATTCATATGTTAGAAATTATGAAAGATTATTCTCCTTCTCCCCAAAACTCACTTATCACCCCCCAAAAATCCCTTTAAACTAAAATATAATATGGTACAAAAGCTAACCCTATGGTACAAAAGC